CAACTCATGTTCTTTGTCATTTGTGTCATAAGCTTTATCACTCATTCTATCTAAAACGAATGGAATAGTATATGCATTAATCGTTGGGTCTGGATTGATAGTAAGAATTACTGCATTGAATCCAAATGCATCAGCAATTTGTTTTTCAATAGTCTTAAGAATAGGATCTTTGATAATCATTTTAAAGACTTTATAATCTTTCAATGGTTGATCTTTATTATATTTCTTTTTAAGTTTCATCAAAAGGTCTTCAATACAAAGAACCTCATTTGTTTTACCAAAATAAACTTCATTTAATGGAATCATTCTACACCTCTATTTATTAGCATTAATAATCATGAATGCAAAGTATTTAAGGAATGCTTTTTGATAAGAGAGTTTTGTAGCAACCCTATGCTTTCTTTTTCTATATTGTAAAGAGTTATCACTAAGCATTTCTTCTATAATATCTTTAATTCTGATGAGTGTTTCATCTTTAGTATTAGGTTTTACTTGAGTAGAGAATTTAAAGAAAGCAATAGAAGCTACGTCTTTATTAGTAGCTTGAACCATATAAGATGCAATCATTAATGTAATCAATTCTTTAACAAGAGTAATATTATTACTATTATTGAAAATACTTTCAAAGATACTTCTAACCTCTTCAGTCTTTACATTAGCATCTGCACACATAGTACAAGTCTTGTAGTCTACTTGAGAAGTATTGATTCTTTCCATAGTCTTTTCAACGTATTGTTGTAATCTGAAAGAATCGTTAGTAGTTAAGTTAAAAGCATTATCGCCAGAACCTTCTTCAGGAATTTGGTCTTTTTCATAAGTAATATATTCTCTCTTCTTATATGCTTCATAATAAAGAGTAGCAATATTCTTCATAAAAGATTTGATACGGTTGTATAACTGTTCAATTACATATACAACTTCTTCATCATCAAAATCTTTTAGCATCTTCTCATAAGATGTAACCCATGTTTCATTAATGGATTTTACAGCTCCAATAACTGTACCCTTAGACTTCAAATCAAACTTTTGAGATAGTTTGTTATTGACAACGTATTCCATAACGTGTCTATATTTAGAAGGGGCTACAGTTTTAAAGAACTCATAATGAACTAAAGGATAGAACTTAGCAGAGAAAGCCAAATATATATTAGCTAACTCAAGATTCTTCTTATCCTTCTTTAAAGAGAAGTATCTTACTATACAAAGAGCCACAATGGTTAAATCATCTTTAGCAGAATTAGGTTTGAAATGTAAGATACTAGCATAATAAGTACCTTGCATTTTTTCTTTGATCTGATCCATTGTAATCTTTAGAGCTTGATATAATTCTTCTTTATCATTATCTCTATATAAGATTCTATCACAAGGCATAGTATCGAAAAGCATTTCATTACGTCTTTGAATGAAACTAGACATACATCTTTTCCATGCCATCATATTTTTATTCATACTACTCTCTATAATAGGATATACATCCTTGAGAATAGCCTCAGTATTAAAGTTCTGTTTTTTAGGCATTGTTTCAGCATACCTCCTATCCAATTATATGAATGTCTCCTACTCTTATTTTATGCATTTAAGAAAAAAAAATAAAGAAGGAGGAAAGGTTCCTTCTTTATTTTTCTACATTATTAATTTTATTCATTATAAGGAGAAATAAAATGAATATGATGAGATAGTAGATAGTGTCAGAGTGAATTGTTTTGTGTTTGTTATATTTGTTATTGAAAGGAAATTATATGATTCCATCCACCAGGGAGTATAGTTTGATTTTCAATGTCAGTGTATTATACAATGGATGGATTTTTAAACGATTCTGTTGTGAGAGTCTATTAAAATATATGACCTATCTAGAAATAATATTATAATTTATATACGGAAGATACATGCTTGGGGAAACAAACATGTGTAAAGTTAGATAGGTAAGGTTCACGATTTTGAGAGTTTTACTTTTAGGGATTTATGTTAAACTGGGAGAGAGAACCTTTTTGTTTTGTGTAAACAAAGTTAGTTTGTCTGATTTTAGTGAGTGACACTAAATACTATCTCATCACTATTATAGTATATAACCAAAAAAATATTTAGGATATGGAAATTAATCCATATCCTAAATTGATTATATTTAAGCATGTGTTAATACAACTCTAGTTGGAGATTTCAATAATCTTTCACCAGAGCTAATTGTACTTCCTTCTTTGATTGAAGATACTTGGATAGTTTCATTCTTTCTACCTTGGTAAGATATTAACACATCTTCTTCTGTACAAGGCCAGATATTTAGAATAGAATCGTCTTTCTTAAGTTTAATAACTTTAGTACCAGCTTTACCTCTATTAGAACGAGCGATAATATCTAAAGATAATTTATTTACATAACCATCTTTAGTTACCACGATCAAACTAGTAGCTTTAGGTAATACAAAGTTCATTCCATCAATCAAACTAGTTGCAGTAGATGCTCTATTACCTTTAGTAGAACGTTTTAGATATGGAACTTCTTTAGAGTTGATACGCAATACTTTAGTACCAGAATAGATTAATAGATCCATTTTATCAGGACCAAATAAGATATCTTGTACATAATCACCTTCATCTAATTTACTATAGATGATACCAGATGGAGGAGCTGTTAAGATATCACTAATATCAATCTTCTTGATGAATCCTTTTCTACTAACTACGAATAAATAGTTGTGATATTTAGACTCTACTAATTTCTTAACTGTAGATTCACTTACAGCACAAGCAATATTAGAAGTGGCATATTTATTTAATACACGAATATCTACACCATTAGAACCTTTAGCCGCGATAGGAATCTTATGTACTGGCATTTTGAATACTTTACCTAGAGAAGAGAATACCATTACGTCTTCATCGTTTTCTACTTTGATTACGAAGTTTACTTCATCTCTATTCAAAGAACCTACTTCTTCATTCTCACCAATCTTCTTAATGAAGTTATTCTTAGTGAATACAAGTTTGAATGTACCAGGAGCAATACCAGATGCTTCGGATTTAGAGATAATACGGCACATACGTTTGGTATTATATTTATTATTAATCTCTAGCATCTCTTGAATGATGAGTCCATCAATCTTATCTTTATGAAGAAGGATATCCATAATCTTAGCAACGTTAGCTTCTAGTTCTTTCAACTCTGCTTCATATTTAAGACGATAACCTTCTGTTAGTTTATTCAAACCAGTTTCCAATAGATACTTGGCTTGAAGATTTGTAATCTTTAACTTATTAGCCATGAAATCTATTAATACTTGATTATCAGTAGTCTTTTGCTTTCTAATCGTATCAATGATAGCATCTAATTCTTTCTTCTTAGATAATACATAAAGCAAGAATCTTCTTTCATGAATAGAAGTTTTATACTTTTGGAGCAAAGAATTTAAACGTCTTGTTACTGTCATACGTCTAAAGTTAATAAAGTCTAATAGATAATCTCTATAGTTCATAGTGCATAATTTATTATCTTTAATTACGATAAGACGTACTTGGCGTGTTTGTCTAATAGCAGTATTAGCATATAAGTACTCTTTAACAAAGTTAGGATCTGTACCTTTCTTAAGAGTAATAACTTCATCAAAGTTTGTAATACGTTCACCCTTAACCATAACTGTTTTAGTTCTAGATACATGGTCTTGGATATATGGCATTTTACCACTCTCTACCAATTTGATGATAGAATCTTTAACAGAATCAAAATAAGTAAAGTCTGGTAAAGATTTAATAAACAATGCTGGATGACCTTGGTATTCACCAGTTTCAATAATACCTTGTGCTACATAAGTACCATTACCAGTTTCATTGATCTTTTTCCAATCAGTATCTAATAATTCACAAGACATACATTCATCTGGAATTAAACAGAATTTATATTTAGGATCTTTCATCAAGGCAATAGTAGTATCAATTACTTCACCAAGATTATGAGATGGGATAGAAGATTTAATACCTACGGCAATACCTACTTGCCCTAGTACTAATAATGCTGGAACTCTAGCTGGTAAGTATAATGGTTCTTCAGCTCTCTTATCATAGTTCTCAACCCAGTCAGTAGAGTTTTTATCTTCATAGATATCCCTAGCAAATACATCTACTGCAAACTTACTAATTTTACACTCAGTATAACGTGGAGCTGCTGGATTAGGATTGGCTTTAGAACCCCAAGATCCAGAACCTTCCATTGTTGGATACTTGGTTGAGAAATCGTTAATCATATTTCTAATGGCCATTTGTACTGATGCATCGCCATGCGGGTTATATTTACGAATAACTTGGCCCATGATATTCGATGTTTTGATGAATCCTTGACCTCTAAAATCATTTGCTGCACACCATAGGATTCTTCGGATAACTGGTTTTAACCCATCGACCATTTCTGGAATAGCCCGATTTCTTGCTACATAGATAGCATAGTCTTGTAAATCTTGCCGAGATTGTTCTGCAATATTTACATCAATAACTCTTTCCGCCATTATTGTATTCTCCTTACAAAAAATTATTAATTTTTGGTTTTAAAACCTGTTTTCATGTTCTAGATTAAAGCTTATATGCCTTAATCTATAGTACTTAATTTATCAAATTCATTATAGCTACATAATGGTTCTATACCTCATAAGGAATTATCTGATAAGTACTAAATAAGGGGATAGAGTATAGATAACAATAAAAGTTTTGGGGTTGGATATATTGTATAATAATTTTGTGTGTTGTTAGGTTGTTAGATCACAATAATTAGGGGTGCAATATATCCGTGTTAGTATATTTACGTTTTCATACAGTGTGAGAGTGTATTATTTTGTTTATTTGAGTTCAATAGGGAGAGAACTCTTATAGGAGTATTTATGTGTCTTACTATGCTATCTATACTCTACACTGTTATAGTATATAATTATATCAAATTTTAGAAAAGAAGGACCCTAGAGCTTATTATAGCTCTAGGGAGTATTTTAGTAAATCATAGTCTTTGTATCATGTGATAATTCTGGACCTATTTCATTATGAGAAGGATTTACACGTTGATCCATATAGCCTCTCAATTGAGTTAGGTTCTCATTCAAGTAGTTATTATCTATATAGATTATGAAATAACACATTGTAGATTTTAATGGTTGTTTGAATTTGATTTCAAAGTTTATCCAATCAATCTCTGTATCAACAAACTCAAATGAGTTGTATATTTTAATATCTAAGAATACTTCTGGTGAGATTGCTATAGATTTGGTGTAATCTATAATATCTCTAAGATCACCAATTAAACCATCAAATTTGATTTTCATAAGTTTACCATCTTTAATATCTTGAACTTCTTTTTCATCAGTAAACTCATATTCAGATTTTATATTCCATTGCCATCCCTTTTCATTATGAGGAGGAATTCTAGATGCATTCATCAATGAAGTTAAAGCAGATGCTTTATCAAGAGTAGTACATTGAATATTGTCTCTAAGTTTCAAGGAATAATATGCATAGAATTTAGGAGTTGGGAATCTTACATTGGTATCAAAAGATACACCATAATCAGACTTAGCCATACCAATATCACTACCAGAATCAACTGATATATCATTTGTCTTGATATGGATAATTGTCTGTGGTACTTTGAGGAAGTATTCCATATTATGAGTAGCAGCATTAAATTTATATAATACTGGTAATCTTGAGTGAGAATTAACGTAGTGTAAGAATCTTGTTACGTTTATGATATCACCATCTTTAATACAGATACCCAGAGCATCGTCTGCTAGTTGGTTCATAAGTTCTTTAGGAAGAGGATAATCTATGTCATTATAATGCTTTTGTGTACCACCAGCTCTAAAAGCCATTTGGCACATCTTAGCAATATCTAATTGAATACCTCTACCATTAAACTTCATTCTATAATTGAAGTTCATCATAAGCATTTCCATAGTCATAGAAATGAATAATGATTTATCTCTATCTATAAACCAAGCATCTTTATAAGTACAACGATTTGTATATAGAAGCATGCCCATATTATGAAGATCAATATTCTCTCTATTGAAGTTCATATCTAATTCAGGAGTAATAACTACTGCTGGTTTATTTACTACAACTAGGTCTTTAGTTCTTCTACGTCTAAATGGATTAAGCATATGCTCACTATCTAACCATTGAGTTTTAAAGAACTTATCACCAAATTTATCAAAGAACCAAGCTCTCATATATTCAATACAACATGAGTATGCTTGATTTACAGATGGTACGATAAGGTTTGTTTTTAAGTTATGCTCATAGCTTTTAGAAAGTTCTAATCTTACTAGATCTTTCTTTCCAGCTAGTTCTTGTATTTCTTCATTTGATAATACTTTAATATCGGTTTGTTCCATAAGTTCACCTCGCTATTATAGAGATGTGGTAGAAATAAGCAAAAAAAATAAAAAAGATATATGGGGCCACACAGGGCCCCATTATTATAACACAGTCCAAATTCACTATTATAATATATAACTGAATATGAGCATTTTTACAAAAAAAAAGAAGCAGTATTAAACTGCTTCTTCTTCTTTCAAACCGCTTTTTAGTAGCGATTTCGTTGCTACTAAAGATAGCGCTTTTAATCCATTGATACGCTTATTAAACGCATCTAATTCTAATCTTGCTTCTTTCCTAAGCTGCTCTTGACTCTTAAACGCTGCAAAAGGATTATATATTCTATAATAGAACATATATCTTATGTTTCCACTCATAATTTGCGTTTCATTTAATAAATCACAATGTCTTTGTGCATCTAAAGGAGATTCAAACTCTTCATGAGTTTCGGAAACTTTACCAGTTTCCAAATTTATTCTGTAAGTCATAAATGTATTCTTTTCCATTTTTGTTTCCTCCTATTATTAAATACCAAAATGGAATAATAGACTCTCACATCTATTTCATTATAATAGTATATAATTAATTTAAAGGAGTTTTACAAAAAAAGAAGCAGTATTAAACTGCTTCTTTTTCCATTTTAGATATGAGCTTATTAGCTTTATCTAAAACAACTTTTTCGTTTTCTATCAATTTAAATTTAATTGATATTTGTTTCTTAGCTTCTAGAAGTAGTTCCTCTTTTTTAATAAACAAATTAAAACAACTATCTTCTGCATCATAATAGTAGAAGCAGAATAATGGTACACCAATATATACTGAGGCTATATTTAATTTATAGCAATATATCATTGCCTTATCTTTGTCTTTAAATCTTGCAAGAGATTCCTCAATGTCACCGCTTCTTAAATTTAATTTATATATTTTAAACATTTTTATTCATCCTGATTATAGATTATATATACCTGTATTCACTATTATAATATCTAAGCAAAGATATCATCCTCATGTATTATAGTTATTGGTCTGATGGTAAAGCCTCTATAACGTATATTAGCTTTTTTCTTTGTCTTACCATTCTTTGTAATAATAGTAGTACTATATTTTCCTTCATGCATTGGATTCATTACATATGGTATTCTTATATTCACAATTATCACCACCTACATTGCAGAAAGTTTCTTAACAAATAATTTATGTTGTCTAACTAACTCTTCTAGCATTTCCATAGTGAAATGAGTTTTCTTATATAGAGGAACTGCATACACGGAGTTCAATTCAAAGTATTCATTAAGACCATTCTTAGTATTAATATAACCTCTAAAGTCTAGAATCTCTCCTTCTTCATTAATAGCAAAGTTTAAGCTTCTAAAAGCATTATCGTCTTTATTCTCTAAAATTCTACCACTAGGAAGAATAGCTCCTATATCTACTTTATCAAAAATATTGAATTTGATTAAATCATCATCCATATCTGTTATCATGATAGAACTCCATTCAGTAATTACTCTATCAACTGCTTTTACTATTTTTTCATTAAGTTTCATAGTTTAAATCTCCTTATTTCTTATTAATATAAAAACCATCATCATCTATCTTGGTTTTGATTTTACAAATACACTCTTTTATACTAGCAACGGTTTTATCTAGATTTGATACTTCAGATTTTAATTTTTCTAGATCTTCTTTATCAATACCATCTTCTAATTCTTCTAAGTTTGTACCAAAGTCTGCTACAATAACATTTATTGCTATCGTATCTATAGAGCTTTCCATGTCGTTAAGAGATTCAATATCTAAACAAGGAAATCCAAGCATAGAATAATCGCTAGGTTCTAAATAGCAGAACTTAGTATGAATAGATTCGTCTAGATCTTTAAGATTTTTGCATTTATCTAATACATTGCTATCCTTTAATGCTTTAAGATAAGCATTGCTATTAAAGAAATCGGACATATATTCTTCTTGGGTACTTCTGCTATAAAATTCTTTTATTAATGCAGGGTCGGTTTTTGGCATTTTTTCTTTAGGGACTAAATAGTATACTGTGTCGTATTTTCTTCCCCTTGAATTTTGATTCTTATTTATAATAAACTGACATGACTTTTTATATTCATCATCTGTTGGAGGACCTATGACTATTGGCCCTACATATTTAGGTTTAAAAGATGGTGATGTCTTTTCTATACCACGATCAGATGTGTATCTGTAGTCGCAATCTTTACCAAACTTCATTTCCATAATTATATATCCTTTATTTTCCATTTTTAAATCTCCTTATTTTCTTTTTTGATTTTAGAAAATGATTCTAATATATCTTTAGCATTCTTTGGATCATTTAGATATAGATTAAAATCTATTCCTTGTTCTTTTAATAATTTTAAAGTTACCTCTGAGAGATAATTTGTTGCTATTTTAATATGCTCTAAAGCTTTATAAGCTGATCTAGATATCTCTTTATCAATATCTAAGTCTTCCAATCTATTTTTCAATTTTAATACATCATTAAAGGTAGAATCAGTTCTTACATATAAAGCTATAGCTTTATTTGCTTCTGCAGAAATTGAATCATTAAGTTTATTTTTGGATAAGGCTTCTTTGATTGTTTCTCTAGTAGTAAATATTGTATGAATATCATTAAGTTTATCTGGAGATAATAAACCTTCAGATTTCAACTTGTTGATATATTATTTGGAGTTAAAGAATTTTGTTATGATCTTCTCATGGAGTGTTCTCATAAAGAAAATGCCTCTATTCATATCATCGTATAATTCATGCTCTTCACCAAAGAATTCTTTAGAGTATTCTTTATAAGCATCTTCTGTTACGAGATATGCTATTTTAATACTTCTAATTCTCTTTTCTTGGTTTTCATTATTTTCTATAGCATTTAGATTATATTTATCATGAATAGTATTGATATCTATAACCTTTTTAATCATTTTATCTATTTCAGATTCTTCATAGGGGATTACTTCGAATATAGTTGGAAAAAAGTCTCCAGCAATTTCTTTAAATATGAGTTTTTTCCTAACATCTGTTTTATATGATAATTCCATTATCACATTAATACTTTTTCTTTCCATTTTAAATCTCCTTAAGTTAAAAAAGAAGAGAGAGGAATTACTCCTCTCTCTTTAGAATTATTTATCTTCTTTATTTTCTTTTTTCTCTATATTAAATTTTTCCATATTTGCTAAAGCCTTATTTGTCATTTCGGCCATTCTTTTAAGTATTTTCTCAGCTTCATTATTGAACTCATTTACCTTTTCACTAATGATTTCTTTTTGTTCTGGAGTTAAAATACGTTCTATAGCACTATCAGCACCAAGTTTATTAAGTTTATTAATAAAGTCATCTTTTATAGTTTCTACAGTCTTTTCGTCTTTAGCAGTTTCTTTAACATAATTTGGATTTGGAAGAATGCATGTTTGAGTTATGAATTCTGGTTCGCCATTACCTTCTTCATAGTTTTCATTTTTGATTCTTTTAGTTTCAGTTATATATTCAACATTAGGAGCTTCGCTAAATTTTTCTTTATAAAGATTTTTGAATTGAGCATCAGCTTCTTTTAAATACTCATTAACTTCTTTTAAAGTACCAGCGACATTGATTAGAGGTTGAAGAGTATCATTATCCAATCCTTTTTTGCCTAAATCAAAAATGAATTGTTTTAACTCTTTTCTATATTCTTCATATCTATTAACCAAACTTTCTACATATTGAGTGTCTTTATACTCAATACAAGAACTTTGTGTTTTAGGTTCTGTATCTTTTCCTAATAGTAATCTTTTATTACTATCAGTAACAAATTTTAGATGATTAGTGTTTTCAGCAATGCCTCTTGTAACAATACTATCCAAAATTCCAGTAATATCTAATTCATGTAAATATTCTGGAGTGTTGAAGAATGCTTTGACAAGTTCTTCATGCAAGTCTCTATCAAAGAAACGACCATTAGTAATATCTTCAGAAATATCTCTAGGATCAAAATAGAAGTCGTTTGTAACTGAACGATATAGCTCATCAGTTACTAGATATGCTATTTTGTATAGAGTGCTATTGTCTTTGCTTTTGCTATAGTTGTCATAATCTAATTTAGTATTCATACTAATAACTTCATCTATAGATCCAGTAATATCCCAATATCTATTAAAAGATTTGATTTGAGGAAAGTATTCGCTGCCATAGTTAATATAGTTGAAAGTACCACATATATTCTTATCAGGATTGCTATCGAATACTAATGTCATTATTACTCTAAGTTGTTCCATTTTTGTTTCTCCTTTTTCGTATTTTACAGAATGTAAATCATTTAAATTAGTAGTACCAAGAGTATCTCTCATGATATCTTCTACTCTAACTTCTTCTAAAGCCATTTTTGTTTCCTTTATCATTTATAAATGCATCAAAATCTACACCTTGTCTTTTCAATAACTTTAAATTTACATCAGAAAGATAGTTTGCTGATACTTCTGCATGCTCTAGAGCTTTACTTGCAGATCTAAGTGTCTCTTTATCAATATCTAATTCTTTTAATTCATTTTTTAAATTTGTCAACTCATCAAATATAGATTTAGATTTGATATAATATAAAGTCATAGTTTTATTAGATATTTCTTTTAAAACTTCCTCATCAAGTGAATTATTAGTTTTAGAAAGAAATTTTCTGATTGATAAATCATAAGTAAACATTGTATGGATATTACCACTCATATTAAGATTCAATAATCCTTCAGATTTTAATTTCCTGATATACGGTTTAGAGTTAAAGAATTTAGATATGATATTTTCATGTAAGTTTCTATTAAAGAAGATGCCACTATCCATATCATCATAAATATCATGTTCTTCACCAAAGTACTCTTTAGAATATTCTTTATAAGAGTCTTCTGTTACAAGATATGCTACTTTTAGAATTTTTGGCGATTTACCACGACTATACCTATCATTGGTGTTATTAATTTCTATAACTTCTTGAATCATCCTATCTATTTCTGATTCTCCATAAGATATTACTTTAAATATTCCTGGAAAATAGTCTTTTCTAATATCTTTCCTACTTAGAAGACTATTAGAAGCGTCCATTCTATAAGATAATTCCATTATTACGTTTATCTTATTTCTTTCCATTCTTCTTACCTTTCTTTCTTTTCTATAGCAGATTTGTAAATACCAGTTTCTTGATCTATCTTATTATTTAGATCTTTAACAACTTTCTCTAAATTAATGAAAGCATTCTTATACATAGTAACTGCCAAATTCAAAGATTCTTTATCGCAATCATGTAAATACTGTTCTAATTCATTAGCTGTATCTTCTAGTTCTAATAAATCTACATGATTATGAATATTAGCAACACATGTATCTGTTAAATCATTTAAAAGATCCAAATCTACCAATTCTAATCCTAATCTAATATAATCTATTGGATCTACATTAGCAAATTTTAAATGAATACTACTCAATACTTTCTTAACAGGAAGATTATCCAATACATTAGATCTGTCTAAAGCGTGAATATACTCCATAGTATCAAAGAAATTTTCCATGTAGTCTTCTTGTAATTCTCTATCTAAAAATTTCTCTTTCTCTTCTTCACTTTTACCATAGTATTCACTAGCAGGTACTACATAATACATAGTATCATATTTTCTTCCTTTTGTACGATCTGTAAGTTTAATAACATCAACTAGGCTTTGCATATAATCAGTGGTAGTAAACTTGTAAACATATACTGGCTTGTAGTTTTTATTATCTTCTGGTATTCCACATCGGCCGTACCAATAATCACGCCCCTTTCTAAATTTCATTTTCATTAAAATATACATTTCATCCTTTTTCATAAAATAAACCTCCTATACTAAAAATAATAACTCTTGATAGTATTTCTTATGACAGTATACTATCATGATTATAGTATATAAATATATCATAATTTACAAAAAAAGAAGCAGTCATTAGACTGCTTCTTGTTGTTCTTCCCAAGCAACTCTACGTTGCTCAGAAAGTTCGTTATACACACGTTCGTGTCTGAAGTGACGAATCCTTTCGATACGCTCTACTTCCTTACGGAAACGAGCAAGCTTGCGATAGCGTCCAGACATTTTTAATGCTGCCTCTATCACCTCAGTGCCAGCTGGGATACAATTGAAATATCTCCAGCCTGGGAATTCAGGATCGTCTTCCCACCAGCTTAGACCACCATGGTCAGGATCAAAGTCGTAGTCATCTGGGATATCATATCCCAATGCCTTTGCATATTTTACACATAACGACTCTCCTAATAAGGATGGGTCAAAAAATCCATTATCATCAAATAGATCTTCTTTAAGAAGCTTTAACGCATTTCTTTCAAATCGTGTAGTAGCTTTCACTAATACAGATTCAAAAACTTCTTCTTCATAGCGTTGTTGTAGATAAATTTTCATTGTTATTTCCTCCTATTAAAATAAATCAAACAATGATTCCAATAGACTCTCACATCTATCTCACTATTATAGTATATAATCATAAATACATATTTTTCCAATCAGCTATAGTATCAGGAAGTTCTTTTAATCTAGCCCTTAATAATACTTCATCTCTTTTGAAAGTCTCTACTAGTTTAGCAGCTCTTCCTTTTCTCCATAATATATATACAGCTATTAGATGCATTAGTTTATAGAAGCTAAATCTTATATCAAGTTCTTCTAGTGTTCTACCATTACCATTGGTAATAGAATATAGAAATACATTGAGTTTATACTCACTTAGTTCATCACAATACATCATTGCATCATATAGATCAGGAAGTATCTTAATATCAATATATTGATCAATAGAATCATCATAGCTCATTATTATGATATGATAATCTATTTTATTCTTCTTCTCTAATCTTAATAGAGATTTTATCTTTTTCTTGAATCTTCTGAATCTAGTATCAATACAATCTTTAGGAATAGTACCATTATTGAGTAAATCTTTGATTTCATTAATAGATAAAAATCTATCTGGATTTACTGATATACAATTCATCTTACTATAGGGATTCTTCATTTCTAATTCCTTTCTGTGTTGGATAAAAAGAGCAGCAATTTTGCTTATACCTCCGTACCCCACTATAAATACTCGAAGTTACATACCTACTGAAAGGATACGGTTTCAAGTTAAACTATTTAGTTTAATCTTTTGACAATCAAAATCTACGATTTTGAATTGACAAAATCAGAGTACTAATAAATTACTCTTTTTTATTTATAATATATTATTATTTTTCATATTAGATTGAAGTTTTTGACTTTTTCTCTTTTTACACAATAAGAAGGTATACCCAATTAAGGGTATACCTTATAGGAGATTTAAATATGAAAAACAAAAAAAAATATCTACACCACAATTCTAGTTGAGTAGTTTAAGCACATGTTTTTATATTATCCTAAATAAAAAAAAATAACCGCTATAAAGGAGTAGGAAATATAGCGGTTATTTAATTTAAAGGATTTTACCTCAAATTACTTTGAAGTGGTTTTTAATATGTTCTTTTTACTATTGTATCCAAAACGCTTTATATCAACGAATGGTACAAACTATGAAACAAAAACAAAGAATTCACTTAAACAAAGTTTAGTTCGTAATTTTTATTTTCGAAAGGAATAATATAACTAGATATCACCATTAAATAGTTATATTAAATTCATGAAATGAGTGTAGTAAATCACAACCAAATAAAATTTACTACTTCACCATCTAATCAATTTTGTCTATCAATAATAGATATTTGCTAAAGGTGGCAACTATACAAGAGTGTATTAAGTGAGTTTAGATACTCAGTAGCCGTTCTTCACGGTCTCTTATTTGAGTATAGATTTATTTTTCAATTTAAACTATTAAAAGATTTATCTTTACAAATTTTACAGTTTACAAAGCCGACTTATGATGCCCTCGGCGATGGGCTAAATCTTTAAAGGTTTAAAATGGGGGTTATTAAAAGTTTTGTAATTTTACAGTTTATTGTTCCATAGAGGATATTCGACGTATCGGAATATCCCCTTTACACCATCCCTCGGTTCCCCCTAACCGATAATATGCTGTATTTACCAATTTTATCTGGCTAGCTTGACAGGCTAGTGATTATCTGGGTAGCTTAACAGGCTACTGATAATGTGATATGTCTCTTATTCGATATCATCATTTTATTATAATTTGAAGGTCTTGATTCTAATATTTTGAGAGAGCCAAGAATCGATGACCTTCCTCAACGTGCTCTCCTAAACTCTTTATACCTTTATGCTTCTCTAGCAAATTGTTCTATTATAGTGTAGTATTAATATTCGAATTCTACTTCAGTGGACGCATTAGCGACAGATAAAGCAGTATCGATATTGGAAATATAATCCATGATTTGACGAACATAGTCGACAATAGCATTATTTCCAACGAATCCCATAGGATCAGAGATAATTACTTCGTTAGCCTTACGAGCTTTCTCACGAGCTTTGTCAACATCATCTGCAGAATAAGCACGTTTGCTATCTGCAGGGAATTTGCGATCAAGTTCTTGTTCGATGGCAATAGTTGCCTGTTCATCAAATTGACGTTTCTTTTGAACGTCTAAATTGTAACGATGTACAATTTTGTTTGCCAATAATGCTAGATCTGCATAATACTTCTTACGAAGAATTGCATTAGCAATAGTTACTTTTTCTGTTTCAGCAACTTTGCCAGAAAGAACTTCTTTAATATCTAACAATACTGGAACTTCGATGTATGTTTCAGAGTTTGCTTTAATACGAGCATTGTTTACAGCAACCAAACGTTTTTGCAATGCGCAGTATTTATCAAAATCTGCTTTAATCAAAGTTTCTTTTTGTTCTACTGTTTGAGGTCCAACAAACTTGTTGTAATCAAAATAGTAATTTAAGATAGAGAAGCTGTTATCGGAAACAATTTCTTCCATCTTTTTAGTAATTTTCTTGCCTTCTGCAATAAGACCTGCAATTGTCATCTTTTCTTTAGTCATAATAATCAATCTCCTTAAATTTAAAATATATAAAGTTTATTGTAATATATTGTAACCGTCTTAGTAATTATTTAATACCACCTTGACGTTTTACATTGAACCCACCGAAGTGAATGAAATCTTCATCATTATCAAATCCTAAATAAGCAGATTCAATACTAACATAATCACCTCGACGTAAAGTACGCATAGCAGCATCAGCATCTTTATTTTCTGCTTGGATAGCTACAGCTTTGTCAGCCATACGTCTTGCTTTGTCATCAGTTGTATCATATTGCATGAATGGTGCTAATGTAACAACAGCAGTGTTACCATCAATTTTAACACCAACTACATAACCACTGATTCTGAAACCTTTATTCTTTTCCAAATAACCAGTTAATTTTGTATTCTTGGAAGGTGGTTGTACCCCGTCTACCATTTCTGATACAATTTCATAGGTTGTAATGTCTTTATAGGACTTAGGTTCTGCAGGACCAGCGATTGCATGGTATAACCCATGCAATCCACTATTAATACCACCAATTACCATAACAGCAATTAGGAAGCCAACAATATAACCAATCCATTTAGTTTTAAAATAATGCTCACTAATAGTGCCAAATACGATTACTGATTTTTCGAATGCATTACCTGTAGTACCTTCTAAATTTTTGCTAATCTTTTCTGTTAAAGTCATTTTTTCCATGATTTGTTCTCCTTGATAAATTTTAAAAGTTTTTAAATAAAGTTTAAATTAAAGTAAATAAAATAAGTCTTTAGGAGCAGCCTTTCTCCAGTCTATATGCTGTACTAATAAGCTTAAAATATTAGCAAACCAATTAGACTTTCCTACTGTTCTCAAACTTGTAAGATAATCATAGTTTTCTAGTTCCATATTCTTTTGAATAAAAGATTCTATTTCAGATTCAATAACCATAATTCTATTATTGGTTACATCTCTTAAGATATTAATATCTTCTCTATCCATATGACGGATAGATTCAATGATTTTAATATCATTTTGATATTCGAAATAAGTTCTTTCTTCATTAGAAACAAGATTTTCTAAACTATTTTCTGGTAGTTTAAAGAACTGTAGTATCAGAGAAATTTTCTCCTTATCTGATTCTTTAATAGATATTATATTATTGATAGATTCCTCCTCCTCTATAAAAACATATCTATCATCACAATACCTAAAAAAGAATTCCCTGATAAGAGGCACAAATAAATCAGTGGTCTTCATACCATATTTAGAGAATGCTATTGTTATATTCTCTGAACATTTTTTCTTATCAATAGTTCCGATAACCCTTAAATTGATTATAGACGCTATTTCAATAATGCCATCAGCATCATTAAATAATAAATTGAACTGCGGTACAAACCACAAGCCCATATGGGCGTCTATCTCTTTAAAGATGGACTGTATCATATAGTTTTCACCTCCTTTAAATATACTATATTCACTATTATAGTATATAATTATAACCAATTTTAGAAAAAAAAAATAAAGGGCTCTTTTGAGCCCAATATTTTTGTTACCAGTTCACGTCGAACTTCATAACGGATTTAGTGAATCCGTTTTCGTCCTTTATAATAGCTTTAGGATCTGTTGTTGGACTTACAAAGTCCTTTCGATTTTTATATGTCGTTCTAACAAGAGTTGGAACTACATATAGCAACCCCTCAACCTCCTCTGGTAATTCGATATCTAGAGTTTCTGTTTTTCCGAAGACTAGGCCGCCTTTCTCTTCCTCAGAAGATTTTACTGGAAGTCTTAGAGCGGCCTCCTTCCCTACAGTAGGGAATGTAATTTCGAAGGAATGATCCTTCGATTCATAGACCACAGGATGCGGACACAAATTCAAAAGTTTTGTTCCGTCTTCTAACTCAACGATAAGGCTATTAAAAATTGTTGCATAAGTTGTCATTTCTTTTCTCCTTTATAATTAAATAACAATGACAAAATGAATATCAGACTCTCACATCTTCTATTCATTATTATAGTATATAATTAAAATGATATAGTTTTACAGTACTATATGAGACAGATTCAACCTCCTAAGCCTAAATCTGGCTTAGGAGATAGGTTGTTTTAGTTATCATTTAAAGGGTCGTTAGAGAGTGTAGTGTCATCTATTGGAAAATAGTATAATAGGTCATTTCTATGAGATTCTGTAAAATCGCCATAACCGAAGTTACATTCTCTACCTACTATTTGAATTCTTGTATCATATCCAGTTCCATCTTCAAATCTCATATTATCTAATAGATAGATCTTGTTACCAGCAACTGCATATAATTTAGAAGTATTGTATTCTTCTATAAAGAACATAATATCATCATAGTGTAATCTTCCAAGAGTATTGAATCTATCTGGTACTACATAGAAATACGATGTGTACTGTTCTTCTTTCATCCATTTAATCCAATCTAAATGATTAGGAAATAGATTCATATAATCATTAGGAAGATATCTATCTGCAAAGAAATCAAACAAGAAATCTCTATCTGTAATCAATTCTTGATACTCTTTTCTAAATTGTTCATTAAGATCATCATATGGTAATTCGATAATATAAACACCATTGTCTTTAATATTCACATCATAACATTTACCAGTGGATCTTAGTTTTAAAGCATATAATGGAGAGAAGCTAGATCTTTCTTCTTTGATATTGAAATAGATCACAGCAATATCTGATAAGTCGAATTTAATATCTTCTTTAGTTTCATCTTCATTATCTAATAATAGAACGTTATCTATAGCTTTACATTTAATGAGTCTAAGCCATTCTCTAAGTTCAGTTTTCTTTGGTTTATATTTATTAATCCTAGCATTCCTAGTAAGATATTTTTTAGCCATAACTCTTATAACTCCTAAACTAAGTAAAATCCATATTGTGTATTATCCATATGTGAAAAAAAAATAAAGACCCTCTAATGAAGGCCTTTATTTCTATTGATCATTTTATTCTTTATCTAAGTCTATACCAGTAGCATTATATATGATTAGCTTGTCATTAAGATATTTAAGTCCAGCATCATTTACTATTTTTATAACTTTTTTAAAGTTATTTTTTATTTCTTCACTTGGGACTATATTGTCTTTTATATTCTGATCGCATAACCAGTCAACGAAAGTAGAATGGTTGCTATAAGGTATACTAACTAAACTAAAATCAATTTCTTTATTCTCAGTCATGAATTCTTCGAATACCATGTAGTTAGCAACGGTATATGGCACCAATTCCTCTACTAGTTTATTAAAATCATTTCCATCTTTAGCATAGAACCAAGTAACAGGTAGTTTCCTTTTGTATCTTGTATTACCATATGGACTTTCTACCCATGCATGATCTTCAATAATACGTTCACCGATTATCTTACAACATACAAAATCAGCTGTATCTCTAATATCTATATTTGAGATATATCTAAAAGAATCTCTTCTTTTAGAAGTTAATCTAAGAGTATTAGCTAGCACTTGTTTTAAGTATGCTTTCTCATCAGAGGTTAGCATATAGCATTGTTTCATCGTAATTACCTCCTTCTACTACTCCATCATGACCTAGAATTTTAACAACAAATTCTTCAGCTCTATCTTTTACATTGCAGCTAAATACTGGTCTTTTTACTGAATTCCATCTAGCAGTACTATTCAAATCTTTAGGTATTTGATCCAATCCAGTTTCAAAATAATATATGTAGTAACATGCAATTTCTTTTAAGATCTCTCTAAATCTATTAACGACTTCCTCATTTGTCTGTGGACGGTCTCCTAAGATTTTATCTACATACACATTTAATTTTTCATATTTTCTTTTGAAACCAGTATATACGTCATATCTTTTTCTTAAGTGTAAAGATACTCGTACATAGTCATTTTGTTCACTAACAACTACTTCAAAATCATCACCTATAGACATATATGCTCTATATTCTGGATAAGAGCTATTATTAGAAATATAATGGTTTGCTATCTTTGAAACCATAGATCTAATATCCTTTCGATCTCTTTGATCTAAATATAAATAATATCTCATTTTTTAATCTCCCCTATAATAGCATCATAGTCTGGGCTGTCTGTATATTTATCATAGTTCTCTTTAATAGAGTCTCTAGCCCAACCTTCAATATTATTTGGTTTATCATCAAATACGATGATATCAGCATAAGTAAATCCAGGCATAAACCCTGGTTGACCTGGCATACCAGTTTGTGGTTCTATTTCTTTATTATTCTCTAAATCAAAAGAATCAATGACGTAAACAAAAGCAGTTGTTTCATCTAAATATTCCACCTTACCAACTATACCAGATCTTAATTCTCCAGTAATTTCATCATTCCACTGGATTTCATCTTTTAATTGTGGGATTTGTAGTATACTCCTATGAATCATTTTTATTCCTCCTTAAATATTTAAATCTTCAAAATATGATTCCACTATTATAGTATATAATTGAAAGCAATTTTTTACAAAAAAAAATAGAGATGGGAAATTAATCCCATCTCTAATATTTCTAATCTACATTAGCACCATATTTAGATTTAAATTCTTCTATCTTAGATAATTGGTTTTGATTATACTTGTATCTACCAATACCAACTAAGCTATTTAAATTAATAAGAATATCCTTAAATACATTGATTGAAGGATTCATCTTACCATCATCTCTAGAAATACAGAAAGCATTTCTAGGAGAGTATACAGCTTCGCATGCTTCTTTAAATTCTTTATTATAAAGCATTAAGATATTAAGTGTATCCCCGTCAAAATCAGCGGCTAGTCCATCTAATGTATATACATCAATACCCATTGTATAATCTAGAGTACATCCTACAACTCTTTTATACACGATTGATTGATAGAAGATAGTTGGGTTACGATTGATCAATACAGATACTCTATTTGTATTAATCAATTCATTGATAATTTGTAATACCCTTTCATCTACTTTAAGAGATGCATAGTACCAAATTTTATATGCCTGAGCATATGTAATATTATAAGATTTCTTAATAATATTAATAAGTCTTTGTTGCATTAAAATACATAAACCAAAGTATGGCAATGTGATCTCATCCATTCTTAATTTAGGATTAGGCACAATAACCGAACGTTCAGAGAATGCAGTACGCCCAGATATAATAGATCTTAAAGTACCTTTCTTACCAGATAAGATAGCAATGATTTCTGTAGTTAAGTTTGTTAACTTAGATTGCATATCCCATAGTAATTGGTTTTGATATTTCTTATTTCTGTAGATAGAGAGATTATTCTTATTTACAGTAGCAGCAAGTTTTGCTAATAAGTTGAAATCGGCATTGGTAGATTCAAATGTAAATCTATGATTTTCTACTTTAGCAATACGAAGTTGTGTAGTATATACAGGAATAGAGTGGATAAATACTTTATCTCTTTCCTTCATAATCTCATCATAGAATTCCTTCTTAGCAGGTTTCTTCTTATAGAAGTATTCAATGATCTCATCAAAGTGATCTCTAAAACCCATCAACCCAATACCAGCAAATCTAGTATCTAAAGATGCCTTTTTACGTTTACCATATCCACCACGCTTAGATTTTTGTTTTAGGATACGTTTATCATATTGGGTCATAGGCTGACCATTAGCATCTAATTCTACAGATGGCTCTATAATCTCTTCTAAATTATTCTTACCAATTAAGCTAGAGATTGTTAAGAATAATAATGGGTGAATAAGACAGAATTCTTCTTTAATCTTAATCCAACCGAAATATGTAAAATCTACACCTACAGATTTGACTTCTGTTCCACAGATAGGACAAACCCAGTTCTTATCCCCTGGCACAGAATAAAATGCGCCTTGTGTACAACCATATTTACAAGAGTATCTATTAGAATATGGGTTCTTATCTTGTAATGATTTACCATATTTAGAACTGAAAATAGAGTCGTCTGATTTTAAAGCTTTGTTGATAGGTTGTGGTTCTTTGATAATAAAGCCATGCCCATTAGTGAGGTCTTTACGGCATTCCTCATCAAAATTGATCATCTCAAATTTAGTGAAATAATCAAATTGTTCACTCCTTGGATAGGCATTCGCGCTATTGTGATCCATCTTAAATTCTCCTCCTTTTTAATACCTTAAACAAAAAGAATTAATAATAAGTAAATGGGTTTGTAAAAATAAAACCCGCTAAGTACATTTAGTACTTAGCGAATCTTATTTCAAAATTATAGTATATAACCCATTATTTGATTGAAGACTTTTTATAATTTTTATAAGACTGAATTAGGAATTCTATCTTAGTCAATGGAACTACAATGCTTCTAACCCTAGCAGATAGTTCCAACTTTTCTTTTATAAAACCTACAAATTCTTTTTCTATGATATAACTACAAACCTTATCATATGAATCGATTATTCTTTTCTTCATTTCTGGTGGTTGATCATAAGCATCTGAACTGAATTTTACTTCAATAGCACTTTCTTTTTTACCAGTTTTTAATTCTACAATATATAAAAATTTATGTTTGTCTTCAACTGTAATTTTGAAATTCCCTGATACCATTTTTGATATTCCTTCACCTTACATTAAAATTTCATACCCATTCTTAGGATACTCATTATAATGTCAGACCTATCCAAATATACTATGGAGACATTCATATAATTCTAAAGATTCATATGAAAGGAGTTAACCTTTTATGGCATTAAAAGTTGTAAAACGACAAGCTAAAAGAATAACTGATCCTAAAGATATTGAATATCTTTTGGCTATAACAGAGGACGAGTGTACTAAACTATCTTTTGCAATGGATATGTTTGGTGAATTTAATGATACAAGAAGATTTCAACCATATGACCTAGTTGATATTCCAGTTGGAAGTTATGGTCCTGAAGGTAATAAGAATACAAATATTATCAAAACCACTGTAGGTATTTGGGTATTTAATAAGGCATTTATTGAACAAGACTTATTTGAACTATTTGGTTACATCAATGAACCTATTACAAGTAAGATGTTTAAAAAGATCAATAAACAAGTTTCTTATGCAGTGGTAGAAGATAAAGTACCTTTAGATGCATTAAAACGTCTTATTACTAAAACAGAAAAGTTCCAACCATACTGCAATATCTTATCTGCTTCTATTACTGAAAATATGATGAGTATTCCTAAAGCTATTTCTAAAAAGAAACAAGAACTATTAAAGAAATATGAAAAGGAATTAGACGAACATGATCCAGTAATATCTCAAAAAATAGAACAAGAACTAATAAAAGACTGTAAGGAAATGCTTAAAGATGACCCATCTATTGATATGATTAATTCTGGTGCTAAGATTGACTGGAACAACAACTTCAAAAACATGTTTGTTATGAAGGGCGCATCCAAAAATCCTGATCCATTAAATCCTAATGGCGAATATACTGTTATTAAATCTGACTTAACCACTGGTATCAAGCCTGATGAATATGCTGCATTCTCAGACTCTCTAGCATTTGGTCCATATGCTCGTGCTAAGAAAACTGCCGATGGTGGTGCATGGGAAAAAATCTTCGTTAAGGCATTAGAACATTTAACTGTATTAGAAGAAGGTTCAGATTGTGGTACTAAACGTTATAAAGAAATTCTTCTAACTGGTGATAATATTGATGACTGGATGTATAGCTATATTGTAGAAGGTTCTAGGTTAGTAGAATTAACTTCTGATAATAGAGATTCTTATATTGGTAAGAAAGTAAAACTAAGATACTCTGGTCTATGTGAATCTGAAAAAGGTATTTGTAACAAATGTGCTGGTAATCTATTTACTAGATTAGGTATTAAAAATGTAGGGGTTGCATCATACGTTATTCCTGCAAAGATTAAATTGAAATCCATGAAGAACTTCCATGATAGTACTGTTAAGACATTCGATATGGAAGAATATGGTTATGATAAAATCTTTGGTTATTAAAATCTTATCCCCTACTAGATTAATTCTAGTAGGGGTGTTTTTAGTACTATAAAAAGTGTAACAGCAACAGTTAATAGTACAGCAACTATCGTAACCCATATAAGGATCTCTAATCTTTCCTCTTCAAGAGCTAGATCTATTACAGTATAAATATCATCAACGTATTCATCAATAGGTTTTGAATCTATCATATAATCAGACTTATCTGTTTTGATATCTTTTTTATTTTTTACCATACTAGATCTATACCTAACATATTCTTCATTAGATCCTTCTTTCTTAAATCTTTCAAAAGCAAGATTTTTAACCATTTCTCTTAATGTATCCCTCATATATAAATCACCATCCTTTATTCCTTAGTTTTCATATTAATAAAAAAGAACCCCATAGGAACTAAGTCCTATGGGGTAGATTGTATTAGAAGTAGATACGATAAATAATATCCCAAGAAGCACCTAAATCATTTAGGAATTTATTAGGGAAATTGATTCTTGTAGCTGGACGGATATCTTGATAGTATGTATATCCATCTTCGCTTTCTTTCTTGTATGCTAAACATAAGCTGATACAGTTGAATCTAGCATCATTAATACCAGTAGTATTAATAAAGTAATCACGGCAGTCATCTTTAGTAATAACCAAAGTATTTTCTACAATGATTTGTGCTGGTAATTCAGATTGATCATCATAAATTGTAGCATCGATAGGAGTACCATCTTCCAATTGTTTACGTTCAGTAGGGTCGCTATCAAACTTCTTAAAGTAATAAGCAACCATCTTTTTACTTTTTAGCTCTTTACGACCAAAGTAGATTTGGCGATTATCAGCATCAAGATCTTTATCTTCAGGAACGTATTGGAATGGAACCATGTCTTCTGGAGCAATCCATTTCTTATTATCTACTTCATATTTTAAAGCAGATTCACGGTTACAACCAGAAGTACCTAAACAGAATAGTTGAACAAAGTAGTTATTCAAAACTTCTTCTTGATTAGGATTATTGATTGTATTTTCTAATTGTAGTCTATTATTATAGGTAGGAGTTACAAAAGATTTATCATGAAGATCAAACATTCGCATAGCAATAAATTCAGATCCAGAGATAAGAGTTTTATTACTACCACGGAATAGTTCTAATCCAGTATCATGATCTCTAATAATAACTTCTGTTTTTAATCCATTAGGATGGCCTTCTTCTAAGGATACAAGATCTTCAGATCCTTCAGAAGATTTAGTTAAGACTTCCTCTTGGATTTTGTATTTATCATTAATCACGTTGGTATTCCTCCATACTTTATTTAGATTTCACTATTACATATTGGTCATGAGTTAATCCACATTTATCTTCAAAGTCTAGAGGTGGATTAAAGATTTTAACTCCAGTTAAATTAGTACATTCAGCAAACATTCCTTCACAGTTAGTACTGCTAGTCATATCTATAATACCTGTAATTGTAGTTAAATTAGAGCATCTATTAAACATATCTCCAAAGTCTTCTACTTTAGAAGTATCGAAATGAGTCAAGTCTAATGTAGTTACATTAGTAGCTGCAAACATTTCGTTCATATTAGTAGCAGAGCTTGTATCAATCCAGCTTGTATCTATAGTAGACAAACTAGAACACCATCCAAACATTCCAGAGAAATCTTCTACTTTAGAAGTATCTATATGAAGATTAGGAATATCTGTCACTGCACTTCTTTCAAACATTTTTGAAACGTTATTAGCTTTAGCACCATTCAATTCTGTTAAGATAGCAGAAGATAATGTATGCATAGTAGAATCTGGATCTTTAATAGACATGTATTTCTTGAGGCTTATGTAATCATTAGTAATATTGATAGAGAGGTTGAAGTCTGTATCAACATTAGTCTTGGTAACTACTTCGTATTGATCGTGTCTAATCTTAGCCACAGATTCAAAATCTGCAGGAGGATTAATAACTTTTACACCAACTAAAGTATCACAACCGACAAACATGTTCATATAGTTTGTACAAGAACTCATATCCAATACACCTTCAATATTTACGAGTTTTGAACAATCTTCAAACATGAAGCTCATGTCTTTAACTTTAGAGGTATCCCATGTAGAAATATCTATCGAAATAACATTTTCACAAGCTGAGAATGTCTCAGACATATTTGTTACATTTTTAGTATTAACCCATTTAGCATCGATACTACCTAGAGTATTACAATCTTCATACATAGCGAATGTAGAAGTAATCATAGAAGTATCTGCATGAATAAGATCAGATCCAGGAACATTTACTACTTTAGATAAACCTTTAAACATTTCTTCCACATTGAAAGTATGTTCTACTAATGACAAGTCATTTTTAATGGTATCGTTCAATACAGCTACTTGACCAGTAAGATTTCCTAAAGATTTCTGAGCATATTTAGATAGATCTTTATAAATACTATTGATAGCAATATTCAAACCAAACGTCCAATCCTTATAAGTAGTACCTAGTTTTAACTTACCTGGAATGATAATAGGTTTGATTTCTTCTTGAACAAATTCAAAGTTACCAACAAAGCTATCAGTATCTACATCTTTTCTATCAATATTTGTATCTGCATTAATAACAGCATTTACTTCGTATAAGAATGGAGATAATTTACCAGTTAATAGATCTTGAGATAATAGATTCTTAACGTAATTGAATACGTCAGATTTGATAATATCTTTAGAGAATTGTTGGTAATCATCACCCTTAACAGTACCATCTATATCTTTCATTATGGTTTGAGACCATAGATAAGTAGATGCTGGAATATCTATAATAATATACTTGCGATCATTATTATAGCTGAATACTAGATCTTCCCTCATCCAAGGAACTTTATCAAATCTTTCATCTACATGATTGATCTCTTTATCAAATACCTTTTCTACGATAGGATAATATTCTGGTCTCTTATCTATTTCATTTGTGTAAGCCATATCATTAGGACGAATAATTACGTCTTCATCTCTGTCTTTACCCCAAGTGATTTCCATAGTAGTATTTCTTGTAAGGAATACTATCTTATATGATTTAAAGAATTCAATCATGAGCATAATATACTTCATGATTTCATTACCAGAATGACCAGCATATCCATCAAAGATATATCTCATATCGCCCATATATTCATTTAGAATATAGATGATATCATCTACTAGACTTGTAATAGTATCAATCTTTTCATCAGAAGAAATAATGCTATTTACCTTAACTAGTTTGTCGTATAATACAGTATCTTTGTCTTTTAAGAACTCAGTATATGTTTTAGCAATCTCACCATTATTCAAAGTGAAGTATTTCATGGTGAGCTTCCAATTCATAAGAGAGTCATAAAGATCTTTCCATACTTTATATTCTTCCCAATCTTGAGCTTCAAGCATTCTTTGACAAATAGTTCTACGAACTTCTATATTTGTTTTATAGATATTCATAAACTCTGCTAGATCTTTAATTTGAGATTTAGGAGTAATGAAGTCCCAGATAGGGAATTCTTTTTCTTCTCTGTGTTTCTTTCTCAAGTATTCTTTAAGATCAGAAAGACTGGTTCTAAAGTTAAATCCTTGAACAATCATTGTCTTAGCAGGATTATCAATAATGAAATCTTCGATACCGTTAAACATGTAAGTCAAAGAAGTCATAAAGATAAATAAGTGTGCTAATTTAAATGGGTGAGAGGTAGATATGGATGGAATCTTTACTAATAGTTTTTCTTCTAAAAGAATATCGTCATATAGCATGCTGTAGAAATAACTCATTTGAGTAGAGTATGCAGAGATATCAATCATTTGAGTTATACCATAGTATTTAGTTCTAGCATAGTTCCATGGTTGTTTATAAATTGCATCTTTCACTAATTGATGATTGTTGTCTTTATAATCAACACCATCCCACCAGCCATCACCTTTAACCATTACATCATAATCTTTATAGTTTGCACTATCTTTCATATTATCTGTAACGTATTGTTTATCTACAGGAATCTTGCAGAATTTTAGATTAGTAGTATATGAATAATCTTCTTCATATGCATATCCTACAGTAGATCCACCATTCGTATTATAGATATAATGAATATAAAGTTTATCTCCATATTTAGCTATATCTTTAGGATTAGTGAAATAGAAACTACCATTGAAGATACTATACTCAGAATCGTCTAATACATTACCATATGAATCAGTAACAATATAAGGCCATCTATTTTCAAAGTAATAATCGAATGGAACTTTAATATCCATATATCCTTCTGGAGTTATAGATATAGGATTTTCTAAAGTTTGAACTGTTAAAGATGGGTTAGGATTGTTTAGATAATGCTTATTATAGATAAATAGGAAGTTTTCATTTATATCAGCATTAGAAACCATCTTAGGATTCATAGTAACATGAAACTGATTAGTTAGCCCCATATTATCACTTGAATGAATAGAGTTTTCACTAATAGTAATAAATCCTTGATCAGTTTGAATATAAGGGAAGAATGGGAAATTGATATTGAATTTAGGATCTCCATGATTAAAGATCTTATGAGTTTCTTCACTTAATACCAAAGTATTTTCTGTAACTCCATTATAGAAGAACGTTACATTCAATTGCTGATCTTTCTTTAAGAAGTGTTTCTTTTTAAGAAGTCGAATATTTTTCTTATTATAGTTTACAGTGTAATCAATTCCTTCAGTAAGTTTATTACCTTCGATATCAACACATACCTTATTTCCCTTAGTAAAGTAATTATCTACTGGGAAGGTAAGAGGGAATCTATCTTGATTATCAGTACCAGCTAGTAGATGAGTAATAGCTACTTTAATATTACTGAATTCAGGTTTGGTTCTATCTTTGTTTACATAAACCAATTCTAATTCTAGTTCATCGCCTTTTTGAAGAGCAAGTGTATCATTTACAATAACAAGAGAGTTATTAGTAACACTATACCAATCTTCAGGAAGATATTTGTCTAGATATTTTACATAGTGTTTGTATTTAGTAGCTACATAATTCTTGAATGGATAGTTTACTTTGAATTCGTTTTGATAATCAGTAGAAGCTTTAAACTTAATTACTTTATCAACCAATTCAATATCTTCATTGATAGCATTTGTAGAGTAAATGAAATTAAAGTCTATAGGAGTACCTTTTTCGAAATTACTTTGTTTTAAAGTAATATAAGCACCACCGTCAATTTCAGAAATATTGATAGTATAGTCTTTATTAGATATAAACTTCTTACCAACCATAACGAAGAATGTATTACCATTCAAGCAGTAGTTTTTAAATGGTTCATCAATATGAATCTTAGTTTGATTATTAGTATCTGTTAGAGTAGTAGACTTAAAGAATCTAGCTTGAGAGTAATTAGAGTAAATAAAGATACAATTTACTTTCTTACCAACTGTATCTATTCTATTATCAATAGTAAGAACATTTGTAGCTAGGTCTACAGAATATGTATTCTGAGGTAAGAATACAGAATCTACTGTTACAATTAACTGATTTTCTTTTAAGAAGAAATCAGAGAATGGTAAAGTTCCTAAGCTAATAGTATTAGCACCTTCATAGGTCTTTACTTTAGTTTGGAAATTATAAGATTTATCTACGTTGAACTTAATATCCTTAGTAGATCTATCATAATAGAAATCATAGATAATTTCTTTTTTACCATCTAAGATCTCATTAAAGAATCTTACTTTGTTATAGTCATAGATCTCATAATCTATTCCTTCTCTTAAGATCCTATCTTCTAATCGAATAAATAATACATTTCCTTTTTGAAGATAGTATTCGAATGGGAATGGAATAATACCAGTATAGTCATAATATAAATGGCCATTAATATCTTTAGAAGATCCGCCTTCATAATCTACAATAAGATCACCATTTAAATCATAACCAAGATGATTAGGAACAAAGGTTAGATCTTTGCCTTTAATTTCTTGGAATGAAAGATTTACATATGATGCGGTCTGAACCTTTACTGCAGCATTGAAATCTTGTTTAGTAGATTTATCTTTTAATGTAAGATTACCACCAATATCATATAATGAAGCACCATTAATAGCAGCATATCCTAATCCAGCAGTAGTATTTAATGGATCACTAAATAAAGTAAGATCAAACCTAACACCTTTAATAGCAGCTACAGCTGAAGCTGCTGCCATTCTAGCTTCTAGACTATGATTAGATGCTTTATACTCTTTGGATTGTAGAAGATTAGTAGTTCCCATGTTCTTACTAACATTTGTGTTATACATAAGAATATCATGAGGAATAATCTGTCTTTCAGGAGTCTTTGTAAGATCTACTACAACATGATCTTCTTCAACAGTCTGATTATAGTTTCCTTTAAGGACTTTCTTAGATTTCCATTCAAACCCATTGTAAGAATCTGGTTTTCTTTCTTTAACTAGCCAGTATTTAAAAATCTTAATACCATACTTATCTTTAGTATCAAAGAGTTTAATGATATTAAGCATTTCAGTAGTAGAAGATTTATACTTACATAAAGAATGGATATTTCTAGCTAAAGCTTTTTGATACTCAATTGGAATTACTCTATAATACGGAACTCCATACATAGAGAAGATAAATTCAATACAACGTCTATCAAGAATATCCTTCTTGATAATATGAGATTGAATATCTGCAAGAATATCTACCAATACAGAGATGATTAGATAAATCATCATCATATCATGATAATTCTTTTCTTCTAACTCCATAGCATAAGAGTATACTGATTCTAGCATAAACTTACGGTTTTGAGTAAACTTCATTAAGAATTCTTCTGTAACACTGTAGTCTACATCAGCATTCTCTGGATACCATAATATCTGGTAATCCAATTTCTTTCTAGCTTCATAAATATCTATACCATAAGTTTTATACTTAAGATATTTATGATCTGGATATTGCATTAGGATAATATTAAGAATTCCTAATCCATCTAGTTCTTTGATTGTATCATTAGATAACTCATGCATATAAGTAGCAGACTTATCATAATCCAAATAATCAGGGAATAGGTATTCATATTCCCTTACTGGAATACCCCATTGATCAATAGCAGGATATCCGACAAGATTTCGATAATAAGGATTTAACTCCTTATCATCCATATATGTATCAATAAACCATTGTCTTAATAATTTCGTAAGTTTAGGTCTATATTCATCTGGGATATAGTATTCTTCTTTGAAGTTCTCATAAACCCAAAGCTCTTTCTCATCCAACCCAGCTTCTATTAATAGATCTCTAGGATATTGAATGCCTTTAAACATATCTAATTCGATATGATTTTCGACACATGCAATATATAAAGATGCATTCCTTAGAGACTCAGTAGTTTCATATCTATCTGCTTTTGCTTGGTCTTTAATAATAGAATTAAATGCCAATAATTTCAGATTGTAGAATACTAAATCTATGAAAGGATTTTGAGTCGTCAATTTATCCTCAGAAAAAGGTAAAGACATGAGTGCTTCTCCTTTCTTAAATTCCTATAAAATTAATCTAATGTCAGAGTAGGTAGTTTTATAGGGATGCGTCCTAATTGCAGCGGACAACATACAAATAATTCCGTTAGTATTAAAAGGGAGATAAATATAATGTATACACAGACAAATGTATTTCCAAACGTATTTGTAGAAAATGCAGAGCATAATCCGCTCTTAACCTCTCCAAATTCGGAGTATGCAGTACAATTCGCATTAACTAAAGAAGGGTCTTATGACCTTGATGAATATAAAGCATTCTTAGACTCTGCTATTAGAGAATTTAGACACAGTAGAACTTATAAGCATTATAAAGCATATCTATATTCTATTGGTTTAGATTGCTGTCAATTCCACCCTAATATTACAGCTGGTAATTATGAGGGCGAAGAAATGGCATCTTTAGAGATGCACCATTGCATGCTCAATATTTATGATATTGCAATTATTATTACAGAGCATATTTTAAATACTTATGGAGCTATTACTGAGTTTGATCTATCCGATTTATTGAGATATGAGCATACTCAAAACAATATTCCCGTAGTAATGCTTTGTAAAACATGCCATCAATTATATCATCATAAATATCTATACGTTCATCCAGAGATGATCTTTGGTAAGTGGTGGTCTTTATTAGAAAGATATCCTAATGGATTAAATAGAGATATTGCTTACAAATTGATGATGTATTTAAATAACTCTCTAGATGGTAAATATAAATTTAAGGAAGAACAAGCAAGTAAGCTCTTAGAATTAAGAGATAAACTATATGATTGGTCTACTAAGCTAGAGAGGTAATTTAAACAATGGCAGAACTGTACTCTAAATATGATAATCTTAAAAATAATGCAAAAGCATTTTTTACAAATCTTTTTATCAAATTAAAAACTCTTTATCTATTCATCTTAGATAATATCAATAACCACAAAGGTATCTATATCTTATTAGCATCTATTGCTATTTATTTAATCAGTGGTGATTATGTATTCCCATTCATATGGGCTACAGTATTATACTTACTAACTTTAGCATATGATTATCTAAATTACAAAAAAGAAAAAGAGATGATCGAATTAGTAGAATTTGATCAGTTCAAAGAACTAGATAAAGTATTAGATAAATATATAGAAGAATGTTATAATAGAGATGTAGGTTTCTTTAATCCTACTGCAGTTTCTGACTATATTTCTGAAAATGAACAAATCAGATTAATGAAGGAATTAAAAGATAGCGTTGCTTCAAATATGTCTGAGGTATTCAAGAATAAACTAGAGCTTTATTATGGTAAAGATAGAGTACCTAATATACTTTCTACAAAGTGTTTTATCTTTATTACTCTTATGGCCGCTGGTAATAATAAAGCTATCTATAGTAATCCAAATATCAAAATTGATAAAAAATAAAGGCTATGGGATTAAGTTCCCATAGCCTCATCTTTTTGAGAAATATTCAGTCATAAATATTCTATATAAGATTCTTAATATATCCGCATTATAAGATATATCTACAAACTCAATACCAATACTGTTTATAGCATCAGCGTAGTATGTATGATATCCACTATTTACTATCTTAAACATACTACGATTATTAAGTTCTCTATAAAATTCTCTATCTAATAATCTGTGAGTATATTGATAATAGAAATCCTTTATCATTAGAATACAATTTTCTACCGTATCAGTTTGAGCTGTATATGCTAATGCTAATAAGAATTGCATAAAGTGTTCTTTATGTTTTATAGGAACTTGTTTCCCAGCACCTTTTAATCTAAAGTTTTCTATAGCCCCATTGCAATAATATAGAAAGTCTATATATTGTAATCTATAAAAACTACTATACTCATTCTTTAGTTTAAATTCTAGATTATCAGATATTCTTGTATATGGTACTAGAGTATCTATTGTAGTTATAGAATCCTTATCTATATATAACACATTATCAGGATTGAGTTCATTTATTTCAAAGAATCTTCTTCTAGCATCTTTAAAGCAATTAGATAATCCCTTAGATAGTTCAGGATTATCTCTTTGCATAAGACCAACTGTTATCTCTCTTTGTTCTCTCGGCATATTAAATATTTCATCATATCTTTTCTTAGATATAAATCCATATTCTAATAAGAGACTTATATTAGCTTTGGATAGATCATATTCTCTCAGATGCTTATTTATAAGCCATTCATAAGGAGCTACATATCTATCCTTTTCCCATATAGCCATAGTACTCCTTAGATATAGAACTCAGATTCTTGTAACAACTGATGAGGATCACAGTATCTTCCCATTCTTTTTACATCATCTATGTAGTTTAGATATCCACCTTCTGTAATAAAAGTAGATGTGGCAAATGGGTCAATATCATCTATATCATTTATCAAGAAACTTTGTAATGAATATCTTTCTTGAATAAATTTAATAAGAGAATCTACTATAGCTTCTACCATTGGATGAGAATGGTTGGTTACAACAATAACAGTTTCTGTATTTTCTACCATACTAAGAACTCTCATTAGATCAATGAATGATGGTTCATTATATAATAGCTGATATGCATAAGCCTTATCAAATTGAACTGTATAGTTATCATCACGGAATGAGTTTGCATAAGATAGATTTTGCATTATATTTGGAAGAGGTTTTAAACCTTCTAATCTATATCCAAAATCCAACATGGAATAGAAATTAAATACTGGTGCATTCTCTGCTCTTGCTTTATCTTTTACATACTCTAATAATCTCATATCATTGATATTAATAAATTGAAGTTTCAATATAATCACATCCTTTCTTCTTCATAGTTATAGTATATGATTATATCATCTATTATCTAAGAATAAGAATGTGAAACTATTGCTCTTATTTAGTGCAACACTTCTATCAATATCATCTTGTGTAGGAAGAAGCTTTCCAGTAAATGGTCCACCTTTATATTGTTGAGTTACCATGTAATATGTAGGATATTTATCTAATACGACATCTTCATCGTCTGAAGTATCATTCTTAGAAATAACTTCTTGTTTTATAGAATATTCAAGAGGTTCTAACTCTTCTGTTACTTCTTCTTTTTCTACTGGTTTTTGTTTATTGTCTAATAGAGCTTTAGCAATAAAGAATGCTTGTACTTCACCATACATATCTTGATAAGCACCAGCTTTAATAGAATGCAATTCTTTAGTAGTGATTCTATTATTAGTATTCTCTACTTTAAACCAACCCATATCAGTAAATTCGCTTAATATAAGACGTCTAGCATATTCTAATTCTTCTTCTGTTCTTACAATTGGCATGATATCCTCCTTTATGATAAAAAAGAAAGAGAACTCGTTATGAGTTCTCTTTATTCTTTTTATTGATTACCAAATTTAGATTGAGATTCAAAGATCTTATCATTGATACTTTGCTCTAAGTCTTTATTTAGTTTATCATTGATCTGGATAATAGGAGATTTCATAGTATAGTTAGATGCAATCTCTGCTCTAAGTTGAGCTATATAGTTGCACACTATTCTATATCCATCTTCCAATCCAGATGGTTGATAGTTTATATCTGATAGTAAAATACTACAAGATATATCTGTTGGCATAGCATCTTGTGGAAGCATGCTAACGAATTCATACTTATTAATCTTACCATTAGAGAATAGTAAGTTAGAGATAATATAGTCGTACTGAGGCATTCCAATATTATAAGCTTGTGATTGCTTATATGGAGCCATTACAATACCAAAAGTATTCTTAAAGAATTCTCCTAAAGTATATAAGATATTGAACTCTACATCAGGTTCGTAATCTGTATAGATTAGGAAGTTTCTAAATCTAATACTAGGTCTGTGGCCATATAAAGCTTGTAATACAGTTACTACTGTTGCTTCACGCTCTCTATTAGATAAGTATTCATAATAAATTTGATGACCAATAGCAGCTTCTCCATCAATATAAGCAGTTACTGCTTCTGGAGGTGGAAGTAGATTAGACATGATTGCTAAGTTTGGAACATTAGCATACTTATATGCCTCTTCTATATCTACCACTGCTATTACAGCATATCCAGATGCTAATGCATCTGGAATACTGCCAGCATCATTACAGCCATACAACACACCTTCTAAAAATCTATTAAACTGTGGTTGTTGATTATTCATTTGAGGTTGCATTGATATCACCCTTTAGATTATAACTCATCAGCTGCTGTATGAGTTTCTTCTTCATCTTCGTTGCTATCGAAGGATACATAGTTATCTACATATTCTTTACAGATATCCATCATACGAGCTGGAGTGAATTTGTCTTTGAATTCATCTTTAAAAGCACCATACAATGCAGTTGCGATAGAAGTCTTTGCTTCCTCTTTAGAAGAATAATCATGTTCGATTTCATCAACCTTTGCATTCAAGAAGTTAAAAATAGCTTTTTCCATTGCTTTTTCTCCACCTTCGTTATCAGATTCTTTTTCAACAACAGCCTCTTTAGCAGCTGGATAAATAACACATTCGAATACAGGACTAGTAAAGTTCTTTACTGTCACATTAAAGCATTCATTATTTCTATTGTCTACGGTCTTGGTAATATTTACTTCCAAGCCATCTGTAGTACCACTAATAGTTTTTATATCATCTTTGATCATCTCAGTGATTTCATTATCAAGTTTTCTAATAGCAGTATCTACATCAACGTCTGGAACGAATTTCTTATCGAATGTATTGATTACAGTGTCTTTAAGAGCTTCTGCTAGTTGTCTCTCTTTAAGAGTATCTACAAGAGAAGATCCAACAATACCAGTGATTACATTTTCTGTACTAGAGCTAAGCTTAGCAGCTTCTTCCTCTTCTTTAGACATTGGTTTTACTGGGAATAGATTTTCCTTAGGAGCATTGTTTTCTTTGAATAGATTTAACTCATCTTTAGAAATAGATTCTGTGATGATATCTTCAATGCTCATGCTCTTAACGTCTTCATAGGTTTTTGGAGCTGTAGGGAAGGATGGCTGAGGATTTGTTTCCTCCTTCTCAGCCTCTTCAATTTTCTTAATCAATTCTTCCTTTTCGTCTTCTAAAGGTTTTGGTTCTTTAGTTTCAAACTCTCCACCATCGTAGCTATAATTAGCTTCATCGACAGGAGCTTCAGACTTTGGGTCTTCTTTCACTTCTTCCTTTTCTTCAGTTTCTCTTTCAGGAAGAACATAATCTGGATTCATTGGATTGTAAACAGTACCAATGATAGATGCTAATCTTACAGCATCTTCAGAACCATATTTCTCTTCCATTTTCTTTAAGAAGAAGATAATATCATTCTTTAAGTTTTTAGGATAGAAGATCAAGTTATCCGTAAATAATGGTTGGTCAGTAAAGTTTGGATATCTTTTCTTATTACCATGATTATGGTTATCTTGTGGAGCTTCGTTATCTTCTATCTTACGCTTTACTGTATATTTTGGAACTCTAGGTTCGTCAAATTTAAGTTTAGGTTCTTGGTTGTATTCTTTCTTACCACCAAGTTTTGTTTTAGGATCTACAATAGTATCCGTTTCTTTGTAACATCTTTTAACGATTTGATCACCGCGTTTAATTACTACTTTGAAGTTTGTGTCTAATAATGCCATTTCATTGTCCCTCTTTCTGTCAATTCTTTCTAATACATCTTTAGCATCAATTCTTCTTGCTAAATACTTAGCAGTATATCTAGTACCACATTTAGTACAGATAATCTCAGACATACCCTTATTATAATCATAATCAAGGTATCCATCACAGTATATTCCAGTATGAATATCTCTATGACTACATCTTAGCTTTGCCCAATCTAATTCAAATACGTATGGATAATCTAGGATAACAGGACCAAAGCCGAATCTTATACCCCAGTTTTTATAGAAGTTACCTCCTATATCTTCCATAACATATCCTCTTCTAAGGATCTCAAACGTAAAGTCAAATACATCACTAGCATAGACTTGTTTAAAGTCTTTTTCCTTCATCGTTTCAACACGTTCTACTAATGCAACGACTCCATCACTAGTCACATCAAATGACTTAGTACAAAATGGTTTAATAAGTTTTTGTAAAGTAAATTCAGATATATTATCCATCTTGCCAACTCTATCAGATGCTATTTTGATAACAACTGTAGGGTCATAAGTACAATAGAAGGTTCTTCTATTAGTACCAGAGGCTAATGGTTTTAATCCAATTGTAGCAAATAACTTATTAACCAAATCATACTTTTTTGTTGGGTTGTTCATAAGTTTAACATTGTTTACTATAGATCTTAATTGATCTATAACTGGTAAAGGAACGTAAGTAGTGAGTGGAGGTTTGGTCATATTATCCCAATTCTCCTCAGTGAACTTGAACACGTCAGGATCAAAGTTAGCAAACCTTGCAGCGTCCTGCGATTGCCTTATAATAGCATTGCGTTCTTTGATATTCATATGCTCACCACCTTATTTATAAATAGGTCGCAAAGGCATATTTACACCCATCGATGTTCTACAGTATTCCATGAACTGTGCTTTACGTTCTTCATATTCCTTAGAATTCGTAGGATCTACCCAATTTGATGGATAGCCAAATTTTGGGTCTACTGGACCTGGTTTGAAGTTTGGATCTTCATTACCAGCTAATATCTTCTTATTAGCAAGTTCTATGAGAGCTCTTTTATAGGCCATTGGATTGTATGGTCTATTCATAGCTTCTTGCCGTTGTCTTTCTATATTTTCACAAGAGATTTCGTATAATGCATGTGGAATTACTTTTTCAAATACATCTTTAGCCGTTGTTGCCTCATTCATTGTATTGCCAAACAATTTTTGCAACTGTTGTTGTTGCCAATATCTAAAATTGTTTACAAACTGTACAGGATCTATCGGCGTAGCTTTAGAGAGCAAAGCTATATTTGCTTCGGTCATACGATCAACATATTCTTGCCGTTGTTTCTTCTTTAACTCTTCTGGTGATAGGTTCTCTTGTTGATAATGAGATGAATTCTTTCCATACCACCATGCATCGAAGTCTTTTTGAGATTTCGAAGAGAAGATGTCTCGATATAACTCATATTGTTGTTGTTGCTTCTTCCTCATCACACGCATTTCATGATAATGAGTTTCTATTGGGTCAAACTTATTATAATACTCATTCTCTATCTGTTCTAAAGTTCTTGGATCCTCTTGAACTTTATTATTCTTGCATTGGTGCTCCATCTTATTTTCTTCTTCAGTAGTTTCTTTACTACCATTACTCTCTACTAAAAGATTTCTAATCTTTTCTTCTCTAATAGCTAACTCACGTCTATCAACGCTATAGGAAAGAGGTAGCTCTTGACGTTTTCTATTGTCGTCTAACAATTTCTTGAGTCTTAATTGGTGGAAGCCGTATACCAGGCACATCTCCTCATACTCACAGAATACATTAAATTCTTCGCTAGTAAGTTTTCTTCCTCTATCAAACTCGTATTTGTAGTTCTTGTCGGTATATCTTATAAATGGATACAGTTCACAATATTCTTCATCGAATTCCTTTTCACCTTTTTCATTTATAGTGTATCCAGGAATTTCTCTACAGTGCATAGGTACTCTGTAGTCATTATAGCCTTCTTCTCTTTTATCAAACATTTCATCTATTTCATATTCTCTTAGATTGTCTTCGGCTACTTCTATGAATATATTGTAGTCATCTCGATATTTAAGATGTCTCTTGCTCCATACAACCCTTGCGAGTGCAGGATTATAAACTTCTAACTTTTTACATAGATTCCTCAAAGCTTCTTCATCGCGTTTATTGAAGAATAATCTCTTTGGCTTTGGCACTATGATTTCTTTTCCATTCAATCCTATTATATCTTTTGGAAGGATTCTATAAATCCATCCTCTTAGTATTTCTATTTCTGAATGTAAACACTCTATGATAACTCTGCTAGGTTTGTTAGCTTCTGCTTCTTCCTTAGCTTTCTTTTCCGCTGCAGCTTGAGATTCTTGCTCCATGCGTATTCTTCTTAGAGGTTCTGGGAGATCGTCTATATCAACTTCTCTCATTACTGTTTTGAAATTGATATTCTTAAACTTATCATCCCATGTAAGATGCTTATTAATAAGAGCTTGCTCTTCTAAGGCATCTTGTTCTTTTTCTCTTCGGATTTCTTCATCTGTTTTAGATACGATTTTAACTTTAAATCCTATCCCAGCATCGATCTCCTCTTGAGTAAATCTCATATATGCTTCCCTGTTAGCAGGATCATTCATATAGAAATTATAATAAGAAGGTTGAGCATTCCAACCTCCTACCATATTAGGCTGCATTCCTAATCCATTCTGCATTGGGAATGGTGTTCCTCCATACCAACTAGCAGTTGAATTAACTACAGCATCAGGATTTGCAGGTACAACTCCATCTAATGGATTCTGGAATTGGGTTTGTTGTACAAAGTTAGGATTCAGACCAAAGTTATTTCCTACTATTTGATTAGGAAAGGGTTGTGGGAATCCTCCTCCCCATTGTGGTGGTGGAGGAGCTGCTGGACTAACGTGTACATTAGGCATTGCTCCTAAAGCTTGGTTCATCATATTGAGAACAGCATTCTGATTAGCTATGAAGTTAGGATCATTCTGTAAACTGTTCTGCATATTACCAACAGATGCTGGATTGCTAAAGTCTACCATACCATTAAAACCTAGAGCTGGATTCATTTGTGGTGCGCCACCCATTCCTCCAGGCCCTGCCTGCTGTCCTAATAAAGCTAATGCTGGATTGCCTCCACCCATCATAGACATCATAACCTCTTGTTGCATAGATATTGGAGGAGGTTGTGGTTCATACATAGATGGGTTTTGTTGCATTGCTTCTTCTTTTTCCATTTTTGCCAGTACTTGATCTATGCTATCTTGTACTGTTTTTACTTTAAGCTTGTTTCCAAACATATCAAACATTACTTCACCACCGACCTATAAGTTGGAATATACGAGTTCCTGCTTTGGAACACAGAAGATGTAGGGAAGGATTGTTGGTATGTAGGATAAGGAGTTTGACTATAATAAGATCCATAATTTGGATTATTGAACAATGGATTTATATACTCCAAAGGCTTCCCTATAAGAGATCCGTCATCATCTACATAATATCCTTCCTTCTTATTAGGGTGAAACGACCCAGCCTCAACAGGTTCTACGATTATATCCTCAGTAGGATTGAACCTAATTAATTCTGGGTCATCATCAGACCTTATCATATTCTCAGGCAGAACTTCAATAGACCTTTCTACCTTATCACTTTTATCAAATAGACCTCCTAAATTAAGCGAGTATGCTTGATTTGAAGGTGTTACTTTTTGCGGATTAACGCTTAAAGCTGCTTGTGTGTTATTAGACACTTGTTGAACACTTCCGTTCGTTATAATAACATTTTGAGGTAAAAAAGATTGATTCATCATATTAACATTTTGAAAAGGAACCTGTTCAACAGGACTTGCCTGTTGAACGGTTTGTTGAATCATCTTATCCCTACGACGTTGATATAAAACATGGAAACAGTTTGTCAATCTAGCATTGTAAGTACAATCTTGATTAATTGGTTCTATGATACCTGTAGATTTATTAACCTTCATAGGCTGATAAGGATACATTTGAACCAACTGCTCTAATCCATACTGTGCTATTAAATCATTAAACCATGTTTCTATTGCTATATCTGGAGCGATTCCAATGAAATCTTCTCCAGCCATATTCGTATAGCCGAATAAATCTTCTACTGGCTCTACAGGATTGGAACAAGTTCCTGCTAACCCACTTAAAAAGTCCATAATTATAAACCTCCTTCATAATTATAGTATACAATTTAGTCTTATTTTGCTTGATGCACTAAGTGCAAATAGTCTGTTACATCTTCAGGTTTTGGATACCAAATAGCTGGATATAGCTTCCTTTTGATATCAAATTTATCTAAAGATCCACTTTTAATGGCCCTATTAAGTTTAGTTCTTGTTAGATTGTCGATGTAGTTATTAAAACCAGCTATTTCCATCTCTGTATCTAATGGAACTGTAACTCGTTGATTATCTGGGAAATTGTTGTTATGAAACATATAATGAAATTTGTTCATACTATCAATATTATTAGCTTGAATATGACCAGGTACATGATAAATAGATACATGAACGTTTGCTTGAAGAATCATTCTTACAATATCTAGAATCAATTCTTGATTAGCAACTGGCTTTTTACCACGTCTATTATCACTAGTCATCAAGGTAAAATCTTTACCATTCTTGTAATATTTAAAAAACCATTCCCTCAAACCAAATACAGATATCTTGGAATCTGAAAAGATATTTAAGAATAGATCAGTATTCTTATATTTTAACAAATCAGCGATACCCATGCGGATAGCATATAGTTCTGCATAGTTTACAGTGGCTTCAACTATATCATATCCTTCATTTATGATACTTCCATTAATAGTAGTTACAAATCCAGGACAAGTAAGAAATTTATTCTTATTAGTTCCAGGATTAATAATCTTAGTAGAAGCATCTGAAAATACATTTACTGCATTCTTGTAAAAGAACATAATTCCTCACTTTCTTTAAAAATTATCAAAGGTCTTTCCTTCTTTAATTCTTGATTCTTTAAAATCAATTAAAAACTTATTTAATTTTTCCTTATCGACCATTAAGGAATTTATTTCTCTTTCTTGTTCTGGAGTAACTTCGTCTACTCCTTTACCAATAAGAGCTTCTAAAATATCAAATCTATAATTTAAAATAAAAAACATGGCTTTGGATTTGGCAGCGTCCATTGGATTTTTCATGCTAATATTTGTTACCTCATTACGGGCTTTCTCCAAATCAGGATCTTTATATTCTGGATCTCTGAGCAGCTGATATTCTATATAAGTAAGCACGTTATTGAATGTAAATGCTGCCAACTCTCCTAGCTTTTTATTTGCTTTATCTTTAAATATTTTTAAATACTTTTCTTCTATAATCATAAATAAATCACCTCTTAAAAAATAATTTAACCTGTTAATATGATATCTTATGTGGATTAATAATTTAATTAGATATAAAAATGTATTTTCATTATTATAGTATATAAATAAACAGAAAATTACTCCATACCCAATTACGGGTATGGAGTATATATTTTTACTTTTTAAAAGTATCAAACTTAACTGGCTCTCCATCTACGATAAGAGCTAAATTAATAGGACACATAGGATCTCTATAGTTTTCAGATCCTACATAAGATAGATTTAAAATGCCAGATTTATTGAATGTGAAATAGATAAGGTATTTATCTTTCAATACATATGGTAAGAATTGAGCATCAGTTACATGATCATTATCATAAGTATAGCTTCTAAGGATTTCTTTCATCAATGGATAAGTGATAGTACCATAGAAATCTTTCCGTTCTGTTTCCATAATGGATTTATTAACAGCCTTATTGTAACCCTTGATAGCTACATCCATACGACGTCTAGCATTTAAATAACCATCAATATCAATAAGATTGATTGGAGGAAGTTTGTTTACTTCCCCTTTAGCAATCTTATCTAATACTTTTTCTAATTTAACTTCCGCTGGTTTAGGGATTTTAAACTTTGCAGCAAAGGCTTCTTTAGCTTTAGCAATTTCTTTATTACTTTGAATCATCGTCATTGGATACCAAGCATTACCGCCAAACAATGATAATACCGAATAAGATGATTCTGCCAATGGTTTTATTTCTTCAAAATACATTAATAATTATCCTTTCTATATTAAGAAACAATCGTATATTGATTTCTTCTAAGGCCAGTAATAGCTTCAAAAGCATCTTGATTGTTTTCAGGAATATTTTTTACTTTGAGTCCTGTTAAATTGCCGCAGTTTTCAAACATTTTCGACAATGACCCATTTTCATAATCTTCATATTGATTATTTGTTCTAACGACCCTTAATGACGGATCAAATTCCAATACACCTTTTATTTCACTTAAATTTACGCATCTGTAAAATGCCATATTAGCATATTTTATTTTAAAGTTTATTGTTGATAAATCTACTGTTCTAAGTTCAGAACAAAATTCAGCAAATCCATTAATATTTGTTATGGTATTATAATTACATCCACTCATATTTATAGTATTTAATTTATAACATCCAGAGAATAGACTAAATAAAGAGGTTATTTTAGATAAATTTTTTAAATTATTTGGCATAGAGAAATTTATCAAATATTCATTAGCACCAAACATGTGGTCTATTCCACCTTTTTCCGATCTTATCTGATTTTTACTATAGCTAAAGAATGATTCATTATAATAACCTGCTCCAGAATCCAAATTAGAGAAATCTAAGCCTCCTAACCCAATTATATTAAGAGTGGATGAACAGTGTGTATTAGAAAAGAATCCATATCCGTTTACCAAGTTAGATGTGTCCCAACCAGTTATATTTATTTTAGTAGCCCCACCAAAAACTCCACTGAAATTAGTTCCTTTTCTAACATCCCATCTTCTTAGATCTAGTGGTTTGTTATCTTTAAGTCTTACATTGAAAGCACTTTCAAAATTAGTCACGTTGGAAGTGTTTAAATCTTCAAAACCATTTAAATCTATTTGGTTTGGAGTAACTCTTGTATTTCTATTACCAAATGAGAACGCTCCAGATAAGTCTGTAACTTTGGATGTATCTAGATTATTAATATAAATAGGAGTTTTTAAAATAGAACAATTATAAAATAGATTACTTAATGACGTCAAACTTGTAGTGTTTTGAGGATTATTTGGTTTGGTTAAAGGTGGGAAATCCAAAGTTTCTAATTTCTGATTGTATTCAAAAGTCTTATACATTGTTTTTAGTTTATCACTTAAAACAGCTTTTGGTACTTTTATTGTTTTTAATTCATGACAATTAGAAAAAGTCTCAGTCAAATTTTCTACATTTTCTAAAGTCAAATTTGATAAGTCTATTGTATTAATCTTATACATATTTTGGAATGTAGATTTGAGACTCTTTAACTCTGGATATTTGAATTTATCAAGATTTTCTATTTCTGATATATTAGTATTATAAAATGCATAAACCATACCATTTTCTTTATCCATTTTTTGAGATTCGGTTTTAGTTGTCATATCTAAAGCTTCTGGAGCAAATTTTATTTTGCCTGTAAAAGCTAATGTATTTGAAAATGTGTCGTTTAATGATTTTATATATTTCACACCAGATAAATCTATCATTGGTTTATTTAATGAAGTACAATTTCTAAACATAAATGACAAATCTGTTGCTTCTGTATCTGAGCTTTGAATATCAGATAAATCAACTTCTGCTAAATTCTCACAATAAGCAAATAGACTTTTATATGATTTACATTTTGGCATGCTTAAAGATAGATTTTCTATCTTTCTTAAATTAACACAACTAGTGAAATTTTCTCTAAAATCCTCTACATTTTGCACCATTTCTTTAAAATGGGTATTAAATTTTATAGATTTTATACTATTACTATTATGGAACAAATATTTAAATTTTTTGCAATTTATTGGAAAGATGATCTGGCTAAGATCTAATGTCTCTACAGTATCCATTTCTGTAAATAATGCAGAAACCTCTTCTATTTTATCCCCACCTAAGAAATCAAAATTATTTATTAACTCCTGAAATTTATCAGTTTGGAGAGGAATTCCATAGAACAGACCAGATACTATTTTACAATTATCAAATCGAATAGTATGCATTGATATATTTTTAATAGCACTATAATTATTTGAACTATGATTATTAAATAACCACTCATCAGTATCTCTATTATACCTTACATAATCCGCAAATGGTGCAATTATATTAGTTAGGAATTCTGTATTTAATTTAAAATTAGAAAATAAGGTATAATCCACAACATTTCTATTCTTATATTCATTAGCATTAAACAACCATGCATTACCTATAGATGCGCCTTTATTATCAATACATATAGCATTTCTTTGCTTTGATCTATCTGTAAAGAAATAAGCATCAGTTACAGAAGGAACTTTTAGTAGGTCAGTGCTTGTAATATTTTCTGTTGGTTCGGAATCACCATTTAAAGAAGGGATTCTAGGATTGCTTTGTTTTTGAGTAACATTAATAAAATTACCAGTTAATCCATATCCAACAATAAATACCAATCCATCTAATGTATATTTATGATCAAATTCTATATTAGTAATTTCATTTTTTGGGTTTATCATACAAAATGTAAACTTACCAGGCAATACTTCTCTGCTATAATCATTCGACCTAAAATTATCTGTTCTATCATTAGAGGTTATTTTTATTACATTTGATGGATTGGTTTCTCCATTAACATATATCCTTAACTCAGCCAATCCATTATTATTCAAAATAGCCCCATTATCATCGCTATTTCCCATTAGCTCTTCAATAGAATATGCATGGATTTCAAATGTGTAATTTGCATCCTCAGAAGTGTAGAAGACCTTCTTAAATCTACTAGTATTTGTAAAGTCTACATTTCTAAGATAATCCTCTTTTAATCTATATTGCATACTTTCTATTTTTGTTCTGTATTTATTCCTAAGACCATTAGAAGCTTCTACAAAATCTTCTAACCATTCTCTAGCAAGATATGCTTCTGTAGATGGAAACCAATCGCCACTACTCATTATAAGGATACCTGTAGGTTTTCCAAGTTTTACCCACGTTTTATATTGTTTATCAATATCTTGAATATTATGAGGATTGTTTACTATAGCCATATATGCTATACCTCCTATATATTAAAAAAGAGAAAATGTCTATATAATCGAAACATTACTTCATTGTCAAGAAACACAAAAAGAATGGATAGAGGATTTCTCCTCTATCCAATAAATTATTACATAGTTGGTATCAAGGGGGGGGATGGTCTTGAAATATTATAGAATTTAGCCCAAACGTTTGCTTCATGCGAATATGGATTTGTATCATAATCAGCAGGTTTAGGTAATGGAAGATTATATAGTTTTCTAAAAGCAACTGATGCATCGCCATAAACATTAGTTTCTAAATCATCAGGCTCTTCCATGTGAATACCATTATACTTCATATAAGCTATAGCTTTATCACTATATGGATTAGTATCGAAATCGGCTGGTTTTTCAGTAACTTCATCTTCAAACTGAATATAAGATTTAGGAAGGCCAAATAATTCAAATAATTGATCTTCTGTAGTAATTTCTGGTCCACCATTTTCTTGAACGAATTTTAATAAAGCTTCCTTATTATAATTCTTAAATTTTAAATTAAGTCTAGTTACTCCAGGAGCTAAGGCTTCTTTAGAAGGAAGCATATTTTTTAATCTATTACACTTTTTATATCCAGATTCTGGAGGATCTAGTTCACTAACACCTATCTTCATATATTTCTCATCTGGAAATATGATTGTACCAGTTATGTTTCTTAATTTGAATGGACCATTTTTAGAAACATTGAACAAATTAGAATAATTTGGTATTAATTGAGATTGTGGTACTTTTGATCCTATAGTATCGAAAACTATATTGTTTATAGAGGCATCTTTGAACATATCTATCATATAACTATAATTAGTCAAATCGATATCAGATAAATCCACACAATTAATATATGCTTCTTTAAAAGTACCAGTAATAGAATTACCACGTCCTCCGCCAATATCAATTTTATAACCAATACCAAAACTATCTTTTCTAAGTTTTAAAGGTTTTACCCAATATTCAAATAGAACTTTATCTAAATCTATCTCTTTTATAAGACCATCTGCATATGATTCAGCTAAAGCCATAGCCCCTATAGTATTATAATAGGCTTTCTTTAATTTCTTCTTAGTATCAGGATTTTCTATCTTATCTATATACTTATCAAGATTAAATGCTCCAGCAAACATATAATCCCCACAATTTTTAAACTTTTCAAATGGGAATTTATCTAATCCTACTATTGTTTGAGCAATACAGTCTTTAAACATTCCATAAATATCATTAGCAGGATTTGTTCTATAATATTGATTATTAGTATCAGACTTAGGAAGAAGATTAAATTCTGATATATTTAGAGTTTTTACAAATGCTCCACCAAATAAAGAATATGAATCTCTAGTTTTAAAAAGATATTGAGATACAAATCCATTCAATAATTTCGGTTTTAATTCAAAATTATTTGGATAGGTTGTTTTGTATTTATTATCTGTAGTTTTAAACATATTTATTCCGTCATAAATATGATCCATTTGTACAGTATTAAGATAAGCTCCTTTATTTCCTAAGAATATCTTTGATAATATTTTATTTATCTCATCCATATTAGTAAAATTTATATCAGAAAATAAATTATCGATATTATCTGTTACTACTATTTTTTCATCAAAATAATTTTTATTACTAGAAATAGAATCATATATTGATGAGATAGAATTTATATCTGGTATTTTATTTTTAAACCAATAAGCTAATGATCCATCTTTAATAAGTGTTTTTTCTCTTAAAGCTGGATCGGTGCGGAGTGATCCTTCAGGGTATAGTGGATTCTCCATATAACTTATATAATTAGGATTTTTATAATCTAATTCACTGCCTTTAAGTGAATATGGATTAGTAACCTGTGCAAACAGTTGTAAATCAAATGTAAACATAATTTCCTCCTTCCTTATTTTTTATTAACAAATTCTATATTTTCTTTAGGAAGCATTATATAATCTTTATAAAAAGTTTCTAATGTATAATCATCTCCATCATATCCATTATCTGGATCTTTATAGAATGAATAGAATTTGGTCTCATCAAAATTAATAAATTTAATTTTGCAATCTGCATCTAGAGTGGCAGTATTTCCTTCATAATCATAAAGACTAAATATATTTGATATACGATATATTTGGTCCTTAGAATCTATTTCTAATTTAGAAAAATCGATAGCAAGGTTAGTTATTTTTTTAATAGAATATGCAGTAAGCAAATTTCCAGCAGATTCCTTAGGATAGTATACAAATCCTTCTGGAAATATGATTTCTTTACAATATATGCTATTAAAAAATGAAAAAGAATTTCCATCAGTTGGATATTGTAGATTTTTTAAATTCCAATTTGATAGATCCAAAATATATTCTGAATCTTCGCTATGCTGAATATAAGTAGTAATATCAAAAAATCCAGATAACTTTTTTATTTTTTTAGGAGGTTTTGAAAATCTTATTACTTTATTACCATCTCCTAATAGCACCTTTAAGTTTTTATTTGTATAAAAAGTATCTGGAAGTGGAGAATAATCGACATCTTCTATATTAGAATAATCTATATCTAGTATACCTTTTACATAACCATTTTTTAGATTAAATGCACAATTTAAATGCTTTAAATTTGGATTAAGCTTTATTCCAGTAATATCTACATTTACTGATGCATATTTTAGCATATAATCCATATTTGTTACTTTTTCGAAATCTAATAATGTTAAATTTAATTCTTCGCCACTATCTATTTCTTCAGGGTTGTTATTTTCACCAGCACTACTAATACCCAATCCAGTAAATGCCCCATGTAGACTAGAATTATCTTGAAGTTTCATATGGGACAAGGCATTATTAAAGTATGCAATATCTTTAAATTCTTTATTAGGATATTTAGTGGATAAAAGATCATATTTTTTTGGAAGTGCATAATCTGGAAAATCGCCATAAGCATAGCTACTAATATAAGTGCTGAATACACATAATAACTTGGATACTTTTCTATCCTTATTCCAGAAATCTTTTTTAGCAGAAGTGGATTCACTCATACTATTGATAGTATCAAGATCTTCAATGTTTTCTAACATCCATGCCATATAAGTATATGGTCTCATATTAACATCTGCCGTTATGACCATAGACTCATCATCTATGAATTTATATTTATTACCATCATTTGTATAAGCAAATGTTTGTAAGTCAAATTTAAAACTCATTATTTATTCCTTTCTATAAAAAGAAACAAGCACTATAAAAGTGCTTGTTCTATTTTATTTTTAGATAACTTCGTATTGAGTTTTATCCAAACCAGATAAGAAGAATCCATTAGGAGGGTTTTTAATTTTCAACCCACTAAGATTCTTACACCCAGTTCCTTGGTTAATACCAAACATACCAGCATATTGTTTACAAGATTTCATATCGATAACACCAGTAATCTTTTTAAGATTATAGCACCCTAAGAACATTCTTGAAAAATCTTCTACGTTACTAGTATCCCAATCGGAGATATCAATTTCTTCTAAAGAAGCACAGTCTTCAAACATAGAACTTGTATTAGTTACTTTAGTATTTACTAAGTTCTTAATACCTTTTAGTTCTTTAAGACCTTTACAGCCTTGGAACATATTTTTCATATTAGAAACTTCTAATTTACTAAAGTCCCAAATACCTAAGTTCAATTTACTAATGACTTCTAATCCAGAGAATAACCATACCAACCCATTAGGATTGATATAATCAATATTGATCTTAGAAATTACATCATTCACTGTTTGATTAGTAAATAACTTGCAATCACTGAATAAAGAACTTACACTAGATGCATAAATGGTATTATCGAAGATCTTTCTTTTATCTTCAGGAAGTTTATCTAGAGTAGAGATATTTTTGATATCTTTAATATTCTTACTAAACCAAGAACCCATATCTACTAAAGTAGGAGTCTTATTGGTATCATCTATATAGGATAAGGTGATATTTTTAGTAAGATTAGTAATATATCTAGGATTAATAGATTTCATGTAATAGCTCCTTATATATTAACCTTTATATTTTTCAGTAGTTTTTAATAAATTAATAGCAGCTTCTTTAGTATATCCATTATTCATTAGATAATCGATATCGTTCTTTTCATAATCCATACCATTAGGAGCTACCATGGATTCATCATAAGGTTTAGTATACTTATCTACTGTACTTAATAAGTTGATAGCAGCTTCTTTAGTATATCCTACTTTTACTAAGTAATTGATATCATTCTTAGCATAAGGTCTACCATTAGGACCTACTTCATCAGACGCCATTTCTTTACCATCAATTACAGATTTAGTAAAGTTATGAGCTCTAAAGTAGTTTGCTTTACCACGAATAATATCACCACCACGATGGCCAGTTTCATCATATGGATTATAGATAGGAGATTCTGCAGTTCCTAAGAATTCTAAATCCCATCTATCTACATTAGATTTTGGACCGTATGTATTATTTTCATAACCAGTGTAATCGCCATAATAAATATCTAAACCATCTTCATTATCTGCTGCTTCACCATGAGTGAGAACATGTTGTTTATCAATAGTAAGATCTAAAGCATCTGCTAATACACATACTACTTTAGCCATACCATCAATTTGTTTCTTAGTAGGTGGATAAGAACCAAGATCTTCTGGTGTTGCATGAGCAGCACAGTTCATAGTGATACCAATAGCACCAGAGTTTCTATAATATGTATGATCTAATACATCAGATAGATCATCATCAGATAAATATAATCCGCCTTCTCCATTAATAGAGATATTGTAGTCTCTAAAGTTTGTATAATAATCACCAGCAGTCCAGTGTAAGTAAAGTTTTACATCTCTACCTCTACTTTCTGCTAGATCCCATAAATCAGCTTTGGCTCTTTTAGCCGCATCATAAATTTCTTTATATGTTGTTATACCTGCCAATGGTTTAACCTCCATTAATATTCTATATAAGTAACATTATTCCCATTAGTACCATCTTCTTTATAGAAGAATAGTTTTTTAAGGATCTTATTATATACCAATGTTCTAGGAGCAAGCTTGTCTTTTATATTACCAGTGACTTGCCAACTACCACTAATATATTCTAAGATCTTACCAGTTGGGAAATCATATAGTGGTTCTTTAGGGAATTTTCCATTAACCATATTATCTTGGATATATCTTCTATCAGCATCTAATAAGTATCCACATAAAACATGGAACTCATTATCAGGATATGCTTTACCAGTAGTCTTGTTTAATTTAATAACTTGACCATCTTCAGCAGTTTCATAAATACTAGATTGGAATAAATCCATCTCAGTATATTTCCCTGGATAATTGTGGAAGAAGAATTTTCTAGTAGCTTTATTATAAACAAAGATACGGTTAGATAAGTATTGAGAAATTGTTCCATCTTCTTTCCATTTAGAAGTATTATAATCGTAAGTATAGTGCTTTCTTGTATTTAAATCATAAATATCATCACTATCTAGAATACCTTTTTGAGATAATAAGTTAAAAGTAGCTCTTGCATTTCTAACAATGACCCCAACAGGAGCTGGGTTATTAATCATTTTTGTTAGATTATTAAAAGTCTCTTTCTTATAATCTCCTTGGAAAGGATTGAATTCATATTCAAAAGTATTATAAGCTCCTAAGTTATCTTTCTTAGGATCAAATAAAGTAGATTGAAGTTTGAATAAAGTATTATTCTTCTCAATTCTGATATTAGCATATAATTTGGTATCAGGATTGGTTACATCTGGATCGATAAGTTCCAAAGTATGATCCGATAAAATTTCTTGAGTTGAGTTACCTAGGTCATATACTACAGCAAAAGAAATTTCATTATTAGTAGTATTATTTCTAGGTCCTCTTACAAACGATAAGGTGTGTTGCACACCATTGTCATCTACATTATATCCCAATAAGATACCGACCATACCAGAGTTATTATCTATAGTAATAGCATACTCTAATGCATAGTTATAATAAATTAGCTTAGGATCCATAAAGCCACTTACTACAACAGATTTAGAGTTACAAGAGATTTCGCCTTTGTTATTAACAGTCCAGCCTACGTTTCTTGTAGTATAGTCTATATAAGGAATACCTCCTAGATTTTGACCCTCTTGCAAGCTAGGGTCAAAATGAGCATTATCTAAAACCTCAATAGCTTTTGTATTATAATGAGCATAACCAACCCAAGTATCTCTAATAGTTCCAATTAGATCTGGTTTGGTTTTCTTCATCTTTTCTAAATCTTGAGGAGTATCTACTACTCTAAGAGATAACCACTCATCATGAGGGTATAACCTCTTTTCTTTTTTATCAATTTTAACAACTTGACCTTGCTGACCAGTTAACCAAAGGTTAGCAAAAGGGTCGCTGTTTTCTAGGACCATGATACGTTTATCTAACGCATCAATATCAGCTCTATTCTTCATAATCTTATTATGGTTATCTACAATCTCAGATTGCAGAGTTTTAAATAAGAGTTGTAAAGACGGAGCTATCTCATCCCAGGTAATAGTATATTCTGAGTTAAACACGGATAATTACCTCCAGTTGACAACTTAGTAATCGATTACTTAATATGTCAAACAGTACTAAATAAGGGGGAAATAAAGATATGGCCTTCAATAATGAAGACAAAGTAAGCTATAAGGAACTAGCCCCTAGCTTAAAAAGGTTATTTAAAAATCTTGAAAAAGAAATAAGAGAAAGACAAATTGGTTATATAGATGACAATTCTAAATATATAGATAGATTAAAAGATAAATTAACTGCTCTAGAAAATAGAGATGATTTAAAAGAGCTATATAAGATGGCTAAAAATGACGATGAAGAATCTGCATCTGGCCAGGTATTAAAAATAAATCCATCTAAAAGATCTTTATATCAACATGATGAATTTCTTAGTAGGCGTATAGTATCTAATCAATATGAAAAAGAAGAGGAAATGTTAAGAATTCCTACTTCTATGGAAACTATATTTAAAACATGGAAACGGTATGCGCATTTTGACGGTTATGCTACTGCATATTTAGATGAAACGAACCATAATGTTGCTGATTTACCTGAAGGGCAAAATCTAAATAATTACGAATATAATCTTTATTTAGATCCAAATCAAACTGGTTGGGTTTTTGATAAGAAGACTAACTGTATTAGAGCAACATATGATGGGCATGTAACAGCTGGGTTTATCTCTCCTACATCTGACTATTATTCTTATTATATCAAAACAATGGTAGACGTTGGTTGGGATGACGATAACCTAATGATTGTAGTTGGGTACATGGTCGATGAAAATGGTAAAGAACATACACTTTCATTAGCTAGAGGTGCTGGCAATTTATGGACTGGCAGTGGTAAAAATATAGAATCATTTGTTAAAGATGGTAAGAGATATTATAATAGAATTGGTTATAATATACCTATTCCTGGAAGTGATTATGGCCCTGAAGGTTTTAAACCTGGTAATCCATCTATTAATTATCCTAGAGATAAATGGAGAGATAAAATAAATTATAGAGATATAGGAAATTTACCATTCGATACTACCTTTTGGTGGGGTCTTATTTATGATATGGGTAATGATACTCAGTTTATTATTACTGATTTATCTGATGAGGTTGGCCCTTCTGCCTTTCCAACAAATTATGCAAGTAGAGCTAGTGTTTGTATCGCTTATATTTCTGCTCTTAGAGAAGGTAATTATTTTAAATTCACTACATCGGAATGGTCTAAAGATGGTAGTGATGACAAACCAATGCCAGAAGGTACTTTCGAATTTATTTTACCAGATGAGAAACCAGAACATTGGTCTGATGAAATGTTTGAGAACATGAAGAATATGTGTTTAGAACCTTCTCATGTTGGATTTGGTTGTCGTTCTGGTCAGCCTCGTTTTACTATCATGGATCAACGTGGTATCTTTGATGATGAAGATATTTATTCACTATATGAAGATAAAATATTCTCTTTCAATTCTCAAAAATTCTCTTGGGAATTTAAAGAAAAGATATCTGAGAATAAGAACTTCACACAAAAGATATTCTTATATAATCCAAAATTAAAGACTCTATATTGGTATAATGATGTATTTGATTATACTAGAATTACAATGCCTCCAGATCTTAAAGAACTTACACGTCCTGGTAAAGATGGTCAAATATTAAAATATAATAGAAGAACTGATTTCTTACAATATGATGATGAATTTCACATATGCAATGTAGTAGACAATGATGATGATTTCAATCTATTACAGAATTCAAAATTCTCTATGAAGGATATATTTGATAACTGGGATAGAATAAGTGGATTATGGGATTGGAAATTTCCAACAGAATATAAAAACCAAAACCTTAATACAGAAGGTCAGATAGCTGCTAGAAACGCATACTACTTTGATGATACAACTCAACAAATAATAAATCCTCGTAATAGTAATGAAACATCCGCTTTCTTATCAAAAGATTATTACAAATCCTTTAAAGTAAAAATTAGACTAGATCCATATAATGATGACGATGATCCTATATTTATGATTGTCGGATTCATGACTGATGATAAGGGTATACAACATGATATATCCGTTGTAAGATGTGGTAATAATGATAGTGGGCAACATAAGACTGGCCCATTGTTTATTATGTATGATGCTATGTCTTATTTGTATACTGGAGATAGTGGAGATCTTACTCCTAATAATATTAGAGATCATAATTCTAAAGAGTATAAAATGCTAGTTCTTAAAGGATTAGAGTATGGAGTAATCAAACCAGTTAGATGGAACTATGGTCCAGTAGAAATAGAAATAGAACGTGGTAAAAAACGTGATGGTACTCCATTCTTAGAGATAAGAACTTGCAACCCTAATGAACACATTGATTACGACAATCCAGATTTTAGATTATATTATGAATTACCTACAACCATTCCAGAATATTGGACAGCTGAACAATATCTCAATGTGAGAAATATGCTTACTAATGAATCTAGAATAGGGTTTGGTACACAATCTAATCCATGTAAAATAAGTATTTTATCACAAACTGGATTCTTACAAGATGATTTAATTTACCATCTTAAAAAAGATAGAGTATATCGAAGAGTAAATGGAAATGATTGGGAAGAAATAGGAACGGTTCCAGAATACATGATGTCTAAAGTTCTTATGTATAATAAGTCTCTTAAGAAATTATTCTGGTATAATAATGAAGCAGAAGATAAAACTACTACGGATTATTTCCAATTAAGTTCTAGACCTTCTATACAACCACAAATTATGCCTGATAATGAAGGTATACTTAACTCTACTATTGAAGTAGTAGAATACTATTCTCAAGAATTATCCTCTTCAGTTAAAGTAGTTCCTATTACTGGAAAAGAAATTTCTGCTACAATCCAAATTCAATAAAATTATAAGAGTAAGGGATTAACTCCCTTACTCTATTCTTATTCATTATATGGATATGTAATCATAATAGGATCTGTAATATAGATACCTTTCTGTTCATCTGTATCTTTTTGCAATAATAAATAAGTCGTATTACTTCTAAACTTAAATACTTCTAAATCAATAAGATCATACTCTGGAGTATAATTAGTTCCTACTGGTAGGGTATCAATCTCTTTTAATTTATCATGAGAATATCTTTTATTGAATGTAGCTGAAGCTGGATCATAAGCTGCTTTGTAATTATTAGATAGATCTTTTACTCCAATAATAAGATGAGCAGTGGTTTTATTAGTACCTTTATTTACAGCAAGTTCATTCATTTCTTGATATCCAATACAATAATTATTACCAGTTTTATTTGTATCGTTTTCTACTATATCTGGTAATCCTAGATCAAATAGATCTCTGAAAGAAGCCATAATATAACACCTCCATTAAATTTACTTTAATGTGTTGAATGGTTATATACTATATCTATGAATAGTATTTTCAATCTATGTTTTATTTTTTGCGGAAAAAGAGTAAAAGGAGGAAAATTATGAAAGAATTTAATGAGTTTACTTTCAATAATAACAACACTGAATATCTTAGCGATCTTCATTCTAAAGGTATAATAGAACCTAAGATAGAAAATGGTGTTGTAAATATTATTGTAAGCCCAATTACAGTAAAACCAAATGGAAAGGTTGAATATAATTTCGAATACTCCCCAAAACACAGAAATAAACAAGAAGAGGAATAACCTCTTCTTGAGATATATTTTAAAGGATAATCGTAAAATGTAATACTAACACTCAGAAAGAAAATAAAATAAACGGCGTATTATTGTAAGATGAAAAGAGAAAGAGATTTACAATGATTCTGAGTTTATTTTATTTTTAATAGATATATTATTGAGAGGACGTTTTTGTGCACCATGAGAGAGATCTATATTAAAACAATACGGTCTATTTTATATACAGTACACATTTTAAGATTAATAATCCTTTATCTTATTGTTAGTTCTAATTGAAGGGGTAATGCTTAAATGAGAGGAAACAAGGATTTATCTAGTATAGTGAAGAAGGTTCATGATTATAAAACCAAAGTAAATAAATCATACAATCCAGATCAATTCCTTTATAAAGCAAATAAATCTAATAACGAAATATTCAAACACATAGGCCGTCACGAAGAGAGTTCTATAGGTAGTAATTCTAATAAAGTTATTTATAATTCTCTATTAGAATTTTTTGATAATAATAGATATCTAAAGAGCAATATGAAGAAAATCATATATGGATTAGCTATTGTTATTATAGGTTCAATAGGATATGGATTTTATAATCATTCTTTTCCATTATTAGGAACTTATTCAGTGCAAAAATATCTACAGTCCTATGAAGATATTAATCCTAATGATGAAGATAAAGATTCTAAATTAGATATTCTTCTAAATAGTGATGGAAATGTATATTCTGTAAGTACAGAAGAAAATGCTATAAAGGCTACTAGTACCTTTAAAGATGGTGATGATGAAAATACTATTCTGCTAATCACAATTAATAAAATAAGCGATAATCCAAACTATGCCGAATCAAAAGATGTAGAACAAAGAAAAGTTGGTATATTAATGAATAAGAATAAAGATGGTAATATTACTTTCAAGATGACTGAAACTAAACCATCTCTTCCAGTATTATTCAACTATAAACAACAATCTATAAGTATAAGTCAATATGACTATAAAACTATTCTAAGAGCATCTGATGGAGCTGATGGTAGTAAGCCATTAATAAAAGCTGCTTTATATTGTGCTAATAAATTAAATCTAATAGATTTAAACACTGCTAAATTTAATGATATCTAAAAGGAGATCAAGACTATGGAAAAGCAAATTTTTGATATTAAAGAAATCGTGGATACTGTTGCTAATCATTTAGAAAAATATACAATATCAGAATCCAAAACTACTGAGACTAAATTAAAAATGATTGAAGATGCTCTAGCATACAGTCATGACTTTATTGAATCTAATGTAAATAGATTTGGTGATCTAGGTAAATTGGATAAGACTATAGTTTTTAGAACATATGCTGCTAAGTCTGATATCGAAAATAGAAGAAAAGACTTTAAAGATGAGTTAGTTAGAAATGATCAAGAAACTAATTTGGTTACTGAAGTGGATCATGAAACAAAAGATATTAAATTCAAAGATGATCTAAAACAACCTAATGCTATTAATACTCTAGTAAAAGCTATTGGTAATGGTATCAGTACTTTAGAAACCTATGATTATTACAAAGATAGAATGAAAAAGACTAGTGATCTTTTCAACTTCCAAGGAGTAGCTGCAGAAAGATTAATTAGACTTGGTATGCTTACTAGAAGATATGAACTCATCTGTAAGAAACTAACAGCTATCTCTGTATATAATCGTCATGGGTTTAGTGACTTCTCTGAAGAAGTTTTGAAAGATCAAGATCCTAATGAAGTAGATCCATTCAATAAGAACTTTGTATTTGATCTAATTATTGATATGGCTTATAGCAATCTAGATTCTTTAAAGATGATGGAAACAGCTAGTTCTATTAAACTTATCTTTGAAGGAAATGAAAAGGAATTAGAGCTTATCAAAGATACTCTAGGTGAGATGGTAATCGGTAAAGATTCTAATCTATTTAAAGATACAGAAGATTATCTTAAAACTTGCTCACAATATTATGTGGATCAATTACATAAACTCACATATGATATGATCAATGATGATCTAATCGTATTTGATTATTCTAATTATCCTAATCTAGGTAATCCTACAGTAACTGCTTGTGAAAAACATTCTCACGAATGTAATTGTGGACATTGCGGACACGATCATCATCATTAATAAAAAAAAATAAGAGGAGTAAGGGAGTTAATCCCTTACTCTTTTTTTGTGTTAAAAGTCAATAGCACAAAAAAAATCAAATATACCTCCTCAATGATATATTTGATCATTAGTAAATAAGCTATAATTATATACTATAAATATGATAAGAAGCTCGGAAAGGAGAATCTTTATGATTGATTTTTTAATCAGTATAATTGCACAGGTCATATCTGGTGTAATATTATACTTCATTATTAGATTAATTAATAAGGATTGTTAATGGTACTGCCATGTACCTATTTCCTCCTTGTTGTAAGGAAGATCTAATTTACCATTTTTCTTATAAAGAGCTTCTTATCTTTTTATAAAATAATTATATACTATAAATATGATAAGATACTCGGAAAGGAGAATTCTAATGAATAAATATTTATTAGATATGATAGTTCAAATCGGTTCAGGTTTGATATTATATTTAATCATAAAATTTGTTTTTTAGGATTCGCTAGCTAGTCTGCCATGATCTAGCTCCTCCTTTTGAGAAAGATATATCTAAATATTTTTCTATAGAGTATCTTATCAATACTTATTTACTATTACTTACAGTTCTTTTATTTTTTGTCTTTAACCCAAACAGGACAAGGAGCAGAGACTTTTACCGAATCATATCCATTTACAAAGATATCTTTAGATTTACAGATAGCATTACCATCTTTATCTACGCCAATCTTAACTGGATATTTTACATATCCTGGAGCTATGGATTTCTTTAATAAAGAAATATTAGAAGTTTCTCTACCACCTAGTGGAAGCTTACGGCCTGTTTGTAAATATGTATTGATGAATTCTTTAGAGAACTCAATCATATTTCTAGCTTCACCAGTTTTGAATTCATAGTTATCCATAAGACGATGTGCTTCTTGATTAGAAATACCTGTAGTATTTGCAATAACTGAACTCATTGTATTTCTCATAGTTTCAGATGGACAAAAGCTATGATCAATACCAGTTCCTTTATATACATCTACTTTATATTCTTTATCATTAAGCATTGCTTTCATAATAAGCAATTCATCTTTTTGTGATTTAGTATCATATGTTTTTTTATCATTAGGAGATCGTTGTTCATTAATCTCCTTTATTAGATCCACTACTTTCACTAGTACTCTCCTTTTTTGAATAAGGTTTCAACACCAATACTGGATAAATTTTCTTTCTTCTATTACAGTTTCTTAGAAGATACTTATCTATATCTTCTCTACTCATAGAAGATATCTCTTTAAGGAATTTTGTTCTTTCCATATCTTAATACCTTTTCTATTTACTTTATTCAAGCATACATCGTTGAATTACGATATTGTTGCCATGACAATAATTTTATATTTTAAAGAAAAAATAAAAGGCGATCGGAATGATCGAGACAAGAACCGATCGCCTTTATTTGATAAGAGGATAAAGTGTGTAGTTAATCCTTATTACTTTTGGCTGGTTTATCACAAATATTAATGTACCTCCAGTATATTAATATTAATTTTAATCATATGGGTTGAGTTTGAAGATGAGACCCATATGATTAAATATAGCCTGTCACTCAATTGTGACCTGAGATATATAACCTCTTATCATAATTATAGTATATACCCATAATATTTATTAGTGGGATTACATCAAGGTAATGTTTTACAATAGATAAGGAGGATACCAACGTGGCAATATTTTTAAATGAATTAAATCCATTTAGATTATACAGAGGCCAATATTACTACCCAATAGATCTTAAAGATAGAACTCATAATTCTATTGTATATCTAATGACACCAAATACTGAATCCAGTATTAATATTCTAAACAATAGACTTGCTAAGTTGAATAATATTATTTTCAATTCTTACTTCATTGAAAAGAATGTAAATCTTATTATTAATAATAACTTAAACAAAGAAGGAGATATTTCTATTAATAATGAAGCATATGATTCTTCTTTATTAAGAGATTTATCTCTAAATGAATCTGTATCTAATAATGATATCATTCTAAATGAAACTGGTATGGAATATAAACTAGGAGAAGAATATCATAAGATCCTATATCCAGAATTTGTAGATTCTATTATCAATGAAGAAACAGAAACTACTAAATTTGGTTCTTATAACTATACCAATATTTTTAGACAGATTTTATATAATAATAGAATGAGATCTCAAGCAGAATGTTTGAAGTTCTATGAAAAGATTAGAAATGAAGTAAGATATCTTAAATATGCATTTGCTGATCTTAGACTTTATAAGAATAGAAACTTATTCTATGATTGGTCATTCTATACAGATATCTTCTATAAGAACAATACTAAGTTTACTGGAGATAGAGGATTGGATGTATTCTTCACATTCTTAAATAGATTCCTTATGGATTCAAGATTCTCTAATTATGATAAAAAGACAATTGTTATTCCAGTAACAGATTGGAAGAAGGCTGTACCAGATACAAGTATCTTTGATTATAAGAATTCTTCTAACCCATTCTCGTTCATCTATAGAACAGTAAAAATCAATCCATCTAAATTACAAGCATGGAAAGATTATACTATATTATTCACTGGTGATAATGGATACTTCACTGTAGATTTCAATATGATGGATATGAATCATTTGAATAAATTTGTATCTCTTACAAATAATATTCTTAGTGGTGAGTATACTGGTATTGAAGAAATCAATCATGACTCTAGACAAGCAATTGTTGCTCAGCTTACAGATAAATTAGAAAAGGGTGGCATCACTTTAACTAATTTAACTGGTGGTACAAAAGAGTTATCAAAAGATGATTTAGAAAAAATGGGCGTACTAGATGATCCTAGTTTAACTAAAGACCCTGAAATTAAGAAAGCCGCCCTAGTAAATAAGCTTGATAAAATAGCCTCTAAGTCCACCACTACTAAAGACGCTATGGAAACTCTTGAAAAGAATGATCCAGATGATAAAGACAATGAATGGTTAAAAGATGTACTTCTTGACCTTCAATCTGAAGATGGTATCAAGATGAATAAAGCTCGTAAGTCTAGAATGGAAGAAACTCAAAAGAAACTTCTCACAAAAGAAGTTAATGGTAAATCTGTTGCTAAACTTATGGAAGAGTTCCAAAAGAATGATGATATCAAACCTGCTGAAATCAAGATTGATTCCATGGATGAATCTTGGAAGAAAGTAAAGTTTGCTAATTTCAATAAAGAGTATAAGATGGACCCAGATATCGTAGCGATGTTTAGTCACTTTATTAATGTGAGTCATCCTATGAACATTGTAGATATTAAATCAGAAAATACTTCTACATCTGAAGATTATATCGATACTTGGACTTGTCATTATGAAGATGCTGAAACTGGTAAACGTTTTACAATGACTCTAGATATTCCTAGATTGATTAATAATCGATTCATGAAATTAAGAGGTAATGAAAAAACACTTATTGGTCAATTGATGCTTTTACCAATAGTAAAAACAGATGGCGATGCTGTTCAATTAGTATCTAACTATTCTAAGGTATTCATCTATAGAAAATCTCCAAGTGGTTTATCTAAATCTTCTCCTATTATCAATAAAATTGTAAAGACTTTAACTAAGTATGAAGGTAACGATATTAAAGTCACTGATGGCGATAATAGAAAGATTTGTTTAAAATATGAATTGCCTATGGAATTTATTGATTTAGCATCGATGTATTCTAAGATCAAATTCAAAGATGGTTCTTATATCTCTTTCAATATGGATGAATTATCTAAAATTCCATTTGATAAATCTTATTTCCCAGCTGGTTCTCCAGAATCTAAAGCCACTGATGAAATGCTTGCTAATAAATATATTGCTTGTTACGTAGTTAATGGTAAAAGAGTTCCATTTATTGATACTAGTGTGGATATGGGTATTTTAAATATCCTAAGAAATCATGATAAATCTGGTGAGTTTGATAAAATCTATAGAACGGTTTCTGTAGCTAAGAGATTAATGTATTCTGAAGCTTCTATCATGAATACCAAGATTCCTGTAGTTATTCTCTTATCATATAATATTGGTTTGCAAAGATTATTGAATAGAGTTGGAATCAAATATGAATTCCAAGAAACACGTCCATCTAGAGATACGACTTATATCAAATTCAAAGATGGTTATCTAGCATATTACTCTGATGATCCTGGTCATAATATGCTTATGAATGGATTGATGCAATGCGATTTCAATGATTATTCAATCAAAGAAATCAATGGTAAAGATATGTGGCTAGATATGTTAGATGATTTCGGTGGTAGAATCAAAGCAGATGGTTTTGATAACTTCTATGATTTAATGATAGATCCTATTACTAAAGAAATCTGCAAGACTTTAAATGTTCCAGATAACTATATTGATCTTATGATCTATGGTAATGATTTATTAGTAGATAATAAGTTCAATCGTCATACTGATATCACTGGTAACCGTTTAAGAACTAATGAAGTTATTGTTGGTCACTTGTATCAAGTTCTTGCTAAAGCATATGGTGCTTATAGAACTATGATTAAGAGAAGCAAAGGTCAAGCTACTTTCTCTGCTAAGAGATCTGCAGTAATTGATTCCATCTTAACACATGACCAAACCTCTTCTGATCTATCTACTTTGAATCCTTTATTAGAAGCAGAAACTTCTTCTAAAGTTACATTCAAAGGTTTATCAGGTATGAACTCCGAAAGATCCTTTGGTCTTGATAAACGTGGTTATGATAAAACAATGCTTGGTGTTCTTGGTATGTCTACAGGCTTTGCTTCTACAGTAGGTATCAATAGACAAACAGTTATTGATGCTGGTGTTAGAAACAAACGTGGATTTATCACTCCTAAAAAACCAGAAGAGTTGAATAACTTAAATACATTCTCTGTTATGGAAGCATTATCTCCATTAGCTATTAATCATGATGATCCATTCCGTACAGCAATGGCATTCACTCAAACAGCACAACATCAAATGTTGGTTAAGAAATCCATGCCTGCTCTTATTACTACTGGTGCTGATGAAGCATTACCATATCTTACTTCTAATAAGTTTGCATATAAATGCCCATTTGAAAAAGCAGTGGTAAAAGAAATTACTAAGGATTATATGATAATTGAAGATTCTAAGACAAAAGAAAGAGATTTCATTGATCTTAGAACCAATATTCAAAAGAACTCTGATGGTGGTTTCTATATTACTATTAAACTAGATCCAACTGTAAAGGTTGGTCAAAAGATTGAAGCTAATGATATAATAGCATATGATAAGCAATCTTATTCCAATGCAATTGGTAATAGAGGTAAAGGTGCTAGCCCATTTAATATCTCTTATAATATGGGCACTTTAGCTAAGGTTGCTATTATGAATACTGACTTAGGTTATGAAGACTCTTGTGTAGTTGATAACTCTATATCTGAAGCACTAGAATCTAAAGTAGACGTTCAAAAAGACGTATCTCTTGATAAGAACTCTAACGTATATAATATGGTATCTGTTGGCGATCATGTTCAAGAAGGCGATCCTTTACTTATTTTCCAAGATGCATTTGATGAAAAAGAAGCAAATGAGTTATTAAAAAATATTACAGATGATAATGCTGATGGTTTATCAGATCTAGGACGTAAACCAGTAAGAGCTAAGATGACTGGTCAAATTACTGATATAAGAATTTATAGAACTTGTAATGATGAAGAACTTTCTCCTACATTATTGAAGATAGTAAAAGAATATGATGCTAGAATCAATAAACTTAAAAAGATTATGAGAAAGAATGGAGTAGATAAAGAATATACTCTAGAAGCAACAAGTAAACTTCCTGCAGAAGGTAAATTGAAACATCTTGATGGCGTTCGTATTGAATTCTATATTGAAGTAAATGATAAGTTCGGTATTGGTGATAAACTGGTATTCTCTCAAGCTCTTAAAGGTGTAAACTCTTACATCGTTCCTAAAGGTGAAGAAGCATTTACCGATTATCGTAAAGATGAATATGTAAATGCATTCCTTACCATCTCTGGTGTAATGGGTCGTATGGTTCCATCTGCATTGTTACAAGGTTTATTAAATAAACTTGTTTTAGAAACTTCTCGTCAATGTCAAGAAGAACTAGGTATAAAACCAAGAATGCTGAATGAAATATTAGCTGATCTATAATAAAAAAAAATAAGGAGTAGAGCATTACGCTCTACTCCCATTCTTTGTCTAAAATTATTGATTTAAACAAAAAAAGAATATACCTTTTGAGTATATTCTTTTTACATACCGTTTTTACACTGCTAGGATTGATATGCGAAACAACGTCCTATAGTAACCACATTTTACTTCCGTGGTGGAGTGGAAGAAACACTAGTTTATAATGCTATCACAAATATAGTATATAACTATTTTTCAGTTTCTTCTATCTCAATATTCATATCATAAATATCAGTAGAAGGTGATTTCTTAACAATACCTCTTGTTGTATAAATGATATAGCTATCTTCTAGAGTATCTTCAATAGGAACTTGTTTCTCATAATACCCTGGGTATCTATGGGTGCTTAGTTCTTGAGTAAATTCATCAGTAGTAATTTTCTTACCATTGTATTCTACACCAGTGATTTCAATATCATCACTATCAGGGAATAGTCTATCCATCTTATCTAAGATCATATCAAATTCACTGATATAATTTTCCTTGATATTTTCTTCTGCATATTCATCTATTTCATCTTTTTTCTTTTCCGCATCATCTTCCAAGATCTCATATACAGTAGTAAGAATAACTAAGTTTTGAATCTCTTTTAATAGATTCAATTTAGTAGATTTCTTATTTAATTCTGCTTCTGCATCTTTACGATATTTGGTTGGATCTTGGGAAACTTTCTGTATTCCTAGCGAACGGATAGTATCTTTATTATCCATAACGGATTTGTAATCTCTCATATTATAGATTACTCCATCCATACCTATTAGATAATTAGTAATAGAGTAGTTGTTTTCTACATCGTCTATTTTATAAGAGTCATTTTCATCAATAACTTCTTTTAAAGCATTAGTTCTAGCTATTAAGTTACCATAACTATACTCTCCTTCAATGAAAGTAAATAAGTTAATAGTAACATCATCATTTTCAATCGTATTAGCATTAGCTAATTGGATCTTTAAAGATCTTGCTAGTTCTTTATCGTTTTCGCAGATATAGTTGTTCTTTACACCATCAGATAGTTTATCAAAAATGTGGTATATATTTATCGTATACATAGTTCGATTCTCCTTTACAAGTTACTCAAAGATTTAATTAGAAGTCTAGCTCAAAATACAATATAATTATATACTATAATTATGATATAAGAATATCGGATAAAACATTTTGATCCTGAGCTTATATCTTTTTTGGTTTCCATTATTAAAACGAAAGGAAAGGCAAAATGGAAAAGCAAACTTTTACTTTAGCATTAGATATGCTAAACAAAGAAACAGGTAAATTTGAGGTTGGTGGTTTACCAGGAATTGATGATCATATTATGTGGGATATTGAGTTCGAAGTTCCAGAAAAATATGGTATTTACCACATTATCTATGGTATCCAAAAATGGATTAAAGAATATTTCTACAAGTTGGAAAAGTATTCTAAAGTAGAAAATATAGAAGCTAGAAGATTATTCTTCGAATATTCTGATGAAGCTAATAAAATAATTCATAGAAAAGATCAAGTTCTATCTCGTCACTTCTACAACTATTTCGGCATCATCGAAAAAGATGACGTTATGTACGGTATATTCGTAATGGACAAAAATGGCGCAATTCTAGCACCATATAACTTTGAAGAAGATGGCACTTATGTTGGTCGTGAAATTTAATCTATTGAGGAGAAATTAATCATGGAAGCTATATATGTAAAACTATTTATATTGGATACAAATGATGAATTTGATGAAGAAATGAAATTTGGTCCTTATGAATATGAACCTAATGAAGATGGTACTCAATCTATGTCAGAAGATGATACGTTTGACGCAGCTCTTGACAGAGTGTATTACGAACGTGACAATATGGGATTGGAAGATCTTCCTCCAAGAGATAGATTAGACGTTTTAGAACGTGTTTCTGGAATGGAACTAAGCAAATTCTATCAGATCTATATTGATCCAGAAACTGAAAACATCTATGCGTTTGCTATCTCTAATGAGAGTGGCGATCTAATAGATTCTGGGATTAATCTATATGAGCAGGATTAAGGAGGAATACAATATGGATAAGTGTTATGTAATTTTGGAAAGTTTATATACCAAGCCATGGTTCATTTTCGGTGAAGATTATAAGCTAAACCAATTAGATAACGATAGGCTGCTTGGTATTGTAGCATATGCCACAGAAGAGGCAGCAATTGAGATGGTTGAATCTGTACAGAAATCTGCTAAAGAAGTCACTGATGAAAACATTCTTCATAAACTTCCAAATGTAGATGAACTAGCTGGACGATTAAGATATTATAAAGTATTCGAAATGGAGAATGTAATAGCAACTTATAAAGTTATGGCTATTGATATCTTAAAAACTACTCCATTTGGAAAGTAGGAGGTATATTATGGAAAAAGGTTATGTATTATTCAATTCAGTATATGTTGCAGAATATGATAAAACCATCAAAGGTAAAGTAATTGTATTTGAAGATGATGGTTCTTTCTTTGAATTGAAATGTTATAAAACAAAAGAAGAAGCTATCAATCGCATTGATAAATTCTTTGAAGTCGAAGGTGGTCATAAAGAAGTGCCAGAAGACGAAGCAAAGGAAATTGATATAGGGTATGGCGATAAAGTTGTCTATACTAAAAATGGCAAAGTGGGTAATGTGATCTACACATTCTACGTTGTTGAAATTGATTTAGATTAAAATAATAAGAGATAGGACTTAGTTCCTATCTCTATATTTTATTTTGTTTAATAGGAGAAAAATCATGAGTAAAAATAAAAAAGATGATGCATCTTGGCCTAGACCTCTTTCTATTTTATTTGGAGTTATGGATGGTGTAGAAAAAGCAGGTAATTTTGGTAAACGATTAACAAAAGGAAAATATTCTATTGTCTATCTTGATAAATTATATCTAGATAATAAAAAACTCGTAGAATGTTATGAATTAGATGGAGATCCTATTGCATATAAAAAATTTCATCTTGAAATCAAAGTTACTGGTATGATAAATCCTCTTGCCCCTTTTAAAGGTAGCAAAAGATTTTTTGGTGAGATGATGAATGATGAAGATACTGGTAAGCAAAAAACCTATAAATCATCTAAAAAAGATAAGGATTATGGCATATATAATAGCGTCGATGTTGTGAGCAAACTTATAAAAAATAAGTTCTACAATACTGAAAGATATATTAGAGAAATAGATGAAGATAAGTTAAAAGCTTTCAGAGAAGAATTAAAATCTTATAAAATGGATGATTATTCTACATTTATCTATGATAAATTTGATAATGCTATTATTGGATTTAGAGAAGAATTTGTATGGGAATAAAATATTTTAGCTGGAGGTTTATAAAATGGAAGAGATGCCAAAGGTATATTTAATTTTAGAAACTACTTATAATTTTAATGAAGCAAATAATAATGGATCTACTAATAAGCTTCATCAATTATTTTATAATCGAGTTTTCAAAGATGCAAATGCTGCATTCGATGTATTAGAGAAGCACGTTAGTATTCAAAGGAAAATAAATGGTGCAGTTAATCTCACAGAAGAAGAAATTAAAAAGATTAATGAGCACTATAAAGAAGTAGTTTCTTCTCATGCTCGCAAAGGTTATAAATTAAATAGCATCGCACATTGTTATGTTGTTAGAGAAGTAGTACTAGTAGATTAATTTGAAATAGAGATAGGCCTTGGTGTCTATCTCTATTTTTTTTAATTTTTAATATGATTATATATTATAATAATGGTGTTAGTTTTATAACAAGGCTTACATCATAATATAATAATCTCAAAAAGAAAGGAGGATATAATGGGGTTAATGAGATTATTATAAAGGGTTAATGGAGTTCGATGATATAGTTTCTAGTATGACATAATACATTGAAAGATAGGGCATTGTATAAATCTCATACTCACTTTAACCTTTAAGGAGGACAATAAATATGCTGAAGATGGCGAAGCATGAATTAAAAGAAACAGCAACGATTGTTGTGGAATCTATTTATAACTTAAATACAAATAAACGTCCAGGTATTGACCATGGGATAGAAAATAAATTTGGCATTATTTGGCGTAATAAAGCATTTAAAAGAGCAGATGAAGCATTTGATGAGCTAAATAAATTTTTAGATCAAAAGTTTGGTGAAGGTGCTGAATATTTAGAAGATCATGAAGTAAAAGAAATAAATAAGTACTTCTATAGCCATGTAGCTTCTAATAATAAAAATGTTAAACCTATATCTTTTAAGATTAATGATAAAGCATATATGTTTTCAGTAAGAAATATATTTTATAATCAAGGAGATAAAACTATGGCTAAGAAATATGGTTATTGTGTAACAAAAGTAGAAGAATACGATGATTCTAATTATTACCCAACTCCAGAAGTTTTAGACTTATTCGATGGAAAACAAAAGGCTATCGATTATGTAACTGAGTTGGTAGAAAAAGAAAAGGAAGAATTTGGTAGTGAACCAGAATATCCTTTTGTAGACAATAACTCTGATGCTAAACTAATCTATTCTGTATATCTATTATATAAGAATGATGAATTCCCAGAAGAGAATAGTAAAACTACCTTTGCTGTATATCGTTATGAAATCAAATAGTTAGTATAATTTAAGAGATAGGTCTTTGATCTATCTCTTATTTTTTTTCTAGTATATCGAAAATTTTCAATGTATGTTGGGGTAAACCAAATTTCAATAATATATTATAGAAGAAAAAGTTCGTTATCAGTTTCTGATATAAATCAAACCTACAGTTTGATTAAACAATAGTGATTAAATCTAATATAATATCTATATTAGATTAGTACTATGCACTAGTGGATATAGTATCAATGATTATTATAATACTATATCTATATGATTCTATCTATAATGACTTCTATAATATATATTTATATACTAGACGGGGGATTGTGGGTTTTTTGGCTTCGCCATCAACCCACGACCCGAATAGCCAAAGGCCTTATTTTTTTTATTGGAGAATAGAGATTGACAATTAAGTAGTTCTAAATTTTAGAATAAAATTATAAATTTTATAAAGAAAGGAAGTATAAGACAATATGGCAGAAATGATTGTTATTACTAACGATACTCTCAATAAAACCAAAAATGATCTAATGGAAGATACTAAACTGACTACAATGTTTGTATTCGATAATGAAGAACGAGCAACAGCAAAACTATTAGATCTAGTAGCTGATTATGTAAAAGATGATCGTTATTTTGAAACAACTCAAAATGATGTATTCTTACTAGCTAATGCTGTTGGAGTAGAAAATCGTGAAGATGCAGAAGATCTATATGAAGCAGTTGTTGGTGTAAAAATCGATAATGAAGAACTTCTAGTAGGTTTCAAATTCGAATACTTATATAATCCAGAAGATGATGAAACTACTAAAGGTGGAAAAACAGCACCAGTAAAACCAGATGATTTAGAAACTAATCCTTACAGTGATGAATCTATTGCTTATAGAAAATTCTATTCTATGGAATTACCTAAACCAGAAGGATATGATGAAAACCCTTATAAAGATGAATACTGTGTTATCTATAGAAAATTCTATAACCTTGGCATTCCTAAACCTTCTGATTTTGATACAAATCCATATACTGATCAATCTGTAGCATATCGTAGATATTATGGTATGGGACTACCTAAACCAGCAGATGTGGATACAAATATCTTTAGTAGAGAATCTATTATCTGGCATCACTTCTATGGTATTGGTATGCCTAGCCCTGCTGATCCTCCTAGCATGGATGAACAACCAAGACCATCTGATATCCCTCCTGTAGAAAAAGAACCAGATGTAATAGCTCCTACAGATCATCTATAAGATCTAAGAGGTATCTAATTATGGAATCTAAAAATCTTGTATTGATCAAAGATACATTTCAAATCAAACTTAAAAAATGTATTGTAGGATTACTAGTAATACCTGTAATATTTGATAGTAAATGTCATGCAGTTCAAATACTGAATGATATGATTAGAAGTAACAATCTTGAGAAGGGTATTAACAAAGAAACAGCCCAATCTTTAATAACAGATTTCCATATTGATTTAAAAGATTATTATTGTTTCTGCTACTCTAATAAATCAGAGAATGTTATTCTTGGATACAGATTTGTAGAAATGATTGATACAAGATTTGAAAACTAATACAACAAATATCCATAGAGTCTTAATTGACTCTATGGATTACTTTATCACATCATTATAATACAAAATTTAGCTAAATTTTTTATAAGATTGGGAGGCTACAAAATGCCAGATATCGAAAATTTTGATGAAACCAATCGAATCAGATTCAAGCAATTTATACTTAAAGGAGAGTTCTTCTTTGTAGGAGGTTGGCATGCATACGACATTCCTGCAAGTATTATAGTTAAGAATAATGCCTTTGTAGAATACATTGCAATGATCAAAGGTAAACTTACCCATACACCTACAGATGTGGTTAAAGATATTCAAGGTGATTTTTCTATTGGTAAGAAATATATTGATGATCAGAATCAGATTGATATTAATGGTGAAACTAATCTAGAAGAGTCTACTTATAGACTATTCCCAGACCTTAAAGGTCAAATGATCTTTGATAAAGAAGTTGATTATACTGATCTAGATTCTAGTGTAAAACTACAGGCTAATTTTATTGAAGATGATAATAATCCAGATATAGAACATGATAAGACTTGGTTTAGTGGTGCTATTACAGTTCCATCTATTAGAGCATTAGATATTCTAAGAAATTGTAATTTAGAATATACTAAAGCAGAGTTAGAAGAATCTATTTCTAATTCTATACCAGCACAAATCACTGTAAAAGATTTCTGGTCTTCTACAGATATCAATTCTGACGTTAATCTAAATGCTGATGCATTTAATAGAACTTTGTTTGTTGTAGATGATCTTATCTATCTAGCTACTATTAGTAATTATGATCTAAAATGTGATCTAGATATTACTGATAAGAATGTAAGACAATTATATCTATATGGTAGAGTTGGAATTCAATCTAATCAATATATCTATTCGATGTATTCTAAGATGCTAGTACCATGTACTTCTAATACAGAATTTGCTGCATCTATTACAGTGGATGATTATATCAAAGAATTACTTGGTGATTTACAAATAGATCCAGAATATGAAAACTATGATCTATTAGATGGTGTAGTTCATATGCACGACTATGTAACTCCTGAAATTAATGGTACTGTATTCTTATCTCACTATCATACATTCAGACAGTTTAATGGATTAATAGATATCGTAATTCCTTATGAAGAAGGATTTGAAGGATCTATTACAGTACCAGTTATTGTAAATGGATGCTATAAAGATATTCCTGGTAGTGTAATTACTGGTAATAGACAATTAGAAGATATCTATTCTGAAATTCATATTCTAAACGATAAATATATCAAACCAGAACCAACAGATGATTTCTTAGTAGTAGATTCTATGAATGACCTATTAGATATTCCTAGAGAAATGCTTAAACCTGGTATGAAGGTTTATGTAAAAGAAACTAAGAGAGAATATCGATTAGGTGGATCTATTCGTAAGAGAAGAAAGGAATGCGAGTGCAACCATGAATAAATGTTGCTGCAATGATAAGCTGACTAAAGAAGATGAATTCTTGCTTAACTGGTTTGATGTAACAGCTGAAGCAGAATTCTCTTGTTCTGTCAATGTACAAGGAAATCCGAATCCTATTATGGATAATTGGACTAATTGCGAATGTGGTAAAAATGCAAAAGCACTTCCTCCTAAACCATATGGAAGAGTTGCTATTGTAGTAGATCCATTATGGAGATATGAACCATATGTAGTTACTAGAACACTTACAACATTCTTCGAAAGATATTATAGAAGAATGAATCTAGAAGTTATCTATGGAGGATCTCCTAGATCTGATTTTGATGTAGAAAAGATTGCTCATATGTATGGAGTAGATTATGACCACATGCATAAATCTCCTCTAGTATCTGATTTTAGAAATCCTGCTGCTATGAGACATTGCATTGGTGATTTTTTATGTGCTTTAGAAAACTTCCATCCATACTCTAATACTTCTAAATTAGATAGAGTAATTATCTTTATGGATAATAATATCGCTTATAGAGCATCTGCTATCTATCCTATTATCAAACTATGTAAACAAAATAATATTCCATGTGTTTTGATCCATAGCGATGGTCAATATGATGAAGTCAATGAACCATTCTACGATGGATATTATTATGATCCAAATGCTAATAAATTGATTATGGGTACTAATAGATACGAAAGATTTAATCCTGGGAATACTATTCATGAAATTCATGAATGTCATCCTAGAAGAAAATCTGAATACGTATATGCTCCTAAATCTGGGAAACCAGATTGTCAATGTGATCATGAATATGGCGTATGCAGACCTCCTATTTATCCACCATTATATGATTATGAAGGTAGAGAAAATGGGTGGAGAGGTGATTATTATGGAGGACCATATCATCACCATAGAAATGAGGGAACTCATCATTTGACTTATGATTATGATGATTTATACGATTCCTTTATGGACCCTTGTGGAAGACTTTATGATTCTCATAAATTAGTCGATTAATAATTCTAATTCATGCCCTAGAGCCGTAATGGTTCTAGGGTTTTCTTTTAATTTTATATAAATACATTGACTTTTTTATAAGATACTTATAGCTATAACTTTATATTCCCTTATAAGAGGAGAACTAGTAAAATGGGACTAATAGACAAACTAACTGACATCGTGAAAACTAATAAAACAAGTGACAAGTGGACTACAGATCCTAAAATGACTGAAGATGGAAGATTACAAGTAGTACCAACTCCAGAATTTGAAATAGTAGATATTTCTGATAATGTATATCTATTAAATAGATCTGGAAGAATTTGTGTTGGAATGTTGCCAGATTCTGGATATGACAAACAAAAATCATATTGCTCTAGAATGGGAGCTAGAGGCCATGAATCTCCTTTTGAGCATACCAATGTAATTGCAATTATTAAAATTCCAGCTTATGCTTCTTTCACAACTAATTATGTGAAATACTTAACTGAATTCTTATCTTATACAACTTACTGTAGAGTATCTATTAGAGAACAAAGCAATCTTTCTATAGCTATACTCATTAGCGGATCTTCTAGAGCACTAGGTCATATTATTAGAGAATGCTCTGAAGAAAATCCATTTGTAAAAACAATTAAGAATATCATGTGTGCTTCTTTTGAAAAAGAAATCCTTCATCAGTATATTGAAGATGGATTGATTGATGAAGAAGATTGTATTTATGAACCAGAAGTTGCTACAAAAGAAATTATTTCTAAAGTAACTCAGCATAGATATGAATATGAAAAACTAGAATCTCCTAATAATTATGACACAGTAGCAGATGAGTTTGAAACTAATACTGAAGAATGGTCTGGTAAATTAGTAGATTACCTTCATAGAAAAGATAAATATCTATTAAAGATATTTGAATATATCAAACAATATGGGTTTGATATAAAAGATCTATTTAAAATTGCTACTATGTCTTTCGTATTCCATGATATTTCTAGAGCATGTGCTAATCAAATGACTCGCCATAGAGTTGCTATTTCCCAAGAGTCTCAAAGATATGTAACTCATCAAACAGATCTATCTCAATTTGTAAATCCTCTAGATACTTATCCAGAAAGATATAAAGATCTAGATGCAAATACTGCTGCATATCTAAGAAGTATTGATCCATTTGAAACTTATCAATATGCATTGGATAATAAGATTGTAAAAGAAGATGCAAGAGCTTGGTTACCTATGAATGTAACTACTAAACTCATGATGACTTTTACTATTGAACAGCTTGCTCACTTTATTGATATCAGAGCACACAAAGCTGCACAGCGTGAAGTACAAATCGTTACTGAATCTCTTATCAAGTATTTAATCGATGAATTAAATAATAACTTTACAATCAATGAAGATGATCAATTCCCAGACATCTTTGCAAGAATAGCATTCATTGCATTAACACCAAATAATAAAGACATTTCTAATAGATTCCATCCTAATGAAATCTTCTTATCAAATCAAGAATTAAAAGATATAGATGAAGATCTTGGTGAAGAAGTAGAGATTACTGATATGGAAGTTAAGAATATCGATGATGCTCGATCTATTTTAGATAAAGCAGAGAAATACAAAGAATTAGAAAATGAAGAAGATACTATCAAAGAGGAGAACTAATAATGTCTAACTTTGTTAAAGGAAAATTCAATATAAAACCTACTGTAATTAACCTTACAAAAACTTTCGATACATTCGAAGATGCATATACTACAGTTATCAAAGCTATTCCAGAATTAAAAGCATACTGTGGCGATACAGCAATCGAAGCAGCAGTACTTAAAGCTATGATGAACAGTATTGCTAATAATATCCCATCTATCTCAAATGAGAACTATCCTAATACTCTTTCATTCAGTATCAATTCTAAAGAAGTAGGATTTAAAACAGATTCTAATATTGCCCTTGGTTGGAGAACGGTTTTCGATAGAAAATCTGCTTCAATTAAATATAAATTCCGTATTACATTCATTTCTGTACCAGCTTTCCGTAAGGCTACTATCGAAGAGATGAAAGAAGATAATTGGAAAGAAATTGATCCAACCAAGCAATCTCGTTTCTGGAATGATACTGAAGGAAGATCCTTCAATAAATTTGAGAAACAAGATGAGGCTGAAGATAAATAATTATCTTCTAAGAAGCTAGACCCAGTTCTACCTTTTGATATACTAAGCTGGTATATCTGGAGCATTCCCGCAAACACAATGAACATCCCACTACAGATTAAGTTCTGTAGTGGGGATCATTATGTCTAATTAAGACATCAGCGTAATGCTAAAGAAAGGAGGACAAGTCTTTTATGGCAAAAAACTCTATTCTAGCCTATACGAAGAGATTAGGTAAATCATTGAAATTTGCTGCAGTAGAAGTTCTTAAAGAACAAGCTCCTGTAACAACTAAGATGATTGAAAATAATAAGGACTATGCTAAGAATTCTTTCAAAGAGATCGTAGGCTCTAGACAAGCTGTCGGTCTTAAAATGAAGAATCTTAGAGAGCAATTTATTTTCAAACCTGTCAATGACACGTTTAGGAATCTAAAAAGAGAACTCACAACTGGTAACTTCTATCATGAAAACGAAAGTGTTGCTAAAGCCCAACAAAAAATGATGATGGACATGATGTCTGATATGTTTGGCGACTTGATGGAAGATTTCGATGATACTGACGAAGAAAATCCAGGTTCTAAAATATCCCGTGGTGATGCTGTAGTAGCATCTATGATTTCTGGTCAGTTAAGAGCTAATACAAGTTCTCTATCTAGAGTTATAGCTGAAACAACTGATGTTCAGCTTAAGAACCAAAAGGCTATCTCTCATGCACAATTTGCACAGGGAGAAAGACAAATTGGTGTCATGACTAATGGCTTTGAAATGCTAGGTCAAGGCGTTAACTCATTGATAGAGTTTAATAATAAAGTAATGCTTACTTATACTCAAAATGCCACACAGTATTTTGAAACTATGAGTAATCTTACAGCTGAAAATAATGCTATATTAAAAGAGCTCATTGATATACAGCGTAGTGTATACAAAGACTCTTTCGATACTAAAGAGCATAGAAACCAAGCCAGATCTAATAGGGTATTTAGTAAAGATGGGTTTAGTTTAGAAAACTATTTTAAACACATTGAAAAACAAGCTAACAAAGATGGTGGTACATTAGATACAATAAAAATGATGTACTCAGCTCTCCCTATGATGATTGCCGAATATACTGGTAACCCTATGAAAGCTGTTGCTAAGGGTGGCATTAGTATGGCAATGGGTAAAGATCTAAAGAAAGCTATTGGTAACTTTGATAAAAACTTAAGCGGTTACTTCCAATCTGCCTTAGCCCAGTTATTCGACTTGGGTAATGGTAAGAAAGGTATGTCTAAAGAGCTTGCTAGAATCTTTGGTGTTAAAGAGGAATACAAAGACTTCTTAAAAGATTTTGAAAGTAGTAATTACAATAAAGGAGCTATTGCCTGGAATGGTATTGCTCAAAAATCTTTAGTAGAAGTAATTCCTGGATACTTAAGAAAAATAGAATCTGCTCTTACTGGAGAAGCTGCTAGAGTATTTAATTATCAAACTGGTAGATGGACTACTGAACTTGCTGCTGCTAATGTTCAGAAGCATATGGATACACAATTAAAACGTGAAGCATTTGAAAAACTCAGAGAGTCTATTGCAAATGCTGTAGTTTATAGTGATCTAGGAACTTCTGATAAGCAAGAATACAACAAGCGAAAGAAAGAGATCATTTCTGTAGCTAATAAATTGATGGATGGTGTTTGGAAGAATGGCACTTTCAATCCAAGGGATATAGAAAGGGTATTAACCAAATATAAAAATAAAAATGTAGATAATCAATACAAGAGCAAAGATACTTCTCAAGAAACCTTTGATCTTGTGATGAATATGTTTAGAGCATCTGGTCAATTAGGTAAGTTACAAAGTAAGATAAGCAGTGGCTTAGCTACTAAAGCAAGGATGGTTGAAAACACCTATGCTTCTGGTCAAGGGTTATTACATGAAGCTACTAATGGTAGTATCAAAACTTCTATTGGTGGTGAATATATTGCTAGTAACTTTATACCACCTAATGCTAGATATAAAGATAAATATGGTATGTCATTATATGATTACCAATATAATATCTACAAAGAATTATTCCATATCAGAAACTTAATTGCATCTGGTGCTGGAAGTCTTGGTGGTGGACGTAGGAGGGGTGGAAAAGCTGATCCTATTACTGCTTTAGATCAAGCATTTGCTAGACAATTAAAACAAAAAGAAAAATCTATTAAATCCTCTGTAGTAGAAACTACTACAACTGGTGGTATGAGTGGAGACGTAGCTAATTCTTTAGATGAAGAATTAACAAGAGCTATGAAAGCTCTCCATGGTCAAGGATATAAAGAAAGAGTTAAAGGTAAAAAAGGTAAATTAGCTGATACTCTTAGTAATAAAGCTACTAGTTTCTTAGATGATGTAATCAAGTCTAGTACAGTTGGCGATAAGCTAATGACTATTCAGCAAGGTATACAAGGTATATTCAAAGCTCCTGCAGGATTACTTACAACAGTAATTGCTGGCGCTGATGAATTTATCCATGATATGCTTTTCGGTAAGAATACTAATATCAAGGATGAAGATGGCAAACCTGTAAAAGGTTTATTCAATGTAATGATCCATGATATGAAGGAAATTACTAATAACCTTAATAGACAAATTAACGATATCTTAGGTAAGCTTAGAGATAAATTAGCAAAAACTCTTCCTGATAAAATCAAAGGATTTGCTAAAGACTGGTTTGGCTTTGATATTGATAGAGGTATAGCAGCTGCTAAAGCTAAGGTTAGACGTGGTGCAAACTTCGTTAAAGAAAATGCTAAACAAGGTGTTCAAGGTTTATATGGATATGCTAAAGATGCTGTTCAAAGTAGTGGCATGGAAGCAGCCCAATTCTTTGGTATTGATGATTTAATCGGTGGTAGAAGGTACAATTCCGATGCTATTAATCAATACGTTGCTCAAAGAGGTAAAGTAAAATCTAGATTAGCTAAGTTAGCAGAAGCTGAACGTGGTATCCAACATCACGCTAGTGGGATTAAATATGTTAATCCTTCTAAAGGCAATGTAACTCTAACTACTCTTCACAAAGGTGAATTAGTTATCCCTGCTAATATGAATCCTTTCAATCCTGAAAGAGATAGTGTTAACTTAGGACAACAATTATCCGAAGAGAAAGACTTCAAGCGTAGATTAATTTCTAATATAGGACACCATGCAGGTGGTACTAGTGATTTAGAAATTGTTGAACAACTTGGAGCTCATGAGCAAGCTGTTACAGAAGCTAAGCTTAAAAATAAAGGAAACTTCTTTACTAGAGGAATTGAAAGAGCTACTAGAAGAGTATCTGGTGCGATCGGTATAGATCCATTAATGACTTTCTCTGAACAAGCTTTTGGTATAGATCCTAGAAAAGCAGCTTCCCAATTTAATGACTTTGCTAAAAAGAATATGGGTGCTGGTGTACAAGGTGGTGCTGCAGGTGCTGTTCTTGGTACTATATTCCCATTAGGTGGTCCTTTATTTGGTGCATTAGCTGGTTCTGCTATTAATGTAATCAAAAATAGTAAAACTTTCCAAGAAACAGTATTTGGTAAAGATATTGTTGATGAGAAAGGTAATGTTACTCATAAAGAAGGTATCATCTCTAAGAAATGGCAAGATGCTTTAGCTAAGTATATGCCAGATGCTAAAAAATATGGTACAGTAGGTGCACTATCTGGTTTAGTACTCCCATTCGGTCCTTTGGGTGGTGCTATGCTTGGTGCAAGTATTTCCATAGTAAAAAATAATAAAGACTTAAATGATTTCTTATTTGGTGACCGTGGAGGTTTATTAAATAAAGATCGTAAAGCTCTTATTAAGAAACATTTCCCTAGAGTAGCTGCTGCTACTATTGGTACAATGGTTCTTGGTCCTTTTGGTATCTTGGGCAATTCTATCTTAGGTGCTGGTTTAGGTATTATTTCTACTACTGACAAATTTGAAGAGCTTATGCTTGGTATCAAGGATAAGAACGGTGTAAGACGTGGAGGTTTAGCTGGTGCTATTAGACGTCACTTTACTAACCCTCTTAAATGGACTCTTCAAGATATTCAAAAGAATATGGGTAGATGGTTAAGAGACGACATGATCAAACCTATATTCAATACTGTAAAACCTGTAACTAAACTTATTGGTGTATATGGTTTACAATCTGCTAAATCTATTACTAACTTTATTAAGAGCAAACTTGATTCTCCAGGATTATTCTTTGAAAAGCTTTTCGATAAACTAGGTATCGGAACTAAAGCATTCAATTTGACTAAGTGGTTTGGTAAGAAAGTAGCCAAAGGAGCAGGTAAGCTTGCTAAAGGTTTAGAAAATAAAGTTGGTGGTTGGGCTAATAGACGACTCATTCAAAAAGGTTATGGTACTGGCAGTACTGAAGAACAAATTAAATTCATTCAAGAAAATAATTTGGAAGGCAATGTAGCAGACGTAACTCGTATGATGGGTGATATTGGTACTGGTAACTATGCTGGTATTAATGCTGCTAGAGCTCAAATGAATGATGTTGTAGACTTTGCTAAGAATAGAAAATATCGTGGCGAAGACTATTATCTCAATAAAGCTACTAAAGAATCTTATGCTGACTTTAGAGCAGCTGCAGATCAAATTCAAGAACAAACTAGAGGTGCTGTAAACCTCAATGCATTAGGAATCATTGATGAATTTAAAAATGGTAAAGGTGTTCAAGGCGCTCTTGATAAACTTGCTAAATTTAAATCTAAAAATGGAGACCTATTATCAGACGAACAATATAAATCTCTTGTTCAAACTCTTAAAGCTGGTGAAAAGAAAGCTGTAAGAGCTCAAGAAGCAGCAAGGGTATTTAATAAAGGCAATAAAGCAGCTATTTATAAAGTTGCTGATAAAGTATATAAAGGTCTAACTATTGGGGTTGAAAAACCTCTTATTTCTAAAGAAGACTTTAGAGAATTATACCTCAGAGTTGTAAGGGGCGATGAAGATGCTGTTAAAGAAATGGAAGCAATTGCCAGAGTATTAGGCAGCCGTGTCAACGAATTACAAAAACGAAAAGGTATGTCTCTAAATGCTAGATTAGATGAAACTGAAGCTGAAGATAATAATCCTAATAATAAAGACATGACTCAACTCTATAGCTTCCTTACTGGTAACGGTGGGGTTAAAGATATGAGTGATGCCGTTAAACAAGGTTTCTACGGTGCCTTATATGAAAAAGGTAAAGGTTTCTTTGATAGACTAGAAAAAGCTAATGATAAAATTGATAAACGTCAAGGTGAAGTATTAACTGCTTTACAAAACTTTACCAATGCTATCATTCCTACAATTAGTAAAGCATTCTTACCATTTGGATTAGCTGAGAAAATGCATTTAGCTCCAGGAGCTAGAGAAACATTTAAAATCTGGCATGGTAAGAAAATAAATGCTAATGATATTGAAGACCATGCATTTGGTGGTATCATTGGAGCTGCTAAAGGTTTATTTAGTGGATCTAGTGGAGCAGCCGCTAAAGGTGGTTTACTAGGAGGCTTATTTGGTGGTGGAGATAAAAAATCTGATGACTTAGAAGAAGTTAAAGAAACTCCTTCCTCTAAAGCTACTGATATGAGAACTAAAGATGAAATAGCTAAAGATATGGGCTCATTATCTGCAGCATCTATTATAGGTGCTAATATGAGCAGTTCTAAAGGCGCTTCATCTATGACTGCATCTGCTGGTAAGAATGGTATAACTACAGTTCCTACTGCAGATGGTGATACTAAAGAATATGCCATCTCTTCTTCTGATGGACAAATGATGGAAATTCCTAATAAACACAATAGAGAAATCAATGCTAAGAACCAACACAAAGTTCAATTGCAAGAAAGATCTACTGTTGCATTAGAAAGAATTGCTGAAAGAATCGGTGCTTCTAAAGCTGGTCAAACAGTTAAGAAAGCAGGAGGTAGTTTACTAGATTCTCTATTTGGTCCACTTAGTGGTATGCTTAGCGGATTAGCTTCTCTTCCAATAATAGGTCCTATGATAGCTGCAGCTCTAGCAAAAATCGGTCCTAAAATTAAGGGTGCTGTTAAAGAAGGCATCAAAGATTTAGGCAAGTATGTATGGGATACAGCTAAAACTTTAGGCAAAGGATTATTACCTGAAGGAGCTACTGAAAAAGCAGGATCTCTTATTGACAAAGCTAAAGACTTTGGTAGAGATGTTTCTAGAAAAGGAAACTCTGTTTTAGGCGGTGCAGAAAGTAAAATAGGTAAGCTATTAACATCTGGTGCTGCTAAAGGTTTAGGTGGCATAGCTGGTTATAGTCTATTTGATGGACTTGGTTATCTATATAATACTGCTACTGGAGATCAAGCTGCCGCTCAAGAAAACTTAAAAGCATTACCAGGAGATTTCTCTATGGGTCTAGGTAGTTTTGCTGCTAATAGATTCTTAGGAAAGAGATTTGGTAAAGGTGCTGGTTATCTTGGTGGTGCAGCTGCGATGCAAGCTTACAAAATGGCAAATGGAGAAGATTTCGATCTTGGAGACTTTGCTTTTGATGTAGGTGGTCAAGCAGTTGGCGATTATATCTTCAGTAAAGCTGGAGGAAAGCTTTCCATTCTAGGTAAAAAGGCTAAAGAAAAGGCTGCTAAAATAGCTGAAGAACAAGCTACAAAGAAGGCAACTTCTATGTATCAATCTGATGCTATTAAGAAATACGTTGCAGACCGTGGTCAAGTTAAATCTAAACTTGGTGGTTTAGCAAGAGCTGAACAAGAAGTTGCTGCTAGAAAAGCTGCTCAAGAAGCTGCTATTAAAGGAGCAAAACCAGGACTCTTATCTAGATTGGCTACCAAATTCAAAGGTAAAGGCAAAGTCGGTGCAGCTTTAGCTGGATTGGCCGCTTTGAGTTATGGTGCTATGGGTAATGCTTCTGCTCATGATATTGATGATACCACATCTGGTACTACTGGTCAAATCAATGATGGAGTTCCATCTCCACAAGTTGAAGAAAGCCAAAGCTTAAGTAGTATGCTTGGTGGTATCGGTGCAACTATTGGTGCTTCCGCATTAGTTTCTAAACTAGGTGGTGGTATTGGTAAGATGGGTGCTGCTGGTGCTGCTGCTTATGATATTGCTAATGGAGATTTCTCCTCTATTCCAAGCGATATGTATCATGGATTTGTAGACTCTAAAGCATTAAGTGCTATAGGAAGCGGTGCTAGTAAAGCATTCTCTAAAGGTAAAGAAGCCTTAGGATTTGCACAAGAAGCTGGTACTGATATTAGTAAAACTGCTGCAAAAGCAGAAACTCAAAGTTCTACTATTCAGGCTTTATTATCAAAATTAAAAGATGGTATTACAAAAGTATCTGATAAATTAGGATCCGTACTTCCTGGAAAAGCTACAAAGGCTTTAAAAGGATTTGGTGCTAAGATTTTAGAAAGAGCTGCTAAACCAGCAAACATTGCTCGTGCTGCTACTAAGCTTATGAGACAAGGTGCTGAAGCAGCTGCTGCTTCTACAGGTATTGGTGCTATAGTATCTGCTGCTATTATTGTTGGTGGCGTAATCTCTGATTTCTATCATGGCTATAATTCTGCAGATGAAATGCTAAAACTTTCTGAAGGCACTTCTACTACTGGTATGAAAATCGTAGCAGGTATTGTGACTGCATTATGTTCTGCTATTCCAATTCTTGGTATCATCATTCCAGAAGATGCTGTATTGGAAATGGGTATTGAATATGTAGGCCCTGCATTTGGATTCGGTAAAAAAGAACTTGATGAACTAAGAAGAAAGAAACCTAGAGGAAAAGATGAACAAACTTCTTCTCTAAGTGACAATATGGACAAAGCTAAAGATACTTTCAGTAAGATGATCGACAGTGCTAAAACTGGAGCTCAAACTGTAGTATCTAAAGTAATAGAAAAAGGCCAACAGTTTAAAGACTTTGTTGGTAATAACTTAGAATGGGCTAAAAATCAAGCTGGTAAGGCATGGGACGCTCTTAAGACTGGCGCTTCTAATCTATATAATTCTGCTAAAGATGGAATTATGAATAACTATAATTACGTTAAGAATGGCATCACTAATAACTACAACTACGTCAAAAATGGTATTAGTAATAATTTAGAATATTTAGGAAACAAAGCTAGTGAACTTGGAGATAGAGCAGCAGGTGCTCTTGGTGAAGCTGGTACTTCTCTTAAGAACTTCTTCGGATACGGACCAGGTCCTGGATCTGGCAAACATTCTAAATATGGTAAAGGCAATTTCTATTCCCAATTAGATAGCCAATATTCTATGCCATTTAATGCACCTGGCGACTCTGAAGCACAAACAATGGCGGACTCTGGATGCGGTCCTGTTTCTGCTGTTAATGCTTTATCTTCTCTTGGTGTTGATGTAGATCCTCGTATGGCTGCTCAATATGCAATCAAAGGAGGATTTAAAGAAACTAACGGTGGTACTAGACCTGAATTCTTTAATAGTTTCATGAGTAAAGCTGGTATGGAAACAGACAATCTTTACGATAATGATTCTATTAAACAATCTCTAGCAGCAGGCAATCCTGTTGTATTGATGGGTCAAGATAACGCTGGTGAATCTGATAGAACTCCATTTGCTGAAAATCCTCATTATGTTACAGCTACTGGTATTGATAATAATGGAAACATTATTGTTCAAGACCCAGAAACTCGTCAACCTAATAAGGTATATAGAGCAAATGATATTTTATCTAAATCTACTGTAGCTATCAGTGCTAGATCTAAACGATACGGCTCTGGTAAAACTGTAAGGTATGGTAAAGGTACTTCTTCTTTGAGACCTAATAACTTCCATTTCGGTACAGGTAAATTCAGATACGGTAGAGGTGGTATATCTGCTGATAAGATGTGGGCATTAGCTAACTGGGTTGCTCCTAAGACTGGTATTGATGCAAAACTAGTATTTGCTCAATGGTATCATGAATCAGGAAACTTCTCTTCTCAATTAGCTGTAGAAAACTACAACTTCGGTGGTATGACTCAAAACGAACCAACTGGTGATCCTAAGGATAAACAACCAGATGGTGGAAACTACTATATGCACTTTGGTAATGAAGAAGAATGGGCAGAATACTATGCATGGTATTGTAATAGATGTACTACACCTCCATTAAGTGGATCTAAAGACGTAGATGACTTTGCATCTCGTCTAAAACAAAATGGATACTTTGGTGCAGATCTTACTGAATATGCAAATGCTATGCGTGGAGCTTTATCTGCTATTCCTTCTGGCAAACCAAATATGACTTTAATTGATCAATCTAAATTTGGTAAGAGAGATCCTGGTAAACCAAGTAAAGCAACTGGTGGTTCTTCTTCTGGAAGCTCTGGTGCTACTGGTTTCTTAAGCGGTATTTCTAAAGCAGTAAGCATTTTAGGTGACGCATTATCCTTCGGAACAGCTCCATCTAGCTCTGGATCTTCCGATGGCTCTAATAATGCTGTATCTGGAGATGCTGCAGCGAATGCAAAACAAATCTTTGATTTCTTAAAATCTAAAGGTTTAAATGATATTCAAGCAGCTGCTATTTGTGGTAATATCGAAGCTGAATCTGGATATAATCCTTCTTCAGTAAACTCTGGTTCTGGTGCTAAAGGCCTTTGTCAATGGTACCAAGATCGTGCTACTAAATTAGATCAATTAGCTCAATCTAAAGGTAAGAAATGGGATGATCTCTCAGTTCAATTAGAATATCTATGGTCTGAAATAGGTCCTGGAGGATATTACAATCAATTCGTTCAAGCTATGGCAAATCAATCTATTGAAGATGCTGTAGTAACTTGGGAAAAAGGTTTTGAAGTATCTGGAGATACTTCAAGCTATCCAAGACGTATTGCTTCTGCTAAAGCTATCTTAGCAGGTAAAGGTAATATAGGTTCTTCTGGTAAGGGTAAACATATCAAAGCTAGATTTGGTATGGGCAACCAATTCAAACTAGATACATCTACTCCTGCTACAATCCCTGGTTTAACTATGGATCCTACTAAGAAAGTAGATATTAATAACCAATACAAACTTCCTGCTTATACTGCTAGTAGTTTGGCTAAACCTCAAACTACTAAGACTATGGCTCAAGCATTAGATGTTAAAGGTGTTAATAGCAATAACAAAAACGCAGCTTCCAAACCAGCTTCTTCTGGTGCTGATTATAGTAAAGGCTTCTTTGGTAGAATCAGTGGCATGGCTGAAAAGATTGCTTCTCCTTTATCTAAAATGACTAAAGCTCTAGGTGCATCTATTCTAGGTACTGCTGGTAAAGTATTTGGTAATAATCTCAAATTCTTATTTGGTGATGAAAATCCATTTAGTAGTATCTTAGGTATGGATACTAAGAAAGAAGGAGGATCTAATGGCGGTGCTCAATCTGGTGGTGCTGGTTCTGTATCTACTCCTCAATCTGGTTCTGCAGCAGCTGCACTTCAAGCAGGTATGGGCAACGCTCCTATCACTTCTCCATTTGGACCTCGTGAAAGTCCTGGTGGTGTAGGCTCTTCAATGCATAACGGTATTGACTTAGGTGTTGATGAAGGAACTCCAGTTCCTGTTCCAGTAGATGGTGTTGTAGATGATGTAGGTTGTCAAGGTGGTCCTGGACATGGTTATGGTAACTTTGTCGTTGTAAAAGACGGTAAAGGAATGTATCACTTATTTGCCCATTTGTCTCAACAATGTGTATCTAAAGGTGATAACGTTAAATCTGGTACAATAGTTGCAAAATCTGGTAATACAGGTGCAAGTACTGGTCCGCATTTACATTATACTGTAACTAGTGATCAAAACTGTGCTGGTATGGATGGTGCAGTTGACCCATGTCAATATTCTATTGATGGATTATGTTCTGGTAGTAGCGGTAAGGGTAAACACGGTTCCGTTCCAAGTACTCCTGGATTCATGAGTATATCTAAATATGGTAGAGGTAGCACTCGTATCAAAGTAGATTATACTTCCAATAGAGGTATTGATGAAGGTTCTTATGGTTTACATAACCAAATTCCTAAATCTCCAGCTTCAAGATTCGGTAGAGGTAAAACTTCTAACTTTGGTAGAGGTTTTGGTTCTATGATTAAAAGCTTAGCTTCTAATGCTTGGGGTAGTATTAAAACCTTTGGTTCTAATGCATTTGGAAATATCAAATCCTATGGTAAAGAATACCTAAACAATTTGAAATCTTCTAACTTCAATCTTCCAGTTGCTAAAGTTGATGCTCCTAATGGAGTTGGACCTAATGGAATTCCATATTCTGATAATGATATCAATTACTTAGTAAATACTCAAAACATGAGTAAAGAACAAGCAATTGCTGTATTATCTAAAGATCCTAAATACACTAATGGAGCACCAGCTGGTGGTGCAGTAGGAGGAGCTTCTCAAGCTGCTTCTGTATCTGCAGCAGATCCTGGTTTAGGTGCTAAGTTAGATAAACTAATCAAAGAACAAACTAAGACTAATGAATTATTATCTGCTATCGTTCAATTAGCAAATACTTTTGCTGATAAAGGTATTAAGGCTAACATAAATGCAGCGAGCATGCCTCAATCTGGAGCTACTGTTGCCACAATGGCAGCTTCTAGTGTAGGTGCGGGTGCAGGTGTAGAAGGCAACTTTAATAGAGTCGGTACGACAGATATTAGTAACTATCAATCAATTATTGACAATATGAACAGTATTGCTAATAGATAAACTATACAGGGATAGCAGAAATGCTATCCCTGACATTTTTGTAATAACCTAGTAATTAGGAGGATAAAAATGTTTGAATTATACAAAGTAAATGCTCCAGTATTAATTAAAAGCAGACCATCGGCTTCTAGTAATACTGTGAATAGTATAGATAAAGGAAAGACTATAGAAGTTGTATCTGAGGAAGATGGTTGGTTAAAAACTATTTCTGGTAGATACGTTCTAAATAGCAATAGATTAACCAAGATGGCAGATGTAGATGAAGAGATCTTAAAACAAAAAATATTTAGATTGAATCTACAAGCATTTGCTGGTTCTGATAAACAAAATAATGATGATCAAGATATCAATCTCGAAGGTACTGTAATTAAGATTAACTCTGATGCAAAGAAAGATATTAATGGTCAAGATATTCCAGATTCTGCTAAAACTGATAACAGTACCTTTAGAGTATCTTCAGTAGATCCTAGTGGATACGTTAATATTAAAGATAGTGATGGTAAAACTTATCGTGTTGCTTTAGGAGCATTTTCCTATAAGAATAAAGATGGAAAGTTTAAAGACGTGGATATCAATAAGGTATCAAATGAATTACAGTACAAAGATTTCATGAATGATATTAAAGCATTTAAAGAAGGATTTACTAGTGCCTTTAATGCTATTGATAATTTTATTACTAATATGAATAAAATGACTATCAAAAATATCAGAACTGTATTTGGTATGCCATATCAATTTATGCCTATTTGCGATAATAGAATCGATAATACTAATAATGATGCAGCATTTGGTAGAAAGTTTGCTCAAAAGATTGTTGGTAGAGCTCCTATTATGGTTCTACAAGCAGGTGTTGCTAACTTCCTTCAAGGTTATGAGGGAGATAAGAAAGCAAAGATTCAAAAAGAAATCGTTTCTGCTATTAGTAGCAATCATGGTGAAGTAAAAGAATCTGATGTAAATAAACTAGTAAATCAATCTGGCAGATACTATAACTTTAAAGCAACTCCAGAAGATTATTTCTTTGCTGTAAACCAAATGTGTAGATCTGTAGCATCTCTATTAAATATCAACGATGTAGAAATAGAGTATGGTGCTAATGGTGAAAAGAATAAATTAGGTAACTTTGACTGGGGTTTAGCATCTCAGCATCCATTTGCTGGATATCATAGAGGATCTGTATCTTTCTATATCAACTCTGAAACTCAAGTACAAGAATCATTTTCTAATAGTACTACACAATCTCAATTAGCAAGTAAGATTAACCAAGTATCTGATATGGCTAGAGAGGTTAATTTCTTATTAGGTGGTGCTTCTGGATTAATGAATACAGCTGCTATAAAACCAGAAGCGGACTTAGAAAAAGGATCTAGTGACACAAGCTCTATGTCTGGTATCCTTGGTTCTATGTGGAAACACGTTAATACAATGATGGCTGGCGGTAAGATGTTCTTCCCAGAAATCTGGGCTGATTCATCTTTCATGAGATCCTATGATATTACTATCAAATTAGATTCTCCAGATTGCGATGTGTTATCTTTATACTTAAATATATTTGTTCCACTTTGTCATATCTTAGGATTTGTTATGCCTAGATCCGCTGGTGATAATACTTATGTATCTCCATTCTTAATCCGTGCATTTTATAAATCCATGTTCCATGTGGATATGGGTATTATTACAAACTGCTCTATTCAACGTGGTGATTTACAAGGCTGGACTCAAGATGGATTGCCTACTCAGGTTACAATTCAATTATCTATTAAAGACTTATACGACGTTATGTCTATGGCTACTGGTAAAGGCGATAATGATATGATTGGCAACCCAGCACAATTAGACTACCTAGCTAATATGTGTGGTATCAATATTGCAGAACCTAATATGCTTAGATATGTAAAACTATATTGGTTAACGCGTCTTGGTTCTAATACAGTAAAAGATAGATTAGTTCATACTTGGTCAAGAGCTTTAGGTTCTATTTATGCTGCTTGGAATAATATGGGCGGCAACCAATCTGGTAATGGTTCCATCATGTAATCAAACCTATATTTATATACTATAATTATGATATTATAGTATTTTAAATAGGATTGGAGCAGATTATGAATTCATCTTTTGTAATTGGATTTGTCTTTGGAGCAGCAGCTCTTTATATGTATTCTGACACAGTTAGAAGAAATGTAGCGATAACAAATAGAGAATTAGAATTGTTATTAGCTAATAAGAGAGAATTAGATAGATTAGTTACAGAGGCCTTGATAAGAAGAGGCATTAATTTAGATGAATATGGAAACGTATTAAGATAGAATAATTAGAGTATACTACGTTTGTAGTATACTCTTCTTTTTTTGTTTTTTATACAATAGGCTACTACTAAGTAATCTTGTCTTATTCCAGGAGGTGAGATAAAATAAAGACTAGGAAACAAAAAGCAAAAATATATGAAGAGAAATACTCTGAAGTCCCAAGGGATTATCAAGAGAGACTTTCTTGGATGATCGACAAATATAAAATAAATAAATCTAAAATGGATGAAATTATTAATACTAGAAACCAAATGCTTCAGCAAATGTATTACATGCCAGAGTTGTATGTAGTAATATATGAAAATCCAGAAGGAAGTCCTAGACCTAGAGCTAGGTTTATAAAAAGCAAGGGGAATAACATTCTTTCCAATGCAAGATCCAACCCTGGATTTATACAAGTATATTCTATTACTGGTGCTGCTGATAGACAATTTATGAAGCAATTTAAAACTACTCAAGACTTCGATTTTTTAGAGTCTTTAATCTATACTCCTTGCCAAGTACATTATAATGCATATTTCAAAACACCTAACGTTTTTAATACTAAAGAAAAAATGTTAGCAGAGATGGGAATGATAAGGCCTTTATCCAAACCTGACTTTGATAATGTGGAAAAGAAATATTCTGATATGTATAATGGTAATATATGGATAGATGATTCTATTGTTATAAGCTCAAGTTTTAATAAATATTATTCTGAGCTTCCTAGAATAGAAATAACTCTAAGGTATATGAATATGCTATATAACAAATATCAATACAAATCTATTTCTAAACGATTGGGGCAAAACGACATTAAATTCTTTGGAGAATAATTTGAATTTATTTAAAAAAGGATGGATGTTAAAATAATGGGTAGATTGGTTAATATTGACGCCGCTGATATTTTTTCTAATAATCTTAATTTGTGCACTTCTATTAAAATCAAACTTCTTAGAAATAATATTCTAAGAGCTGATAATATAATTCCTATTTTAGACTCTTCTGATTTTTATAAGAATGGATATTTCCAATATAAAATTATTGAGGAACCATTGACTCATAGTTTCTATATTTATTTATATCCAAAAGAAGAAAATGATAATACAATATTTGGCATTATTAATAATTGCATTGGTAGCTTGATAAGTTCTTATGGGTATGGGGATTTAGATGCTCAGGAACTCAGATATTTATCGAATGCAAGTAACTTCGGATTCTTATTTACTTGCAGCAAAATAGCTAAAGGTACTTATTTAATCAATATCTAAAATAGAGGGTAAGGGATTAAGTTCCCTTACCCATATAATTGTGCTAAAATACCTATTCTAAAATTGGTTATAATTATATACTATAATAGTGAAATCCAGTAGAGGGATTTCTAGACGAGAGTCTATTTAAAGTTTATGCTTTTTTATAAGCAAGAAAGGAGTTGCAAAATGGCAACACGCAGACGCAGAAATAAAAAGGTTTCTGCAAAAGAAACAGTGCAACAACAAGAACCTGTAGTTATTGAAACTCCAGTGGAAATTGTAGAACAACCAGTTGCACAACAAGAAACAGTTGCTACAGAACCTGTAAAGGAAGAAGTAGTAGCAACACCTGTAGCAGAGGAAACGACGCAGGATTCCTCTAAGAAAGAATACATTATCGCCAAGCCAATGTTATTCACAGGGGATATTAAAGACCTTATTCCTGATGGGATGAATAATGGTTTGAATAATCCTGCGTTGGAAATCCCACAACAGTGGCAACAACAACAAAATATTCAGCAGCCACAACCTGTACAACAAACAATTGCACAAGTAGAAGTTCAAAACCCACAAGCCATGGGGTCTGAACAAAAGGCCGCATTAGAACAAAGTATCGCATTAAAGAAAGAGGAACAACAAATGGTAAAACAAGATCAACTTGATCAAATTAATGAAACTAAAATCGAAAAACAGGAGGCAGAACAAATGGAACAAGTTAACAAATTAGAAGCTTTAATCGGTGCTAAAATTGCAGAAGCAGGCAATGTTCAACAAGAAGAAAAGAGCCTTAAAGATGCATTTGTAGAAGGTGCCGTAATCGGCATTGGTGCAGGTGTTGGTACTGTAGCAGGTATCTATGTAGCTGATAAAGCAATTGGTGCATTCGAAGAATGGCGCAATACTAAAGATACAGCTGAAGAAACAAGTAAGCTAATCTCTGGTCTTTTATAATATACTTTAAAGTAAGAACTACTTTGATAAATTGAAAGGAGGTAGTATATTATGCTAAAAGAACTACTTGTTGAGCTTATTGATAAACCTATCGTTGTTGATGAGAATCCTTTGATTTATCAAAGGAAACTTATGCAAAGATGGCAAAATAAAAAAGCTCAAGAAAGAGGTATGGCCTCTAGAGCAAGAGAAAAGGCTGGTATAGAATTATCTGATGCAGAAGTTAAAGCTTCAGTAGAACATGAGCTAGCAATCATGGATGTGTTACATAGTTAACAAAATTTAAGAGTAGAGTCATTACGACTCTACTCTTATTTTTTTTTATTTAGTTGGTTTACTTGCTAAAGTATTTCCTTCTGTACCACTAGATGTAGATGTAGCAGTAGGTTGAGGAGGAGCTGGTGTAGCATTGTTAGTATTAACAGTCATAGTACCACCAGGAGTTTTTGCATCAGCAGGATTTGTTGGTGCAATGTTAGTAACAGAGTTTTCTTCCCGAATAGATTTTTTCATATCATTAAGAAGAGCAGATAAGCTTTCTTCATTGATACTTAGAATACCCATAGTATTCAAGCATTCTAAGAAAGAATACATTACTTTTGTATCATTGATAGCTTTTTGGAAATCCAATCTACCAGTCATACCTACAGAGTAAGATTCTTTAATAGCTTGGTTTCTATGAATAGTTTCTAAAGTATTTTTACTTAAGATACTAAATACAGAAGTAGCTTCTTCACGGAAAGTACGTTGTTTACCACGAACCATAGCCATTGCTTGTTCTTGAACTTGATCACCATATTTAGGATCTAATTCGGAATTTGGATCACCATTGAAATCTTGGAAGCTAGGGTCATTAGGATCGATAGTATCTTTTAAAGATGCTACCTTTTCTTTTGCCTTTTCATACACTTTCTTGATTTCTTCTTTTTGTTTTTTGTTTTGATCGATGAAATCATTAACAGCATCTTCTACACGAGAAGTAATCATTTTAGTGATATCTTTTGGAATGATGCTCTTTGTATCAAATACAAAGTTTTTAATTGTATCATCTTCGATTTCAAACATTTCTGCTTCAGGAATGCCTTCTTGAGCAATTTCTTTAGCTTCATTCATCATGGCAGTATGATAACCTTTGATAGCGTCATACCATTCATTCAAATAACAACTTTTGTCTTTGAAAGATTCGATCAATTTGAAAGCGCCATGTTCTTGAACAAAGTTTCTTACTAAAGCTTTACCAAGTTTTCTTTCATGGGAATTGCAGAATTGTTCTTTTAAAACAGGTTTCAACATACCTTGATACAAGCAGCATTCTAATAATTTAGTATTTACCGCTTCAGAGAATTTACTAACAAGATCTTTATCGAGTTTAGCTTTATCTTGTGCTTTAGTATATTTTTTATATAAATCAGAATTATCTAATAGATCTTTATCTGTATCAGGATAAAGGTTAATAGATTCTTCTTTAAGAGCTTGTTGTTCTAAGTTACGTTTAATCAACTCAGCTGTGCTCATAGGAGCTCTTTTAAACATAGTTTCTATTTCCTCCTGCTAGCATTCATTACTAATATACAAGCTTGCTAAAAATTCATCGAATGTATTAGCAACCTTAACAACTTCATCAGAATCTAAATAGTATAAATGAATTACACCTTTAGAATCTGTGCATAACAATCCATCGTTTATTGTAGTGGCGATAGGATATAAATCGTATTCTTCGAAAGGAGAAATACCTTCGATATTATCTTCATTATTACGGAAATACTTAAATAAACTATAAGCATTTTCTTTAGAAGTTAAGCTCATAGGATTGCCAAAATCTAAGAAATATTTAAATTGAACACCTTTGTGTTCATTGGCATCAAATTTATTCTTACTATATGGAGAATAGTTATAATGAGCAATGATATAAGAAACAATGTTCTTAGGAATTTTGAATTGATAGTCAGCTAGAGAATCCATAATATCTTTTTTCATTTCAGGAGTCACTTCAGGACCTTGAAGCATCCAATCGATATTAAATTCATCTTTTTCTAATGCTGTCTTTTCTGGTTTTCTACCAAGTACTAACATATCTGATTACCTCCTTAGAATAAAGGACCATCAGATGCATCAGCAGGGTTTGTTTCTACATCATCAATGCGATATTTTTTATTATCTTTCTTAATTTCTTTATCTGCTTTATTTTCAGCAGTCTTAGCTTCTACAGCCAATTTATCTGCAATTTGACGGAAAGTTCTAGCAACTTGAAGTTGTTTACGAATTACAGATTTTCTATCAGCATCAGTAGTGATATTAGGATTATCTTTTAATTCGTTAGCATTCATTTCCAACAAATCTGCTTGAATGTCGAAGTATACAGATACACGTTGACGAGCAGCAAAGAAATAATATACTAAGTCTTTAACCAAAGGAATCAATGCAATGATTACAGGAACAGCAATCAAGAGACCTTTAACCAATACAAGACCACCAACACCAAACAAGTTTTGAGTTCTATTTTTGATTAATGGACGAATTGCATTTTCAATATCATTTGTTCTGCAAGCTTCATTGAATTTAACAAGGTTTTCATAAAGCAAATGTTCTTTTACTTTAGCAACACCAGTTTTATCCATTACAATAGTAAGACCATCGTTTTTAGGATCTTTAACGTATTCTATACAGCAAGCAATCATATAAGATAAAGAACCAATTACTGCAAGAGTAACAGATTCATAGATCATGATACCAAAATCTACTTTAGCCATATAAGCTTGAACAAATACATCAGAGTTGTCTTCCAAGTTATCAATAGCATTTTCGATAACTTTAATAGGAGCTGTATCTTCTTTGTATTGTTCAAAGATGCTTGTAAGTGTTTTAGCACATTCTTTCAATTGGTTATATTTAGGAAGGCGAGTAATATCACCACGAGATTTAGGGATATCGCCTTTTTCAACATCATCAATTTTAGCTACAATCATTTGATATAATTTATTTGTAAGGGAAAGCAATACAGTATTTTGTTCTGCTTCATCTAAATTATATAAACGTGTATTTGTTTTGTAGTCAGTGATATCCATATATTCACTAACGATTTGTTTAAATTCTTTTGTCATAACTTCTTCTCCAACTGCACGTTTATTAGGATTATTATTCATTTGATTAGCGGGATTAGCAATATTATTGCTAGGAGTACTGTTCGTATTAGTTGGAGCACTAGGTTTAACCATATTAACAGTAGAGGCTACATTGCCAGCAGGATTAATTGGTTTTGGATTAGCATCTCCTTCGCCATCATCAAAATTGATATTAGCAGGTTTTGTTTCTTTTGGTGGAATATTATTCACAGTACCATTAGATCTTGGAGGATTCATACTGTTTGGAGTATTAACAGTACTTGACATATCATCTTCGTTAAAAGGTCTAATGCCAGCTTGATAAGTAATCATTCTAACTATCGTCCTTTCACTAATGTATTAATCATTTTCTTATATTCACCAGCACCTTGTTCTCTTTCAAGACTCATGAAAGAGATAGTTTCAAAGTTCTTAGTACCATCATCATATAAGAAATCTACCTTTTCATTTACTTCATCAATAACAGCAACCCCAATGAAGTTATAACCTTTCATAACAGAAAGCATAGTAGATGCTTTGGAAAGATCTAAACGGTGATGTTGTTTAATGATTTCTACTTCTGCTTTAGAAATTACTAGCATTGTGATAGCAGCACAAGCAGCATTATCAGCACGAGCAGTTGTATTCATCTTAGCACGGTTAGCACGGATTTCCAGCATTTTCCAAATACGAGAATTAGAACCTTTATTGGATTTAGCAACAGCATCAATCTTAGCTCTATCTACAGCAAATAAGAAATCACGGAAGAATTGAATTTCACCAGTAGTAGCACGAATGAAGTTCAATAAACCACGACGATCAGTATTCTTTAATACTAAACGATTCATCATTTCAGAAGAAGAGATGTAGTGGATAACACATTTAACACCGATTACTGCAGTATTAACGATTTCATTATCACGACCATCAGCTTGAGTTACAAAGTTGATAATCATTAAGCTAGGAGTAGCTTCATTTGCTTTCTTAATATCAGTAGTAAGAATTTGTTTAGTAATGATATCAGCTTTATCTTTAAGAGTTGTAGTCTTATCTTTGATAGTAGCTGCTTTTTCTCTTGGGCTGATAGGATTTCTACGAATAGTAGTAGTTCTTCTATGATGAATAGGATTGCCATCTTTACCAGCAGTTTCCCATTCTCTAGATTTTGTACTATCTGATGTAGTATAACTATCAGTATCATCAGCTTCAGAGATTTGAGTTGCTTTGTAATCACCAAACACAGTTTTAACTTTGTAATTATTCAAAGATACTGGATTTAGATTTTCAGCAAGAACTTTAACATAGTCTTCATTGTATGCTAAGTCTTCTAATACAGCTTTTGTAGCTTCTGTAATACGAGCATTGGATAAAGCTGTTGTTTGTACTTCTTCATCTAATTTATTTGCAAAGTCGATTACATCATCTACAGTCATATCACTAAGATCTAGAGAAGATGTAATATTGTTATGGAACTTTTTCAAATAAGATTGAGCACTTTTAGCATCTGTAATTTGGCTAGCTGCAAATAACATTTGGAACATAGCTACATATTTACGTTCAGCAGCTTTAGCAATCATTTGTGCTTGTTCTACAGATACAGATTCACTGACAAGGACAGGGAATACAGCTGTCAAACCTTTTGCTTCTTTAGCAATGTTTGAATTCATTTTAAAACCTGTAGTATCATTTGTACCTTTTACAGTACCTGTAATACCACGTTTTAATTCATCAAAGTCTAGATCCATTAAGGATAAGACTTTTTTCAAAGGACCCATATCCATTTCAGATAATAGAGTATTATATTCATGCATGAAATATTTCCTCCTGAAAAATATAAAGAGTAATTATATCGATATAATTATCACTGAAGATAATTACGATAATGTCATAGGATTAGCTCATTACAGCCTTGATTAAATACTAGGCTCTCCGACATATGTATAATAAATTTTGTAATTTTTTTTGTTTAGGTGGTGAGACAGTGGCCAATAATCCTAGAGATTATATTGAAATAGTACGAGATGATGAATATAGAGAAAATATAGATTCAACAGCTGACGATGCTACAATGCATATGTGGGGTCGTGCTAATGATGATAATGAAGATATAGTAAAATTGAAATCAGATGTACTATCTCATGAATCTGAGATGAGAAGGACTATGAGGGCAAATGGTATTTATGAACCAGATGATCTCAAGTATTGGACTACATTTTATAGACTCCCAAGAATAGATCCATTTAATCATGTTCAAGGGGCTAGAGAATATGTATTCTTTACCAAACCAGACCTTCCAATATTAAGATATAATGATGGCAGTCCAGATGATAAATCTAAATCAGGTTGGTTATCTAATGAGGCTAGTCAAATTCCATATTTTAATTGGCTATATTCTCATGGCTATCTATATACAGTTTTAGAAAATCTATGCTATGGTGCATCAGATGGTAGTTCTGGTAGGTCTTGTCCATTTGTTAGAATTCTTAGTAATAGAAAGACTTCTAATATTGATATTCCAGATATCGCAGTAGATGAATTAGAAACAGCTCAAAATATGTTTGGGTCTAGAATCTTATATCCTAAATCATCTATAAGTTCTGATGAAAACATTGACTTTAGTGTAGAATTTGAAGATACAAGATATTTAGAAATTTATAATTATTTCAAAACTTACGATATAGCTCGTCAGTTATCTTGGTTAGGATTACTACCTCCTAAGAAATCTTATATTATTAATAAGATACTATATTCTCATATGAGTGTATTTAGATTCTTAGTAGACGATGATGGAGAAACTATTATTCACTTCTCTAAATTCACAGGTGTATTTCCTAAATCTATTTCAAGATCTTCATTTAGTGAAATTCCTCAATCTGGGCCATTAAAGGTTACTATTGGTTTTAAACTAAGTGGCTTCTTTGAAGATATGGAGCCTAATATCTTAAGTGATTTTAACTCTCTTGTTTCTTTATGGAAAAAAGGAAGTATTACAGAAGCCCCTCCAAATAATGAATCCCCTTTATGGGATGATTATATTGGAATGCCTTCTGGTGAGAATGTTGATTATCCTTATATCGAATTCCCTAAAGAAGCTGATTGGAGGGGTTATAAATTACCATTATTAAAATGGGGTACAGATGAAGCAAGATCTGTTCCTAGATATGCTGGTGATAGTGATACATTAGATCCTCTAAATATTAGAAGAGGAGTAGATGTAAAACCACCATCTTCAAATTAATAAAATGAATATATAGACAGGAGAAGACATGGCATACTATACTACGAATATTCTTAGTACTGATATCTATAAAGTAACAGACTTTATAGAAGGTCTTAAAGCTAAGTATATTGATATACCAGAGGATACTCTAGTATTAGGTGTTTATGGTTATCTATCTTCAATCTTTGGTAACTTGGCAGAAAATACTGCTATTATGGCTTCTGAATATTCTATGGAAGCTATTCCTACAAAAGCAAAGTATGAAAGAAATGTAATTTCTCATGCATTAGCTTTAGGTATTAATAGTATTACAGCCAAGCCTGCTCAGATTGAAGTAACCATCAACTTACCAGAATCTCAAATGGTTGCCAATATGAAGAATAACAAATTCGTTATTGATAAAGAATATGTATTCTATATTGGTGAAACTACAAAATATCCATATGTATTAGATTATGATATTATAGTTACACGTCACCATCTTCCTACTGGTGAGGTTGTATATACTGCAGCATATGAATTAACAGATACAAACAAATTGTCTTCTGTTACTAATCCATATTTACCATACCTTGGAGCTGTGAATATCTCTGGTGATAGAATGATTTCTATCAAAACAACTATCAGACAGGTTACTCATACTCAAATCTATAAAAAGATTATTGTAAATAACCCATTAGAAACTAAGATCTTAAATTTCACATTTGAAGATCAATTAGCATATTTCTATGTAATGGTTTCAGAAGAACAAGATGATGGTACTTATAAAGAAGCGGTATATTATGAACCAATCTACGATGGTTTATATGATTATACTACAGATTCTAATAAGAACTTCATCAACTACATGTATCTAGATGAAAAAACAATCCGTTTAAGATTTAATAGAGAAAATCAGCCAAGAAGAAATGCTGAAATTACAGTTCATGTATTTACAACTCTTGGTAGTAAATGTAATTTTAAATTGAATCAATATCAAGAATTGATGTCTTATAAGTCTGATAAATATCCATATATGGGTATGTATTTAGTTCTTATGAGCGCATCAGATTCTCAATATGGCGATGACAAACTTACCATTGATGAATTAAAACAAGCAATCCCTGCTGAGGCATTATCTAGAGGATCTATCTCTACTTATACAGACCTAGATAACTTCTTTAACTCTCTTCAAAGAGATGATTGCCGTTTATATTTATTAAGAAAAGTTCATAACCAAATTGAAAGATTGTATTATGTATATCTTATGATGAAAGATGGGGATAATATTATTCCTACTAATACAATCACTACAGATCTTGATGCGGATGTATTCTCTAATAATAATAAAAATAATATGATTATCAGACCAGGTGCTAAGTTCTATGCAGATCCAGTTACTGGAACGATAAAGAATGTAACTGCTGATGACGAGGCTACTATTAATAGTATGGATGATAATGGGTTCTTATATATGAATCCATATTTGATGTGTATCAATAAGAGCCCATTCTATGTATCATATTATTTGACTCTAGTAAACTACTACAGATCATTATATTTTGAATATGTAAATAATTCATCTCTTATTCAATTCGTAGCAACTACAGTTCATGCTCATAGAGAGTATTATGATGACTATGATACATTCAAAATCGATATGACTTGTTATCAATCCATTGGTACCGATTTCCAATTAGTTAAATATGAAGAAGATGGTGTCACTATTTCTGAATTGAATTTCAAAGTATACGCCGTCTTATATAGAACTGATAGTGAAGGAAATGAGTACCCATTCAAATATCTAGAATCCAATCTATTAAGTTATAACCAAAATGGATATCAATATGATCTCCAATTTAAGTTTAAACTTAATGATATTATTTCTTCTAAAGATACTTATATCTATTCACCAAGTGGTATGCATAATATCAAGAATGGTAAAGATCTAGGTACTTACTTACCAACAAACGTAAAAGTTAAATTCTTCTTTGTTGCTAAAGAAGATAAAGAGTATGGTAAGACTTATGAGATTAATAAAAAGAAAGGAAATCTAGACGATATAATTCCAGGTTTAGATGGATGGAGTTTATTAAACGTATATTCTGCTGGTGATGCTGGTTTGGATATCTTCTATGATTACAGCGACTTCAATAACTCTTATATTGCTTTAAGCAAAGATGAAGAAGCTGGTACTTATGGATATAGAATTCATAAGATGCCTGTAGTAAGATATACTTATCTTAATTCTAATGAAAGAATTAATAAGCTAGTAGAAATGATTGATGAACGTAGATTATATATTCAACAAGCTACATTCTTACTAGAAGATTCATTTGGTATTGATTATAAATTCTTCAACACCTACGGACCTTCTAAAATGTACAACATTGATAAAGAATCTAATATTGATAAGATTAATCTTTCTCTTAAATTTGAAATTAAGTTCCAATCTAAAGAAGAAGCTTCTTCTGTATTGGATGATATTACAAATTCGGTTAAAGAATATATTGAAGATATGAATAATCTTACAGATCTTCATATGCCTAATCTTATCACTTATATTACGAATATCTATCGTGAGCAAATTGTATATATTAAATTCATTGGTTTGAATAACTATGAATCACTACATCAATCCATCTATAAAAATCCTCAATTAGAAGATAATTACTTTAAAGAAACTCAAACCGTACCAGAGTTTATTAATGTAAATACTCTAAGAGATGATAAACCTGATATTACATATAAGATCGTTGAGTAGATATTATGAATAATATTAATAAAAAAGAGAGATTAGAGAGAAAGGGTTCTATCTCTCTTTCTTTTAAATTTGATTTGCAATTATTTGCAGATAAAGAGACCCTTTCTGGTGACCCATATTTGCCTGATCATAAAGCCCAGAATGACTTTATTGATGACGATACAATTCCAGAAGTAAGTACTAGTAGGACTAGACGCAATAACCCATATACTATTTCTCATATAGATAGAAAGTATAAAGCATGGGCTACATATATGATGAATATTAAACTAGTAGATTTGAATGATTGGTTTGCTAGAATGGGTATAACTGTAGTACAAGGTATTCAAGATTGGCCAGGAGATGGCCCTAGAAATGATAGATGGAAGTTTAATCCACTATATTTTCACGATCCTACTGGTAGATCAACTTTATCTGCTGAAAATCAAAATAAGGTAATGCATTATTTTGATAACATGGTATATGTATCATCTGTAGATCATTTTACTGATATGCTAAATCTATCAACAAAAGATGCTAATAGAAGTAATGAAAGCTTTATATCTCTAGCTTCTATTGAGAGAATTGTAAGCCATATGAATTTTATGTCTTGTACTTCTATGAAAGGTATGTTCTTTGGAACTGGTGGTGGATTACGTCATCCAACACCACCAGTAACAAACCAAACTCTGACATTTGAGAATTTTACTTTCACAAATGGTACAAGACCTAATATGGATCATATGTTTGAACAGTCCGTATTTAAAGGACTTGTTATCAAATCTAATTTTGTTCCAAGTAGTATGGATTACTTCCTAAAAGATTGCAAGTTTTTAGAAACTGTTGATCTAACAAGTATTGCTAGCAATATAATAGCCTTGCCTAAATTAGTAGAAACGTTTGCTGGTTGTAGTAAATTAAAAGAAGTAAAAGGCACTATCTACTTAGATGGATTGCGATGGGATTCGATACCTACTAATAATATTACTAATCTTCCTAGGTTTGGTGAAATTACTGCACATTTTTACTTTAATACCTTTAAAGATTGCACCGCTTTAGAAAAACCTGTAAGGTTTGCTGGATTTAATCTAAGTACTTTCTGTAACGGGAATTATTCGCTGTTTAAATATTTTATGAAAAAATATAATTCTTTAGGAGTGCTTGAAAGAGATAGTGCCATAGTATCAGAAATTCTCAATATTCCTAAAGATAAAGTGGCATGGCAATAATAACTTATTGACATTTTATTGAGGCATTGTTTTGGCCCTTTAGAAATAAGATGTGATAACACTTATATAATATTTTGAAAAGAAAGGAGGAGTGCATTCATGGCAGCTCCAAGTATTACTATTATGGACGAATCTGATAGATCTGTCACTAACTGGGACGCTGGTGTCGTTCAAGCTAGTAATGAATCTGCTGTTTTCTCTATATATGTATGGAACAATCGCAATGGCTCTACCGCTATCTCTGATTTAAAAGATGTAACTATTACAGCCCTTGATATTGACGGTTCTTCCAATGGTGAATTAGTTGCTGGTAAATGGGTTCGTGTAAACGTTCCTAAAGTTGATGGTAATGTTACTACATGGACACCTGTTGGTGGTTCTGATGGTAAACACCTTCAAGCCGAAGCAATTACTACAGCTAGTGATTTCACAATCAAAGGAACAGTTAATGATGGTAATAAAAATACTACATCATCTAAACAAAACTACTGTAAAGTGAATTTGAAAGTTGTTGTACCTGTAAATGCTACACCTGGTACTAAAACTTATAAAATTCGTGTAAATGGTTATTATGTATAAATAGGAGGTAAATTACATGGCTGCAAATTTGGGTCCAGTAATTACATTATATAATGAAGCCAATACAAGCCCAGTAGACACTTGGTCTGTTGGTACTGTAAAAGCTCAAGAACCTTCTACTCCATTAGTGGTTAATATCTGGAACAACCGTGGTAATGATACTGAAGATCATTCTGACCTTCGTGAATGTACTCTTACTGTTTTAGATGCTAATGGTAATACAGCAAATGAAGACGTAGCTCGTGATAAATGGATTGAAACTAAACTTGCTTCCGATTCCGATTGGTTGAAAATCGGTGGTTCTGGTTCTAGCTTCGTATCCAAAAAAGTTACAGCTAATACTGCATCTGCTGGTGAAGGCGTTTTAAAAGGTACTATGAATAATGGTCGTGTGGAAACAAGTGGTACAAACGTTGCTACTGTATCTTTCCGCGTAAATGCACCTATCAATAGTACTCCTGGTAACAAAACCTTTAAAATTCGTTTAACTGGTTATTACACCTAATAGGAATCAACCCCATCCCATTAAATTGGGATGGGGAATTCCTGTGTTTAAACAAAAAAAAGAATAAGCTTGAGGAAATTGGCTTATTCTTTTTGAGGCTGATATTACCATATGCAAATATCAACCTCAGATTCAGGATCTAAACAATTTATTATTTGTTTAGATATTTCAATACCGTAAACAGTAAGCATGTAAACACCTCCTCTCATATTAATTATTTATTCCTCCTTCGTAATGTGTTCATAAATATAGTATATAACTGAAATAGTATAGTATTTCAGAATAGAGAAATTTATCTCTGATACTAATCATGAAACAAATAAAAAAAATAAAGGAAAGCGTGCACTCAATCCTTTATTTTTCATGGTGTCGAAAGTTCCGTATTATACGACCCACCATGCAGACGTGTCTCTAGTCTTTAGTATAATACGCTCCATGCATCCAGGGAAATCATGGAGATTCATTTTCTACTAATATGCATAACCCTGTCTCTATTCGGCATATTAGCATTGTACCAGTAGATTTCTTTCTCTGACCTTAATATTAAAATCTACTGGATTATCAAATCCTATTAAGGCCTGGCTCTAGAGTAAGGGCTCTCTAGAGACTTAATAATTTTCTAGATAATAATATATACGCCCTTAACCTTCTATATATTATTATCACCATTATAGTATATAATTGAAATATTATACTTTTACAATTAATGATTTCCTATACTAATTATTAATAGTAATAAATTAATAAAGGAGACAACAATGTTCGAACGAGTAAGCAATAAAGAATGGAAAAAGGCTTTAGAAGATCTAAAAACTAATAATCCAGGATTATGGAATTATGTATATTCTAAAGATATCAAAGATGAGGATTATGATGTGGAAGGAATTGAACTTCCTAGAAGATCTACTCCTTTCTCTGCAGGATATGATTTCTATTCTCCATTTGAAATTAATGCAATTCCTGGATTAAGATATATAGTACCAACTGGTATCAAATGCCACTTATTAAATATCAAAGGATCTAATACTGTTGTATTGGAAAATCTTGTATTAAAGATTTACCCTAGATCTTCTTATGGTATGAAATATGGTTTTAAGTTTGAGAACACAATTGCTGTGATAGATAAAGACTATTATAACAATGAAACAAACGAAGGCCATATTTACGTTGATTTTACAGTAACCAATCCTATTAATATTAAAAAAGGCGATAAGTTCTGCCAAGGTATTATAGAGAACTTCTATGTATTTAAAGATGAAATCGAACCTTTAAACAAAAAAAGAACTGGTGGTATGGGTTCTACTGGTAAATAGATATAGGTTACATTAAGTAATTACTTTCACTTATAAATAAAGAGGTGTTTTTACAATGGATGAAAAACAAACATTACTTAAACAATTAAAGGATATTTACTCTGCTCCTACGACAAATCCTGCTAACTTCCAACAAATCCAAGCTTTCTATCAAGAAGTAAAAAAAGCAGAAGCTGTTACAAACGATATGCGTTTAAAAGTGCATAACATGGCACATGGTCTATTCTTAGACTAACTATCTTATAATAGAAATAATCCCTTTCTTTCAAAACTTTTCTATTGCACTAAATGCCCCGTATACTCTTTACGAGTATACGGGTTCATTGTGTTTTATTATAGAAGAGTAATTTTCTTTTCAAATACTTTGTTGCATTCTAATGTAACAGATTCTTGTTCTTCATAATCACCATATTGAACACATAACTTACCTTCGAAGTCTGTATTCTTCATAGTAATGATTACTTTTAATTCCATAGATTGACCTACTGGAACATCTAAGATTAATTCAAAGGAATATTGAGATGTTTCACAATTATAACCAATAAAGTGATTAGTAACAGTACCAGGAATAGTTTGAGGAACACCAGGAATTGGATGATAATCAAATGCTGCCTTTTTATATTGGATTACGTTATGATAGTCAGCTTCATCAGATTCAGTTAAACGAAGATATACTTCGGGATCTTCATCAGATTCTACAAATACTTTGATATCTCTATTACCTACATGGATAACACCATCTTTAGTATTGAAATAAATTTTAGAACCATTACCAATTAGACCGAATTCAGTAATTTCTTCTTTACGTTTATCTACTTCTTTATTATAATCATGATTGTCACCATCATTAGTAAATTCATATGCAGTAGAACCATCTTCACGATTTACAAACCATACAAACATTTGTTTAGGCACTGGTGATAGGTTGTTAGCGATAAAATCATTTCCAGTAATAGAGCTCATTTTAATTTCCTCCTAAAAAATAATACTTTATAAAAAACAAAGACGGTGAATGGAATAACCCATTCACCATAACCTTTGTTGTGAGAGAAGTTTACTATGTGTAGAAAAATATAAGGTAAGAGGAACTGTGTTCATGTGATTGAGTGATTTGAGATTTGATTTATTGAGGTATATCAGATCGTATCTGAGTTTAACATGAATTGTTATCGTTGGGTTGGGTGGAAACCTTTTGACTGCTTTGGATGTAATGGTTGTTATGCGGATTGTGGGCATAAATCAAAAGGTCACATGTGTCGTATTAGAGTTAATCCATTCCCTGGGGGTAAGTTCGGGGATATGAATAGTCTTCCGTTCTTTTATGTGGTAAGATTCATGTGTAGAGTTCTCAAACCTTATATTTTTCTACTATTTTGTCAGATCTGTATTAATTATTAAATCTATTTTTATAACTATCTTCTGGTCTTACAAACTCTACAACTATCTTTCTTTGATGAGGTTCTGGAGTTTGAGTAAATTCTCTAATCTCACTTTTAAATTCTTTAATTGATTCTTTAATGGGGAAATGAATATCATCTGGAATTCTATTTAGAATATCATTTACTACTCTATCTTTAAAGCTCTTAACTCTTTCTTCTACATCTGGGAAGATTTCTTTCTTAGCTATATTATACATAGCTTTTCCAAATTCTTTGATTTCATTTTGCATTTCGTTTTTCTCCTTTAAAGACTCAGCTTAATATTGTAGATATATTTCTACCATAATTATAGTATATAGCTGTAAACCAGCTTAAACCCTAGTAACATAAAGTAATGGCTTATTCTATTTATACTCTAAAAGACGGCCAGAGTGTAATATAGGTAACCCATTGAAATTAAATACGCGATGACGATGTTGCTATTGTTAAAGTTGTTTAAATTTTTTAAAATTGCCTCTTTTTTTTTAACGCATACTTTGTTTTCTTTTTTTCGTTGCTAAGATTGTTTCATTTTAGAATGTGTCTTGAAAGACACGTCCTCCTAAGCGAATATAAATATATTTATTTACATAACACACACGTTCGAAATTACCCCTAGAGCACTAAGGCTCTAGGGGTCTCCTCTTGTCTATTTTTTAGCTTTAGCTAGTTTATATTCGTATGAGATTAAAGCAATAAATAATCTGAAATAGATATCGATAACTTCATCGAATCTTACATCATCAAAAGACCCAGTATAAGAAGTATTACTAATAAGAACTTCTATTTCATCTACATCACTACCAGTAAATGTTACATTCTTAAATGGAATAATAACCTCTAGGTCTTTACCTAAGAATTCTCTATTCATAATCTTTTCAAATGCAGATTCAATATCCTTGCTTGGATAACTACCACCAGCGGCACCAGGATGACCACCGCCTGTGAAATATTTATTAGCAACTTTTCCTAATGGAATAAGTTCTTTAATTTCTTCATTATCAGTGTAGAAAGAGAATGAGAATCTATTTCTATTATCTACAAATCTACCAATAATTTTAATATCTTCTCTATCATCTTTAAATCTTTGAGAGAATCCAAATCCATTGATACAATGGAATATTAGATGATCGTTGTCGTCGAATACATGATATTCATATACAGGATCTGCTGCTCTAAGAGCTTCCATTTCTTCTTGGAAAATGGAATATAGTCTATGACCATGATAAAGAATATCTCTTACATCTGGAGTTAGATACGATGTATTCTCTTCATCATAGAAATAATTTCCTCTCCATAAATTTTGCCATGTATTACAATATGGAGCAAGAGTTCCAATCTTATTATACCATTGATTTAACCATGCGGCTGGTTTGTATGTGATTGGAAATTCTACATCTTGTTTTAAATCATATAAAGAAATCAATCCTACTAATGGAGCTTTAGATTTATATACCTTTATAATCTCTTCTCCACTACTATTATCTCTAAATGGATCTAAATTTAATCCTTCTATAATTTTATCAGATAAAGATGAGGAGTTAATAGCCTCTATGCAATTATATAACCAAGCATAAGTTAACCAACAACCACATTGTCTTGTATCTAAAATATATGTAAAATTATTATGCTCATTACAAAGAGCAATAGGATTTTGATATAATGAAGTAATATGATGATCAATCCAAATTACTTTGTCGTAATATTTAAGGATTTCTTCTAACTGATCATTCTTAAGAGACAAGTCTACAATAAAAGCAATATTTGTTCTAGTCTCAGCAGTTGGATTATTTAGCATCTCTTCAATTTCATTAGAGATGGCATTTCCTGAATAATTATAGCCAATAAACTTTATACTTCGTTGGGTTTGAAATTGTAACAATTGACAGATCAAAGATGCTGCAGATTCTCCATCTAAATCTGTATGATGGAATACAGTTATAGTATTAGATGTAGGCTTATTATCTGCAAAACACACATGCTCTAAATTTTTCAATGTGTTCATATCCAATACTTCTGTTATATCATTATTGAAATGGAATAAGGCTAAAGGTCCACCATTTTCATCTTTGATTTTATACTCATTATAACCATTATAGGTGGTAAGATTTTCTTTTTTAGAATAAGAGATTCTTACTCCATCAGCATATGATCTAATATAATCAAAATTCCCAATAGTATTTTTAAAATCCTCTTCTAGATATTTATCAATATCGCTATATTGAAAAGTTGTAAACACTACACTTCCTCCTTAAGCAGTAAAAAATATAGAGTGCTCGTGATGAGCACTCTATTATATTTTCTTGATAGATCCCAATTAGAATTCGTATTGGGAAATATCGACATCTTTGATTAATGTGAATTTATCATCATTAACCTTACGCATTTCTTCAATTTCTCTTGTGATGTCTTCTGTTGTGTATCTTAACAACTTTCTATTTTGTGGATTCAATGTAGATACACCTATTTCAATATCATTTAACGAACCCAAACCTTTTGCACGTTCTATATTCTTAGGTTCAGATTTTCTAAAAGTACTGATCAATTGATATAATCCAATTTTATGACCATTTAAAAGATATCTCTTTTCAGATTTATCCAAATATCCTAATAGTACAGAACAAGCATTGATTAATTGTTCATTAAAGATGATTGTGTGTTCTCTATCACCATTAATACCATTAACCAAACCATTGAGCAATACAGCATCTCCTTTTCTTTCTATCTTGAGATACTTGTATTTCTTACTAATCAATTTCTTGAAATCATTGAACTTATTGAATGCTTCGTTTCTTAATAGCAATAAATCTTCTAATAAGATAGGATCAATCATATAGTTATTGGCAATGCGTTCCATATAGAAATCATAGTTGTTATTATTGATAATAAGTGAAGAGATTTCAGACTTAGTGAATTCTTTCTTCGTCTTTTGATGAACAACTTTATTTGCTTTAATGAACTCATCCCTCACATATTGAGTGAAGTCATCCTTATCAATGAAATACTTCCATTTCTTAGTACCCTTATCAACGTGGTAAAGAGGAGACAATACTGCGTACACTCTTCCTTCTTCAATTAAAGGACGGCAGTAAGTTAATAAGAATTTCAAGATCAATGTTCTAATATGGAAACCATCATAATCAGCATCGGCTAGAATAATGATCTTATCATATTTACAATTAGAAATATCAAAGTTCTTACCATAACCACAGCCAATGATTGCTAAGATAGCTTGAACTTCTTCATTCTTCAAGAACTCTTCTCTAGACTTAGAGAATGCATTTGGCATTTTACCACGAATTGGGAAGATAGCTTGGTATTCATTACGAGAAGTTTGACATGGAGAAGCGGCTGATAAACCTTCTACAATGAATAACTCTAAATGATCTTTCTTCTCTGCTTTGATAAATCCTTTAGGAGTACCAGAGATTGTATTTGTTTTATACTTCTTAGAGATATTGATCTTTTCTTTATCTGCTTTGGTACGAGCTGTTGCTACGTCTTTTAAGAAGTTACAAAGTTTTTGTAAATCGTCTGGGTTCTTCTTAGACCAATCTTGTAATGCTTTGATAGTTACATCTCTAACAAATGGTGTTAACTCTTGAGTCTTACAAACATTCTTTGCTTGACCATCAAACATAACGTCCATATGTGCTGCTGCTACAATACCTACTAGACCAGTCAATACGTCAGAGTTAGTTACTTCTAATTTCTTCTTATTATTTGCTAAGAAGATCTTATTCATATAACCTTTAAAGAAATCGCATACGCCTTTATAATAGCCAATAGATGGAGTGGATAATTGAGTATTTACTGGAGAAGTATTTGCAAATGTCATTACATCTGGACCAGCATTAACATTTGCTACATAAGTCATAGCTACTTCTACTTTCATTCGACCAGTATCGAAAGCATAGATGATTGGTTTGATCATAGGCTTATCAGTTTTATTGATAAGATATGTAAGAACACCATCTTTATTTACCAAGTGATCTGTAAAAGTAGTACCATCTAAAAGATGTGCAGTATAGAATACCTCAGCACCAGGTTTTAATAGTGGTACGATATTAGATACTAAACGATAAATATCTTTATGTCGCAATGTGATCTCACCCATGATAGAGAAGTCTGGTTCGAAATCTACTACAGTACCTTGAGCACCAGCTGGGTATTTGATTTCTTTAGGCATAAAGATTTCTTTACCATCAGGACCTTTTTTACCAGTACCATATTTCTTTAAAGGTTCACCTTCAGAGAATTCGATTTGATAAGCTTTGCCTAATCGATAAGTAGTAACTGTGAATCTAGAAGATACGGCATTAGTACATTTAGAACCTACACCATGAAGACCAGATGGATATTCACCTTCATGCTTTTCATAGTTTGTAGAAGTATGTTCTCTACTAAATACACGAACGATATCTTCTGCTGGGATACCACGACCATTATCGATTACTACGGTTCTAAAAGATCCTTCCCAGAACTCAATCCATACTTTATCACATGGGGATACACGTCTATTCAATTCATCTGTGGCATTTTGAAATACTTCTCGAATAGCATTCAATTGACCTTCATTACCAGTTGAAGATAAATACTGGCCTGGGTTCTTTCGAACAGACTTAGCAAAGGATTCAAGACTCTTGATCTTTTTAGAGTAGTCCTTGATATTGGCAGTCATCTCTTTGGAGAGATTAGAATTATTTGGAATCTTCATTCCATTCTCCTTTCATATTAATCAAAGAATACTATTTTGTTATTATAGCTTCCATTATTATAGTATGCAACTACTATCTTATTTAGTTTTATATACATTCAAGATCACTATCATACTCATAACTAATAATACTATTGATTCTTAAACTTTCATAAAGATCACAAATTACTTTAGCATATGTAGGAAGTTGGAATTCTTTCTTTCTCACTCCACCATCATAACACTTAATACTATAATTATTAATGATATAATCATATACTAATTTTAAATCCTTATATGTGATATTAAATTTTTCAGATACTAGAGATATCAATAGATCAATATCGTGTTCAGTATACTCTACTAATGAGATAAAATAATGGGGATCATTTAAATGAGATTTATTATCTTGAGGGAAAATGGATGTTAATATTAATGCATGAATAAGAATTTCTTTATCGTAGAATTTGGTCTCAAATTTCTTAAGTCTATTTTCTATCGCTACAAGCAATTCTACCGCCGTCATACTAGTGGTACTAACCATATTAGTTTCTGTGTCGAAATATTCTCTTTTGAGCATTATAATCTCACCTCATAAGCCATAATTAGAAGAAAAAATAATGAGTTTTATTAAATTTCTCATTATTTAAAAGTCCATCAGGATATTATTAAATAATATCCCGATAAGACTTTGTATAAATATTAATCATATACGTCTTCTGGAGTAACTCCTACTGCTGCCATTTCTTCCCAGAAAGAATCTTCATCTCTTCTACGTTGTTCAGCATAATATGCTCGGTCTTCAGCTTCTTCAATTTCTGCTTTAAGATAAGCTGGATTTGAAAACCATCCATGAAGATCATTAAAGCCTTTAGCAATTCTTATGATTTGGAATCTAATTATATTCTCGCATCCTCTATCTATTTCACCTATGATCTTATCAAAAGTTTCTTGATCTTCACAAGCAAGATTTGTAAAGAGTTTGGATAAAAGAATAATAGGTTCTGGATTTTTGGAAAAAGCTTCTTCATACTTTTCACAGTTTAAATAGTATTTTTCAGCAAAATAACTAGGTCCAATATTAAATTTAATATCATTAATAGTTAAATCTACTCTGTTTTCATCTTTTATAATATTAACAGAGATATCTCCTTCATAGTCTTCATGATATGAATATTCGATATTTCTAGGAATCATACGAACTAATTCTTTACAAAGTTCTGGAAGACGGTTTTTAATATTACTATATAACATAATCAATCTACTCCTTAATCAAACATCAATTCATTCATGTAAGTGAAAATTTTTCTAGTAGTATCTGTATTACCATGCTTAATCCTAGCATTTTCATCTTTGATTATATAACTAAAACGCACACCATACAATGTATCTAGATCTACTTTATCAAATTCCATGAATAAAATACTATACCCATTCTCTACTGGGAATTTTAGTCTAACAGTAAACTCACGACTGTTTTTATAAATACCAGACGTAATCAGGATAGGTTTTCCAACTTTTTTAGCTACTTTAATAACTGTAGCCATATCATTAGAATAATTACCTGCTAATAATGCTCTAATTACATCTAAGAATCGTTCACTATATGTAGGTCTTTTTTGGGATCTTATTAAAAATTTTACCCCATCATACTCAAAATATACTTCAACGATTTTATCATTGATATTATAACCTTTAACTTCGATACCTCCTATATTCCACATATATAGGACTTCGATATATTCTGTTTCGCTTTGTTGAACAAATTCAAAATCTTCTGCAATCATATTAGTATACCCCATTTTTAAAACAAATTATTCTTTATTTTTTAAAAGCTTTTCTATCATATCAAGAGCAATATTGATACTTTCAATATTCATATTAAGTATCCCACAAATGTGATCAAACTCTTGATTATTAAGCTTATCTAATTTAAACACTTCATCCTTCCAAGTGTTTGTTGTAATTCTTAAAAATCTACCAAAGTCACTTAATACTTCTGTAGTTCCAATATTTATAGTTGCTTCTAAAAGATTTAGTTTACGATCTTCTAAATAAATAGTAGCACCAGTTCTAGCCATGTTTACATAAATAGCATTAACTGGTCTAAAATAATCCTTAGGCTCTTTTTCCTTAGAAGCTTCAATACTGTCATCAGCAGTAAAGTATAAGTCCTTACTCAAACCAAAACTAACATCAAATTCTGGATATGTTCCTCTGTATGGTAATTCCATATCAAGCTCAATAGATTTTGTAATAATTATATCAGATATAGCTCTGATGTTGAAATTAATAATCTCCATATAAGAATTAATAAATTTCAATTCTTCCAATCTTGTCATACTCATAATATTTCTCCTTTTAAAAAAATAATCAGGTATGGGATTTCTCCCATACCTGAAATTTTATTTAGATTATTTTACAATGCTACCATAGGAGTCACGTTTGATATCTTTATTAGATTTCAATGCATGAACTCTTTCTAGTTTGCCATTTTGTTCAACTTCGAAACGAAGAAGTTCTGGTTTGAATTCGTCAACCAAACGACCATCGATAGGAGCGTTGATTTCTTTAGCACGTTGAATTGCACGATGAACTACTTCAGCGAATTCATAGCGAGTCAATACGCGATCGCCTTTAAACATGCCATCTTCATAACCAATGATCAAACCACGTTTAGCCAAGTCATCTACAGCTTCGAATGCCCAATGGTTTTCTGGAACATCTGGGAATACTGTATTTTGATCTTGTGGTAAATCAGCACCAAGTACTGCATTTAGGATCGCAGTAATTTTAGCATTTTGAGCTTTCATTGCTTCCATTTCACGTTTCATATCTGCAACGTCTTTTGCTACAGCTACTTTAGAACGGGAAACGCCAGATTTAGCACCAACTTTATAAGATACACCAGCATTAACAACTGTATCACCATTACCAACAGTGGAACCAACTGTGAACATTAAATCTTCGTTAGGACGATAAGCAGCACCCAATGCTACAGAGTTAGAACCATGGAAGTGACCATAACCAGCCATTACATCTAATTTATGATCAGGATCGAAGTCCAATGGATGTAATGCAGCTAATGCAGCAGTACCAGCGATACCACGTTCAGAGATTTTATGGTTTTTAGCAACTTTATCGGAAAGACCATTGATTGCATTAGCATTGGAGTTGATTTGGTTAGGAATGTTTTGATCTAAATCGAAACGTACTAAACCATCAGCACCAACGGATGCATTGATATGGTTACCATTAACAAAGTTTAAACCTTTGTCTGCCATTACTTTATTTGTAGTACCACCATTTGCTTTATAGGATACAGGTAATACTTTAGCAGCTTCGTTACCATCAAATTTGAATGTTGTAGTGTCTGCTGTATGATTAGCACCAGTAGTTGTTTCTACTTTGATTACAGAATCACCTTCAAATTTATTAGCAGCTTTAGCAATATCTGTTACAGTATTTTTGCTTACATATACACCATATTGAGCATTAGCATCACCAGTGGATTTACCATTAACAACTCTAACAGCTGCAATATTATCAACTTGGTTATCAGTGATAACGGATTCAGTAGAAATGCTGTCTTTTAATTGTTTATAGTTTACAGCATCTGTATCAGCAACACCAGCTTTTACATTATTGATAATTTGACCACCAGCGCTAATACCATTAGTAGTAAAGGAAATGGATTTGCCATTAGAGTTAGCAGTCATACCATCCATAGTATATTCTGCAGCATCTAAGTTGTCAGTGTTTTCCAACTTCATACCATTAGCATCTACTTTAGTATTTGTACTTGTAGTACCATCGAAGAAGTGAACTTTATCCTTTCCAATGTAGGAATGTACATCATCAGTCACTTTACCAAAGCTAGCAGAATTCATATCTACTAAATCTTTGTTTACGTTCACTTTATATTCCTTACGGCCAAAGTTGTTATCTTCGGAAGTTACAGTAGTATTAGTACCATCAACAACTGTGTTGTGTTTTTGAGCTTCTAATGCTACGTCATATAGTTGGCTACCATTGATAGCATCTGTGGATGTAGCAGATACACGACCTGCTGCTACGTTTTGTAACTGACGTGTATAACTAGTTACTCCACCAGCACCGGCACGACCATTAGTACCGAAGCTTACAACAGAGTCTGGGTTAGAACCCGCATAAGTGGAATTACTGAAACGAATATCTGTTGTGTTATCCTTAATATTGGATGTACCAACAGCTAATTCTGTAACAGAATTGGTGCCGATTGCAACGCCATTTTGTACATCAGCAATTGTATTATTGCCGATGGCAAACGCATCAACTTGTGTAGCTTGAGCATGGGAACCAAGTACAGTTGCACCTTGCTCTTTAGTTTGAGAATTAGAACCAAAGATTAGCTGTTCCTTGGCGTTGTCCAACATTTTGTTGTTATAACCAAAAATAGCACTTTGATCAGCGTCAATAATACCATTGTTAGCACCTACTACTGTAGTATCATCACCATTTACAGTCGTATCACGACCAACAACGATAGAAGATACGCCTTTGGCACTTACATTTGTGCCAACGTTTACAGTTCCAACGCCATCTGCATGGATAGCGTTACCAATAGCTACTGAAGATTCGCCATTGGAAATTACCCCATTGCCAATAGCAATAGTGTCTTGAACCTTAGTTTCAACCCCATTGCCAATAGCAATAGTATTAAAGTCAGTAGCAACTCCGTTACCGATACCGATACTATTGCTAAGGTTATTAACAACATTGTTACCAATACCAACACTATTATTACTGTTGGTAGTAACCGCGGTACCGATGCCAACACTATCATTACTATTGGTAGTTACTACCATACCAATAGCTACATTGTTTTTAGAATTAGACTTAACTAATGAGCCAAGAGCAAGAGAATCTTTACCTTCTGCTGTAGTACCATAACCCATAGCAAGTGCGTTAGCGCCAGTAGCATAAGCACCATTACCAATAGCTACTGTATTAACACCATTAGTACGAGCTTGAGAACCAATGGCAAATGTATTATCTTTTAATGCTTGTGCACTAGAACCAATAGCTACACTGTTTCGACCTTTAGCTGTAGCATATTCGCCTCCAGCCAAGGAGTTTGTGCCAATAGCTTTATTTGAATTGCCGTATGCAACAGCATTATCAGCATTGATAGTATTGTTGTAGCCTGCTGCAAAAGCACTTGTAGCGCTAGCATTAATGGTATTTTGACGACCAACAGAATATGCGCCATGACCAGCATACACATCGTTGTATTCACTATTGCTGGATAAAGCATGACTAGGTGCATCACCAGGGGCATCAGTTGTAGGTACGACATATGCACTAGTAGTGCCGAATGCCATTGCGGAAATAATAGCTGCAGTTAATAGAGTTTTGTTTTTAATGTTTTTCATTTCTTCGTTTCTCCCTTTCAGAATATGAAATATATAATTAAAGAAAACCAAAATAGTTTTTCTTTAAAAACTAAATTATTTACCTAACTAATCTTATTCTTTTTCTCGAATTAAGTCTAAAATAGAGTTGCGTAGAATATCATAGTTGTTGCTTTCCAAATATTCTGCCAAGATATTCAATAGTTCGCTATTAATAATCTTTTCTCCAAGCTCAGTATCGCAGTTTCCTATCAATAAACTTTCTGCAGTTCTGATCATTTTAGCTGCCGCAATATCTTGTGTGGCTTGATCATGATACTCTTTAATAGTGTCAACATGAGCTTCTGATACTGATATTTCTTTCTTGTTGCTATTGTTATTCAATTTAACATTCTTCTTTTCTTCGGCCATTATTTATCCTCCTTATTCTTACTAAAGTTATAAGACTTACATTCTAACGGCTCTGAAGTTACTACTTTCATAGAATTGATATTAATAATATTATCTGCTATTAATACCTCTACAAAGTATGCCATCTTTGCATATGGCACGAATAGGCTGAATGTATCACCATCAACTTCTTTAGGATAGTTGTTTGGCAATCCTTTAAAGTCGTATTGGATTTCTTCTACTTTCTTTTTAGTCTCAATTGTAGTACCATCATCTTTGACTTGTTGGGATTCTGATCTCATAGTCACAAACGACATCCCTATTCGACTAACTTTGATGAATGATTCATCTTTAGAATCTTTTCCTCTAAACAGATTTTCTACAGGAATTTCAATAACTAAACCATCTTTTCCATCTAAAGCTAATTTTACCATAAAATGTGGGGTTCCAAATAATTCTTCTACCACTCTCAAGAATTCTGGATTTTCAATTAGCTTATTTACATCGAATTCAACAGTTTTCTTAATCTCGCCAATATTTCTTTTATCTGCATATGGGCGATAATAGTTATCTAAAGTTTCCTCTTCTTCATCTTTTGAGAAAAGTTCTATTACTGAATCGAATAATGACATGATTTCCCTCCTTTCTTTTCAAAAAATTTTATACTCTTCTAATTAAGAAATATATCTTTTATTCTAAATATACTTCTCACCTTTATAGTATATAATTATTTTATATTTTAAAATAAAAAAAAATAAAGCGAAGATGGAGTTAACCATCTTCGCTTCATAGTGTGTGATTAGCAATCAATATTAGAGTTTGTTGTGTTAGAAAGAAATATCTGATATAGGATTTGGAATAGTGTGAACTTTGTATGTATTGTAATAGATGATGAAATCCTATATCAGATTAAAAAAGATCAAGCTTCTTATATTAAGCTTGTTGTTGAGCAGCTGGTTGTTCTACTACATCTGGAGTAGGAACAGGAGCTACGTTAGGATTAGCGGCTGGAGCAGCTGCTACATTAGGATTTACCGCATAAGTTGGTTGAGCCGCATTAGCAGTGAAATCTTGTGGTGCCTCTACAGTACCAATTGGGTTTGGACTTGGGAAATTAGGCATTGGTTGATTAGGTACTTGCATACCACCAGCTTGTGGGAATGGTTGACCACCATATACAGGAGCTGTTGGAGCTGCATTGTACATCATAGCTGGATTACCGATACCAGCTTGGAAGTTATTTGGGTATAGACCACCGAAACCAGGTTGGTTAAAGATGTTACCCAAGATTTGGAATGCGTTAGTTTCGTCAGCAGGTTGTAATACACCATTAACGTTAGTGATTTTTTCAAATGCATTTTTAGCAATACCCCATAATTGTGGGATTTTGTTGAAGAATGCAATCATCATGTAGATATCGCGCATGCTGCTAGTTGGGTTAGGCAAGTATGTTTTAATGGATTGATACAAATCATTCATGTTCAAGCAGATTTGTTCAATGTCACCTTTAGCAGAGTTCAAATCGATCAAATTGAAATCGGAGTTACAAATTGGGCAGTGATAACGGCCGTCTGCCAATTTTTCCAATTTAATATTACCGTTTTGATCTTTGTGTGTGCAAAGTGCACGAAGATACTCATCGCGAGTGAGTTTTGTTTGGAATGCTTGAGGAGCTTTTTGGATCTCAGACATCTCTTCAGGACTCAACAATTGAGACATTGTTGGATTTTGAGGAGCATTGTTGCCGTAAGTCATTCCATTGAATTGTTGGCCATAGCCGTTGTTAAAGTTATACATTATTTTTCCCTCCTAGGATAAAAATGGAAAAAAGCGATACCCAGATGATATACCTCATAACGAGGTATATCAAATTGGTATCATTATTATAGTTTACAACCAAAAATTTGTTTAGATTAGTATTTTCGGATGCAACTAAATTACATTTGTTTATAAAAGTGTTATGGTCATACTAATTTTTTATTAGTAAGAAACTGGATGAACTGTTTTATCATATTCTTCCAAATCACTGAAGTTGCGTTTACCATCAGGACTGTTCTTATGTGCTTGATTGGAATAAGCATACATACGTTTTCTTTGAATAGCAATATCTGCATTTGTTTGTTCAAATAAACGATGTTTATTATATTCGATTTGATCTTGAGTCATATTTAAAGCAGCGGCAACAGCTTCAAATGCTTCTTCATTTAATTCACAACGAATATTTTGAATTTCGCCATAATCTACACAGATCATAGCAGCTGGAACCATGGACTTAGCACCAAAACTCATGCCAGCAGATGGAGAGTTATGAATAGTACTAGGATTCATTACTAGGAAATATACGAAATAGCCTTCAGCATCATTCCAAATTACATTTCCATTATGATAATCTATTACATTCAAACTGTTATCGCATACGACATGAGTAGGGAATTTCATTTTTTCAACAGAACCATCGCCGCGTCTTACTTCAGTCTCAGCTTTTTCACAAAGAGTTCTTAATTTTACAACGTCAACTGTTTCCAAGATTGAATACCTCGCTTTCTAAAAATTAGGTTTATTTGAATGTAAACCTAATTAAGAGATACGAATCCTTGGAGCAAAGTTTCCGTAATATTCTTAGAATCTTTTAATTTGTTTCTGTACTCTACTATTTCATCAAACATTTGTTTGAAATCTTCTTTGACCTCAAAACATGTAATAATCACTCCATCTATTGATACAGGAACTATAAAGTTCTTGTAAAAATATACCTTACATAATGGGCTCTTATCATTAGCTTTTTTACACATATGCTTCATGTAATAGAAGAAGGACGTGAATTTAGGATGACGGGGTATATCATAAAGACACAAGCCATATTTGATTATATTTCTTGCAAATTTATTACGTCCCTTCTTACTTCGAAGGTTTACCCTTTGTCTCATTCTTCTTACAGAGTGTTTTGATAGTGTAGTTCTATGAAATATCGAGCGATATCCATTCATTAGAAGAATACCGATTGGTACTTTCTATTGAATTGATTGTTTAACGTCATCCCTATGTTTCTAAGTTGAAGAAAATCGCCAGTCTGAACATAAGCAGAAATACCATTATGCATAAGCTGATACATAATCATCTTAGCAGTATATTCATTAATAACTTCATTAACCAATCCAAAGTCTCCAATTTGAGTATACAAGTTTGGACCTCCAGATTTTAAAGCTATTAGAAGTACATTGGTTTTTCTAATATCAAATGCAAGCATATCCAATGCATATTGCAGGATTCTTGTATCTGATTTTAACGCTTCTTCAAACTTCGGATTTGTTACAGATCCTCTAGCTATATCTCTAAATAAGAATTTGATGTTTCTTCTAATATGATCCATAGTAATGATTTCATTTCGATTACCACCATACATCTTATCCAAAAACATACTTTTATCTGTTTTCTTGTTTACAAATTGAGGTTTGATTTCTCTCATTTAATTTCACCTACTTTCTAATACTAATTTCTAATGAGCAGTACTATTTAGTTGGTGAGTTCATCTCTTTGTAATAATAGAGTTGAAGATCGCTTGGAGCCATGAAATTATCATCTTTATCTTGATTAGCATAATCTGTTACATACTCATCTAATTCTTCAACTGTTAACCCTTGATCTGGAAAATGTTTTTCTATTAGCATTCGTAAAAAAGAATAGATTGACACTTCACGACCTAATCCGAGATTACCACTCATGACGTAACTATTTAAGCAGTCATAATTCATGAATGATTGTAGAAGATATTGGAATACAGTCTCTCTACCTCTGAGAGCTAACCACTCACCTTCCTCTGTAGTATCACTACCAGCAAGAACGAATAACAACAAATATGGCTTGTCATCAATTATTACTTCTTCTCTAGTAGTGGGGTCAAATAGCTGTACTATTTGTTTCCGTTCTCTAAAAATCGGCATCTAGATTCCTCCTTATATGGTTAAATTAGAACTACACTACACTATTATAGTATACATTTGAAGTGTAGTTTAAAACAAAAAAAGAGGGTTATTACGACCCTCTTTTTCTTTATATTACTTTATAGTATAGATTGACCATTTAAAGATACAACAGATTTTCTTACAGGAATCATCATACGTCTAACAGGTAATACATATACGCAAGAGTTTCTAAATCTAGTAATTCCAGTATAATTTAGATTACGTTGGATATCCCTATGTAAGTGTTCTTCTAAATAAATTCCAGTAAAGTATTGAGATCCCTGAGATATATGTGTAGTGATTGCATAACCAAATTCAAACTTTTCTAATTTAGAACTGAATTTATTATTCATCATAGACTTCATTTCACGTCTCGTTCTATAATCAGATATAAAATATTTGAAATCACATTTTAATTTCTCAAATTTAATATCTGGAAACAGATCTGGAACAAAGTCCATCATAAAGCTCTTAGCCTCATAACCAGTAATAGAGGGATAGTTAGTAACTGTACCAGCTAAACCATTAGCTAGATTAATACCATCTATTCCAACTCTCCAGTTATTTTGTCTACATACTACCTTTTCTCCTATTATAGGAACTGGGCTTGACGTATTCAAAATATTGCGCCTAACATAACCATTGAATTGGTCTCTAGTCTTGTTGGTACCACAGATAATTGTCTTATAAGCTTTGATCATATTATCATTAAGATCGTCTTTTGATATAACCATTACATCTCCATAGTTTCCTATTCTAGGCTGTATGCCTTTTATAAGCATATTTGATATCTCTACAATAGCAGAATGTTTTGCTTGTCTCATAATCTTAGATAGTCTAAACACCTTACCATTATAGAGAAACCCTGGTTTATCCGCTACTGGTGGTAACTGATTGAGATCTCCACAAGCTAATATTTTAATACCATTTGTTTCCATCTCTTGTCTCATCTTCAATGGTATTGTAGAAGCTTCATCGACGCATATGAGTTTAATTTCATTAGGATCTAATGGAGAATACACGAATCTCTTAGTAGTATATTCTTTTCCCATAACTCCATCTTTTTCGCTCTTTACTTCTAATTTGTATAACCAAGAATGTGCAGTAGATGCATTATGAAACCCATTCAATCTCATAACAATAGCGGCAGATCCAACGTATGCCATAGGAGCCACTTGTTCTGGTCTTAATCCTAACTGATCTATGATGCAATGCATTACTGTAGATTTACCAGCACCAGCAGGAGCACTATATTGGAATACTAATTCTGATTCATGTTTATACCAATGAACAGCAGCTTTTATAAGGGCTTGCTGCTCATCAGTTAATTCAAAATCTATTCTCATTTTTTAACCTTTTCATTTTCAAGAGCTTCGAAATATTCCTTTTCGTAAGCATCATAGACTCCTAATATTTCTCTAACTGGGCCATTGGTCATAGCTTCTAATCTCATATAGGCTTCTAAATATTTAGTAGAATCTTTGTAATGCATATCTGTTTGGATCTTAGCCCCATTAGAATATAATAACGTCATATATCCATAAGTATCTACTTTTGGAGCTTGGTTTGGTTTAGCAGACATAATTTGAGCAGACACAATCTCTGGGTGAGACTTTTGTAAATATTGTTTTAATAACTCATCCATAATGATAGGATTATTATATGGATCAAATATTAAATCTTTCTTATGAAGAATACCTCTATTAGCGTGACGTAAGAATTTACCTCTTACCACGATATAATCTGGATTTTCAAAATCCTCTTCAGTATCTACAATATAACCCTCATGGTCTTCTTCCAAACCAGTGATTCTTAATACATCATTAATGAATCTTTCAGATAATTCTGGATTGGTACAAGTAGATGCTCTAAAATCTGTTAAAGAATTAATCTCTCCACCTAATACATTAACTTTTTTCTTTGCCATAATAAAATTTCCTTTCTTCAAATATATCTATTACTATTTTATCAAATACATTTTTAGATTTTACATCTCGACACTGTAATAATGAAAGAGGTGATAATTAATATGAGTACTCATAACGTAAACTCTAGTACAGAAATTGCTATTCTTTTAGATGATTATGTAAATAAATTCCATCCAGGAGAACAACTATTCAAGTTACAAATGACTGGTGGTATGCAAAATAATAGCCGTGCCTTATATAGAAATCAGGTATCTATTCCAAACCTTATGAATAAAGAAACTGATGGTTTAGATTTTGGAGAGGTTAGAAGAACTGCTGTAGTGAAACTAGCTCTTCCAAGAGAAGTTACAAGAACCTACCCTAAAAAATATATCCCAGTAGGTACTAGATTTATAGTCACCTTTTTAAGTGGGGATATTACTAAACCACAAATTATTGGAATAGAACAATAGGAGATACCGATGGCAATATACTATAATAGTGCTAGCCTAAGTATTACAGAAACTCATACTCTTAAAGAGTTTATAGATACTGGTAATGCTGCTAGTGATAATTCAGATTATAAATCTATCTCTTATTATGAAACAAGAGATGGGTTTGAATTCGTAGTAAAGAATCTATTAGATGATTATCTAACAGATCTAAAAGAGCAATGTATTTTGATTGAATTATCTCCTCAAGAGGTAAACAAGTACAAATACAATCCTAAGATGCTCTCATATAAAATCTATGGCTCTACTAAGTTATTCTACATCATTTTACGTTTGAATAATATTTGTAGTACCCATGAATTTACAATTCCAAATAAAACATTGTATTTATTACCTAAAGCTGCTTTGTCTAAAGCTTTGTCTATTATCTATAATAAAGAGTCTATGGCTATGAATACTTATAACCAGAAACATTCTAGAGATAAGATTATTACTCCAGTGAATAAGTTTGTTTCTAAATCTTATTCTTCTACAGCATCTATTGGTTCTTCTAGTACTTCTTCATCTTAAACAAAAAATAGTGGTATGGGATTATTCCCATACCACTATTTTAATGTGTTTGTTTGTTAAGATGAGGAGGTGGTACTAGTATTACAACCTCTTTCTTTTTATTTTTTGCAAATGGGGAAGACTCTTCATCATCTAATGAGAATTTAGGAGTCATCTCTATAAGCTTGGTATCTTTGATATTAGTCTCTGGTCTTTCAACCATAGTTTCTGTAGGCATAGATACACTAGTATCTTTTTTAGTAGTCTTTACTAATCCAGAACCAGAAGTCATATCAACAGACTTATTTAACGCCTCTAATCTCTTAGCAGGATTATTAATGGACACATGCTCTGTTGTACCAAATTTAGAAGTAACCTCTTCTATATCATTATTTATTAGAGACTCTCTAAATACTGCTTTTGGTTCAAATAGATCTTCTACTAATGCTACAGATTTAGGATAGAATGGTTGGAAGATAGAGTCTAATCTATGAGTAGTAGGGAGTTTATATCTATGCTTAGTCATTTTAATACCAAGATATCTATTGCCCTCTTTATCATATTCTGGAACAATAATAAAAGTACCATCAAGATTAGTATCGATCTTAATAGACTCACCAATATTCGCACGGCCTAGTTTCTTAATAGAATCTAGTTTATTAGCGTTTCTTCCCTCATCAATGATTTTCATTGCTTCCCGATTCAGCTGAGATGCTGTGATTACTGGGATTTTCTTAGAGATTGCAAATGTTTTAAAATCATTTACTACAGTACCTAAATCTTGGTAAACATCTTTTGTTCTTTCAGATGGTTTGATACGCATCATGTAGTCTTGTAAGAATGCTATAGTTTCAAAACCCTCATCCTCTAAGTCTTCTACTATCTTATACATATAAGACGTATCTACAGAGTTTACTGGTTTATATTTGATAACCAATTCAACAGCTCTTTTATTTTCTGGATCGAATTCAAATTGGCATTCTTTAAATTGATTTATTGCATCCTCTGCTGTAGCGCATGCTTCCATAGATTTGCCTTTAGTCATGATATGATATAAAGAACAAACGGTTTCTACTACTAAGTTTTCCATTGTTAGTAATACAATACATGGCTTTTTAGATTTGTCTTGTGTTATAAAATCTTGATTATATTTCCATAACTGATACATTATATTTTCTAAAGTAGTAGTTTTACCAGAACCAGATGCACCAAAGAATGAATAAACACGTTCTTTTTGGAACCCACCACCAAGCATAGCATTGAATCCCTGCATTCCAGTAACTAGTTTATATGATGGACTTGTCACATATTTATGAATATCTGGAACGCTTGTTTCTAACTGTGATAATCTGAATAACGTATCAGATGAATCTTTATTAATCTCATTACGTCTAAATACTGTTTGAATATCACTGATTCTAGATTTCAAATAATCAATCGTTTGATTCTTCTCCCTAAAATCTGCATTTTGATATCTATTGATAGCCTCTAATAATACATTAATATGCTCATCGACTTCAGTATTAGTCAACAGCATAGAGATATTACCCTCTATAGATATTACTTCATCATTTGATAATTCTCTACAGAGAGCTTGGTCTTTTTCTAGATTAGTTATATCCATAACAAGGTTAATATTAGATAGAATCATTTCTCTATCATTTAACCCTTTCATTCTGTTATCTAGAATTGCCTTTAAGAATCTTAACTTGATAGCACAGTTTTGATTCTTTATAAAATCTTCAGGATTGATCCTGACGATTAAACTATTAAGCATGGTTAATCCGTGCTTACGGATATTATCATTCATAGAGAGAGCATATCGACAAAACGAATTCAGTATATACTCTGAAATGCCAGCAGAAGCTTGAGGGGCCTTTCTAGCAGTCTTGGTATTCGTTGGCTGATATTTTAAATTTCTCTTGTCAAAATCTGTCATACTAGAAACTCCCATTTTTAGATTTTCGTTCGATTAGTATTATAATGTTTTTGGAGTTAAAGTTTTTCAATATAAGACATGAAGTCTGCAAACTTTTCTACAGTCCAAAAATCATTTTTTTCCTCTTGGTTTATATATTGAACTAACTTTTGTTCAGGAGACAAGTTGTTATCAAATAGATAATCATATTTTTGGTATCTTTGATTCATACTATGCAACTCTTTTTGTATCTTCTGTTGTTCAAAGTTAGTTTCAATCTTTACATTAGCCTTACTCCTATAGAAATTCTTTAAAAGATCTATAGTTCTAGGATTGTTCTTAGTAATAAGAATTCTAAGATGATCTATACCCTCAGCCAATAATGCTTTAATATAATCAATTATAATCCTAGGGTCTTTATCTATCATATCATCTAGATTGATAGTATCATAACGGAAAGACTTAATAGGTTCAAAATGGACTAAATATTTTCTTTCCTTGATATTGTGTAGAAGAATTATGAATCCCTTTTCTTCTTCCTCCCCAAACTTATATCTTATAGGAGAACCGCAATAATAAAAGTCATTACTATAAACTCCATGTACATGAACATGACCAGATATAATAGGACCTTTACAATTACCAAAGTCTTCTATATCAAATACTGGCTCCCTATTAGATGCTAAATCTCTTTTATTTTTACCAAAGATAGATCCTTTAAAAGTACCATGCATATAACAAGCATCATATAATCCAGAGTTGACTAAGTATTGGTTGTAATATGGCTCACCCATGTTATACATCTCTGGAATACATAGAATCTTCTTGCCTTTGATAAATAAAAATTGAGTTTGAGTTACAATTCGTAAATCGCAACCTTGATTCATAAATGGCACAAAGATCTTGAGCTGATCAGCATCATGAGATCCAGTACCATTTATAAGTATCAAGGTTGCATTTTTTCTTCTACATATATCAACTAATCTTTGAACGAATGAAATAGCATACACTACAGCATCTGAATTGGCCATAAATTTATGGTCGAATATATCCCCATTGACAGATACTATATCTAATACATTCATCATTTCAAGATAGTTTAAAAATTGTTCATTTAAGATTTTATATTCAGTTAAAGGCTCTATAGTACCAAAGTGTAGATCTGATATATGAGCTTCAACAAAAGTATCTTTTATATTATCAAAACTTACTACTTGTTTCATTGTTTTCTTTAATCACTCCTTACCTTATTATAGTATGTGACCAAAATTTAAGTTAAGAATAATACTAGAGCAAATTTATGCTCTAGTATCATCTGGAATCTGTTTTGTAACTCCAACATTTAAGACTGATCTTAAAATAATATCTAAAATCCCCATAATATTAACAGCCATAATAGAATATTTACTGTATTCCTCGGCTTTAAGATTATTACTAAAGATATAATTAGGATTGATTATCATTCCCTTTTCATTTATCTGGAATCTTCTAAAAGATTCGACTTCAGCAACAGATGTTTCTAATCTAGTAGAACATTTGTAGATCGTTTCTTCTATAGTATAAAAGTGCTCATCCAAATCTAATCTAAGTTTAGTTTTTATAAACCTTTCGTTATTTGGAAGATACAAACTATTTAGATTGTAATTGATTATGATAATTTTATTTATACGTTGAAAGGCATTCTCTCTAGTATCATTGTATTCGAATATAATATCACAGCTGTCTCTATTATTTTCAAATATAGTTTTAAGAAGATCTTCTAAGTCTACTTGAAATAAGATGGTGAAGTATAATAAGAATACAGAATATCGTAATACATGGTATACTAGAGTCTCAGGATGTTTAAAAGATTCCTTTAGAATCTTTCTAGAGCCTTTAGATATTCTATTGCTTAATAAAGGAAATTTTATATATCTTATAATCCATTTCCTTATATATCTAACAACTTTATTACCATCAGTCCTATTAAATTCATTAATATATCTTGTAAAGTCTTCGAAGATATTTAATGGATCATATTTATCATGCACTTTGTGGTTGGAACTGATGAAGTTTCTTGGCAAGATCATTAAAATTCTCCTCAAGATAATGAATATGATAGTAGCTATAAAGAATAGAAATAAATGTTCTTTCACATAAATCAAAATATTCTTTATGATCTGGAATAGATAAGTCTAAAATATACTCTTTGTATTTCGGTTGATACTTATTTAATTGAAGAATGATGACACCATCTATATTGATATTCTCTTTTTCTCTAAGAACTTTAGAATATGCTGCTAATTGTAAATAGTATTTATAGGTTACATGATTAGAAGTCTTAAAATCTATAAGATAAATTTTTCCATTTATTCTCATAAGACAATCATATGTTCCACCATACCATTCACAAACTAGCTTTTGCTCCTGACCAATGATTTCATATTCTGTTTCTTTTATTACTTTCCACCATTCTTGAAAAGCTTTAAAACAGATTGATGGAGTATCTTCTGGAACCTCTTGACCTTTTAAAAAACATTCTATTCCATGGTGAATCTTAGTTCCAAAAGTTGCTGCTTTATTCAATACATCTCTATATCGTTGGTGTTTGAATCCAAGACTATTTGCCCAACTCATTAACTTCTCTTCACTAATCATTTTAGAAAGTACTTCAGTAACCCTAGGTACATTCTTACCATTATATGTATATCTATCACTAGAATTCATTTCTACATGAAGATCTAAAATATCTTGTAATTGCATTAATTTTACCCCTTTCTTTATCACTTAATAACAAGTCTAAGACCTCGTATTTTATCATATACAGAATGGGCTTATTTACTGCAGGGACATTAAAATAACTACTTAAAAATATCTGATAGGAGGAAATAAAACTCATGAAGGAATTAAAATCCTACTCTGACTCTTACTTTTATAAACAGTATCCAAAATATCAAAAACTCTTATTGGATGCTATTAT